TCAGCCTCTTCTCGTTCAGCTCTTTCGCGTGCAACCCGTTCAGCCTCTTCTCGTTCAGCTCTTTCGCGTGCAACCCGTTCAGCCTCTTCTCGTTCAGCTATTTCGCGTGCAACCCGTTCAGCCTCTTCTCGTTCAGCTCTTTCGCGTGCAGCTCGGTTGGCATCTATTGCTGCTGCTCGTTCAATCTCTTCCCTACGTCGCCTAATCATTTGCGCATCGTTTACCTTATTCAACATACGGGTTGTTTCATCAATTGCATCGAGGATGATTTTATTGTTTCTTATTCCAGAATTTGTCTGAGACGAAAGAAGATTACGCATATTTACAAGTTTTCCTCCATTCTCGGAATATATATTACGTAATTGCGCAGTTGTTGTAGTATCGTCATACTTAATCTGGTCTTGTATGGAAATAATATTTTCCATGAGATCCATCCCTACTTGAAACATTTCACGCGTATAAGCAGCATGCTTAATTGCATCCATTACATGCGTCTTCGTGGCCTGCGTATGTCGTTCCGCGTTTTTCTTTAGTTTTGATAACTTATCATCAATGTCCGTAAGTTCTACCAGGAAGTCCCGCGGTTCGGTTCCTGCATTGTATTGGTCAAGCATCTCCTGAGCGCGTTTACCATGTTGTTTTGATTCACGCACAATGTTATCTCGATCTCCAAAATATTCTTCTGTTATTTTCATTGCATCGGGAGGCGTTTTGATGGGATCTTTCTTTACTTGAGGTGGACCCGGTAATGGTGCCTTATGTTGTTTCCTAACCATCTGCCCATAGTCATCAATCAACAAAATCCTCATAATACGACTAATGGTAGACGGTACAACGGTTACGTCCAGTTGTTGTTTCGTGATCCCTTTCCATTCATGGTTCTTGATAACAACCAGTCTCACGCGTTCCATAAACATCTTATCGTCACTTGATGCCCTTTTCTCGTTATATTTTACAAGATTTCTGTGAATATGACCGCTAATTTCACGAGGCGACATCTTAAACTCAGAAGACAATCGTGACCATAATTTGTCAGCAACTTGTATACGCTCCTGATTTAACTTGTAATGTTTGGTTGTGCTATCGCCACCTATCCGATTTCGAATAGTACGGTTCTTACGTGACCGTTTCACCTTTTTTGTATGGTATTTCATGTTACAATAACCGTATAAATTTTGTATGATGCTAAACGTACAAAAAATTGATTTCATTGTACGTCAATATTCAATTCATTACAATATACAACGTTCTTTCAATATGACCCGAATGATACCAGGAAATATTATGGTGTTTGATGTGGAGACTACTGGTCTTATTCCAAATGTACCACTTTCGCACCAAACAATAGACTCATACCCGTATATTATCCAACTCAGCTACATAGTATACAATACTCGACGCCATACCATTAACCAAAGTCAAAACATGCATATCCGCATTCCCTCGTCCGTGACCTTGTCGGAAAAAATTACACAGCTTACTGGTATTACCCGCGAAAAGTGTAATACAGGGGTGCCTATTCTTAGTGCACTTCAGCAATTCGCAAGTGATTATTTCACTTGCGAATGGGTTGTTTCACACAATATGAAATTCGACAGCGTAATGGTTCGTGCGGAAACAGTTCGGCATGCAGATATTCTTGTTGACAACTCGTTAGCTCATCTTACCAAACTCTTTGATGACACCATTAAAATACCCAAAAAGTTCTGCACTATGATGAGTGGAATCGATATATGCAATATTAAAGCTACCTCGAAAAAGGGCACTTCTTATAAAAAATGGCCACGACTTGTAGAACTCTATAACACTCTATTTCCAGGAGAAATAATACCAGACGGATTACATAATGCGTATATTGATACATTGGTATGTCTACGCTGCTATCTAAAAATGAATACCAAAGAAATGTCAAAGGATAAATTTCACAGTCTGTGTGGTATTAAACTATCACCAGAAGACGAAGAAAAAACCACTTGTTAACCACTGCACATCTCACAAATCTCATCAGGCTCAGGCGCACCGTCCGTGCTCCTTTTTTCTGGCTCAATTGTGAATTGCTGTGCATGATGAACTGCGCGTCTCCTCAGGTAATAAATACCGGTTTTAAGACCCTTACTCCAACTGTAAAAATGCATCGACGTCAATGTGTTATAATCCGGATCTTCTAACCACAAATTCAAACTTTGACTCTGACATACAAAGATACCACGATCTGCAGCAAGATCAATAACCGTTTTCATTGGTATTTCCCATACGGTCTTGTATTTTTTCTTGATGTCTTCAGGCACATCCGCAATTTGCTGAATACTTCCATGATTGGCAATAATATTGTTTTTGATTTCATCATTCCAAAGACCGAGGTCCATGAGATCCCGCATCATATACTTGTTTGCGACGATAAACTCCCCTGCAAGTGTCCTCCTATTGTAGATATTGCTTGTAATTGGTTCGATGCATTCGTTGTTGCCCAGAATCTGCGAGGTAGACGCCGTTGGCATAGGTGCCATCAACAGTGAATTCCGCAATCCGCGTTCCTTTACCAACTCCTTCAGTGCAGGCCAGTCGTACCTTGAAGAACGCTCGGAGGGATCAACGCCCCACAGATCGAACTGCAATTTTCCCTCACTCGCCGGCGATCCAGCAAACGTCTCATATGGACCTTCTTCAACTGCCAGCTCGCTTGACCGTTCTACCGCACCGTGATAAATCGTCTCAAATATCTCAAAATTCAATTTACGCGCTTCTTCCGATTCGAATGCCAAGTTCATTCTGAAAAACACGTCGGCCAGTCCTTGAACTCCGATGCCAATAGGGCGGTGACGCATATTGCTACGATGGGTTTTCTCGGTAGGATAGTAGTTGACATCAATAATCTTATTCAAGTTGCCAGTCACCACCTTGGATACCTGATGGAGTTTTTCAAAGTCAAATACCGGCCCTGATTCAGTATCATTAATGAATGCCGGAAGCCCAATGGAGGCAAGATTGCAAACAGCCGTCTCGTCCTTGTCGGAATATTCCGTAATTTCGGAACAAAGATTACTCGATTTGATGACACCGACGTTCTTCTGGTTTGTCTTTTTATTCACCGCATCTTTGTAAACGATATAGGGAGTCCCCGTTTCCATCTGAGCATCAAGCACCTTGAACCAAAGTTTGCGCGCATCCATCGTCTCCCTTCCACGACCATCGCGCTCGTATTTTTCATACAACTCAACAAATTCATCGCCGTATACATCAGAAAGTCCGGGGCATTCATCGGGACACATAAGCGTCCATGTTTTGCCTTCTTTCACGCGTTGCATAAATAAGTCGGGCATCCAGAGGGCATAAAAAAGGTCGCGGGCCTTGAGTTCTTCGTCGCCATGATTCTTGCGCATATCCAAGAACACCTCTATATCAGCATGCCAGGGTTCAAGATAGATTGCAAAACTTCCATTACGTCTACCGCCCCCTTGGTCAACGTACTTTGCCGTGTTATTAAACACACGAAGCATAGGAACAATTCCATTTGATGTTCCATTTGTCCCTCGAATCAGACTTCCCTTTGCGCGCACATTGTGAATGTGCAATCCGATACCGCCGGACCACTTAGAAATAAGGGCACAGTCTTTGAGGGTATTGTAGATACCATTAATACTGTCGTCTTCCATGGCGATTAAATAACACGAGCTTAACTGTGGATGCGGCGTACCAGCATTGAATAACGTAGGAGTTCCATGAGTAAAATACTTTTGTGACAGGAAGTTATAGCTTTCCTTTACTCGTTCGATATCATGTCCATGAATCCCGATACTAACACGTAGCCACATATGCTGGATCCTTTCTACGATAACACCGTCAATACGCAACAGATAGGCTCTTTCCAATGTCTTATACCCGAAATAATCAATCAGGTAATCACGGGTATGATCCAATAAACCATCCCATACATCCCGATTTTTATTAACCACCTCTATAAACTCCTTGGTTACAATGGGACAGTGCTTTCCGTGCAAATCCTTATAACTATGAAGTTTATGCATTGTACCCCAAAAAGATTGCTTTGTATTTTTGTGGTGATTGGATACGATGAGTCTGCTTGCAAGTGCACTATATTCAGGACGCGTTGAACTTAATGATGCACATTGCTCTGCCATCAGCTCATCGATCTGGGTTGCTTTGATACCATCGTATAGTTGATCAATCACCTTCATCGTGAGTGACGTATAATTAATCTTTACCCCTGCCTCTGTGCCTATCTTCTTGACTCTTATCAGAATCTTATTGAATGACACAATTTCACGCGACCCATTGCGCTTGGTGACATACATCTCATCATCTCCCATAATATAAACGCTATATTAAAACGCGTTTATATCGATTTGCTTAGTTCATGTACATGGCTCGTTGATTCGGTTCATGGTTCAACGGCGCTGGCATAATAAGAGGAACACTCTTCGCAAAGCTCGCATTCTCAAATTTCTTTACATCAGGCGTCATATGCGGTGCACCATTCACCATATCATTTGCTCGAATACCTCTGAGATTTGACTCAATGTCCACAGTATTGTTTGCGATGCGGGTTCCTGGAATCCTGCCATGAATAAGCCCATTATCCGGAAGAAGGATACGTGTAGCACTGTATACATCTCCAAGAACCTGGGTTTCGCGCCCACCTACATTATTCTGAGCAGTTTCCCAATTTTTATATTCTCCATCGCTATTTCTATTTCGTGTGCTTGCCATATACACTACGTGTATATTTCCTTTCACGGATGTAATGTATTAAAATAATTACGACAATATATCCATGATTGTACAGTGGTCTAAATATACCTTTCCCGGACGCTGGCTATTGCGACCTATGTGGCTCCTTATCATATGGTGCTTTGCGCACTATATTGCAGTACACATTTATGTACGTGTATGCGCACCTGTCGGATTCTATGGGTTTGCCCAAAGCATGTTTGCTACGCCTTCAGCATTGTGTTCTACACTTGCTTGGACAATCTACCATGGCTGTGCATCAATTGCTCAAGCATGGGTCATTGCAGGAACATGGCTTGCATCTAATGTATTTGTAGCGTTATCGTCATAGTGTCTAAAATTGATTCAAAAAGTTTTTGATATATGGTATAATATAACAACAATGATGGATTATTCCCAACTAACAAAAAATCCTTTAATAAGCCCTACTGGAGGCGCGGAACTATTTCCACCATACGACTTATGCTGTCAAATATGCGGCCTCAATGACGATGAAACAAATTGCGTAATGTGCAATGAACCGATATGTTTCGATAGGACATGCGCAATGGACGTGAGCACACATGATAAAACGCAGTATTCTTGTAAACGTTGTGTTCACAAGATACAAAAAAAGTTAAAACCAGTCATCTGCATTGAAGCCGGTCGATATGACATCCGCGTAAATGTAGTCAGCTGAGTCATCCCTCTTTACATGTTTTTTACTTGATCTTTACCCTTAACGTGATATATGCAGGATGGGCTTCATTAAATTCCGCCGGCGAATCTTTGAAAGCACATAAACAAGCATGGAAGTCTTTTGCATAATCATAGCTAAATAGTACAGATAATCCTATTGAACGGTCAGTAGATAGCATTTTTGCCGCGGCCATTTCATACAGTTTTATAAATGCTGTATTATTGCGCGTGAGCAACTGAATATAATCCATTACTTTTGTAACAGTTTCGTCATCATAATTGGACTCATCATTTGAAATAATATCAATATCGTTATCATACTTCTTCATCTTCATGTTAAATAACTTCCGTATACACATACGGAATTCGAAATCATTGGTATAGTTCATCGTTACATCATAGTTGTACATAACCAACTATGATACTTGTTTTTATGTTAGTTTACTTTCGGTTGCCTGCGCTTTCGCGAGTGTTGGCACCACCACGCACCCATCCAGGGAGAGCAAGCTCCTCAACCATATTAGACGGGTCTTTCACGCGTTCCTCGGCTCCCTTCTCCAACGGACGAATCGCAACGTCGGAAAACGACATGGAAGTCACGGTTCCTTCGCCCTTGGGGATAAAGACCGATTTACCTACGCGGAGACGGCTCTCTACATCGGCATTTCCGGGTCCACGTCCCATATATGGCACAGACGCATATGTTCGCTGAAACACCTCCAGCTGCTGCTTGGGGCGCACGTCCAACATATCGCTAATAAGTTTGGAACTATTATCAATGACAGCTCCCGGGATTCCTTCGCCGGCATATCCATTGTAAACTACACCAGGCTGACTGGCGGCAAATTCCACTGGATGATTCAATGGTTTATCACTAAAGTAGTTAGCGGTTACATGATTTCCGTAACGAACATTGTGTACGGCGGTTTGGCTTTCATCGATTTTGTCGCTACCGATTCTTCCCATATTATTAAACAAATAGTCTCCGACAAACATCAGTTATACTATACATATAGACAATTATAACGAGGGTTTAATAATTGGTGTATTTGGCTGCATTTCTTGCACATGCAAATGCGTTCCCCTCCTTACAAGAAATCATCGATCCGTAGCAAAAATGAGCAAATGCTTCCTGGTCATTGGGGTTAGTTGTGGCCGCAGTCGAATGGAATTGACGAAGCGATTGCTCAAACGAAAGTTCCGCGCCTAAATCCTTGTAAAGTTTCTCATTCAAATCGGTGTTGTCGGGATTCATGCCCCTGATTGCCTCCTTCACTTTGTCATTAATCTTTTGCTGCACGTTACTATTATAAGCAGGTGGTGCCGGTTTCTTAGAAGGGGTATCCGTCACAAGATGATTCCCGAATGGGTTTTTTGCAGACGGAGCAGTGAATACCGCATCGGGTTTAATATTACTCCCTTCCTCTTCTAAATATTCGCGAACGACCTTTGAGCCAAATGCCTCCTTTTCTGCAGCTTCCTCCTTCTTCGAATAGTGATTCATTAAAAAGATAACTCCAAGTGTGATCGCCAAAAGGAAAATCACGCGACTGTTAGAAGTTGTAATGTACATAACAATAGCAATTAGGATGGTGGTCCTTGTAATCGCATTCAACATCTGAGCATATTCCATATCATCGCTTGGGAATAATTCATAAATATAGTCGCTATGCACAAGGACATTCGGGTTTTCGTACCAAAAAGGAATCTTGTTTTCCGGTTCCTGTACTGGCTGTTCTTCAGATTCATTCTGGTATTTATTTTTATCTTCTAAAGGCTGGCTATTATAGTCAGTGTTCATCTTATATACATAGTGTCCACAAAAAAGCACACTATACTATTATGGTTCAATCATTAATGTTTCGCAGTCATGAACCTTGGCATCGACAATTCTCAAAAGACAGCGTTTCTTACCGGGTTTTAATGGGGTATTACAGCCAAGCTCACTATCATCAGAGCAACGGGCTCGGAAGTGCTCATATCTATCACGAACATCCTCATATGTCAGCCCAGAACGTTTGCCTAACTTAAAGTTGATCTTGTTATGGAGATTATACACGTACCGCGAAAATGCTTCTCGGTCCTGTAAATCTTTCTGGGTAATAGGGTTCTCCTTGAAGTTTTCAGCAAGATTGTCCCGACATTTTTTACAGGGCAACACATGCTGCAATGACAAAAGATGCTCCTTATATTGCTTCTTTTGTACAGAAGTTGGTGACACAGGATAGTTAAAACTCATTGTATGCAAAAAATGCCACAATGGCGCCCCCCATACCTGAGTTAACATTCCATCATTGCTATTATATTCCCGTCGTGTATATTTATTCTTTTGTGTACGGTCTGGTTTATTCTTTTTTGTTTTATTGTTCCTCATATACTTATCATGACATTTTCTGGTTCTCCACATTCATTGTGTGGCACTACTAAAATAACTGTTGTACGTGACAAGAAATAAATAAAATACACAACATGCATGCGTTCTAAATACAACATAGAGAACCAGGAAAATATATATACACTACAAATGATAACTATTAAAATAAATATAACAACAATTGTGGATCATTTTGTTGATCCCATTACTCTTGATGAATTTTCTGGAACGATCGAAAAGTACATTGATGATAATACGGACAACATTGTGATATTATATGAGAATAATCGCATATTTTTAACAAGACGCAGTCTCATTACAGAACAATACAATGTAGCAAAAAACCAGTACTATGGAAGTTATTATAATCTGGATAGTACACGACCGTTTGAAAATGATCCCAATGTTGATAAAAGCATGATATATTTCAACTTACGTTCTGTTGGATTGATCGTAAGAGGAAATTATTGCAATATAATACATCTGCAAAACAATCCCAACTTACAATTGTTTGCTGTTTATGAGCAAAAGAAAATATACCCTTCTGTTGCGCGAAGAAATGATTATATCGACGGCAGTCTCACACTACAAGTCAATGATTTTACTTGCACTTCAGTACTTTTACCCGGTAAACCATCAACAGTCGACAATTTAGTTAAATTAAATCAGCCGAACAGCACACATGATATGCTGTTGTTATGCAAACAAGGAAATTATTCTACGACAGGAATAATGGTGGTATTTACATTATATTGCATTTTTCATGCTATGTATATTGCATTACGCATAATATTTACAAGTCAATTGAATGTTTTACATGAAATGGATGATGCATTGTAAAAATGAATGATAATGAATGATAATAAATGATAATAAATGATAATAAATGATAATAAATGATAATAAACACGCATGGTGTATCAAATATATACAATAATATGTTTGTTATGATAAATGCTATCAAAAATGTTTTGATATACTATAAGACATTTTTGTAAAGTTGCAAAAAAGTTGCAAAAAGTTGCAAAAGTTGCATGAGTGAAAACAGTAAGATAACAATGAATCAATAATGTATCCTATATTGCTTCATTTTTAATAAAAATGTCCCCAAAAATGCATATTTTGTTGTCCACGTTTCCACTCTCTTTTTTTTTCTTCGATTTTTCGAGGGGAAAAATTTCGATTTTTAAAAGAGAGTGGAAACGTGGAAAACCATTTTTCAGTCACAATTTTTGGATGCCAAAAAACCGGTTTGTGAGCATTATGCTCACAACTGACTTTTCAAAATGTTGTCCACGTTTCCACTCTCTTTTTTTTTTCTTCATTTTTCAGCGCGAAAAATTTCGATTTTTAAAAGAGAATGGAAACGTGGAAAACATTTTCAGTCACAATTTTGGTTCATTCAAAAACTGGTTTGTGAGCATTATGCTCACAACTGGTTTTTTCATTGTTGTGAAAAGTATTTTGGAAATTTCAAAATTGGACAAGAAAAAAATGTCCAATTTCGAAAAAACGAAAATAGTTTTTCAAAAAAAATGCATTTTTTTATTTGTGAGCGGCATGCTAAGAAAATTTTTCACTGAAAAAAATTTTGTTACTGAAGAAAAAAAAAAGAACACGAACAGTGGATAACAAAAAAATGGTAACTAATGGTAACAAAAAAGTTGCCTGAGCATAACCGTTTTTTTACAGTTTCGATTTTGCAGCTAAAATGCAGTCAAAAAATTTCTGAAAAAATCGAAATTTTCCAATGGTAACTTTTTTTATGCAGTCATTTTGGTCACTATAGCAATAAACTGTTACTTAATATGCAAATAAATGGCCCCAAAATCAGTTTTGTAAAAAGTTGCAAAACGGCATAAAAAGTTGCAAAAAGTTGCCTGATACAACATGCAGTATTTTTTCACTTTTTAAAATTTAGGCCTTACTGATAAAAATCTCAGTAAGGAATTTGTATTTTTAAATGCATTTTTCGATGAACTCACATAAACTTCTACTGTATATGTAAGTTATGGGAGACATAAATAACAGCACAACACAGTTTTATTGTAAACCGTGTAATTATTCATGTACAAATAGATATAATTATAAGAAGCATTTGTTAACACAGAAGCATATAACAGCTGTGGGTACACAGTCATCCGGATTTACGTGCAACATATGTGGCAGTACATATAAGCATAAATCGGGACTGTCGCGCCATATGAAAACATGCGGGAAAAAGGCCGAGACGTCTGTTGACAACATGTCAGTGAATGATGAATTGAAACAGCTTTTGATTGAACAAAACGAGACTTCTAAGCGTTTACAAACCGAAATTATAGAACAACAAGAAAAGCATCGAGAACAGATTAACAATATGTTACCGCAAGTACAGTCGGTGACAAATATTACCAACAACAGGTTCAATCTTAACATTTTTCTCAATGATGACTGCAGAGATGCTGTGTCTATTCAAAATTTCATTCAAAATTTGCAAATTGGTATAAACGATTTGAAATGTGTAGGCGATCATGGTTATGTCAATGGCATGATAACCATTATGACGAATGCACTTGGTGGTATGGAGTTATGTAAACGACCGCTACACTGCACTGATTTGAAACGTGAAATATTATATATCAAACAAGGTGATAAATGGGAGAAGGATACGGATGAAAAGACAGAACTGCGCAAATTAATTAAGGCAGTGCAGGATAAGAATTACAATAACATCAAAATATGGGAAGAGGAAAATCCACAGGCTCTAATTTGTGATACCCCTGAAAATAAGATGTATTTGCGTATTATGTCAGAAACGCTTGGTACAGATAGTGATGAAGATGAAGAAACAAAGGTGTCAAAGATATTAAAACATGTAGTTAAAGAAGTATATGTGAATAGGTAATATATGGAGCATCAAGATACAACACCGATAGATATTGGAAACCCATTTTTACGCAAGAAAACGAATCACCGCGCCACATATCATACTACTGCCGAGAATGCGCATGCGCGTCGGTTGGATAATGCAACTGATCCACAAAAGGTAGTTTTATTATCAAAAAATTTGGCTCAGCAAATTTCAACCGCACGAAATGCAAAGAAACTTACACAAAAGCAAATGGCTGTTCAATTGGGTGTTTCACTTCCTATTTACAGTAGTATAGAGGCGGGACGCGCACAAAGTACGCCTCAGAATAATAAACTGGTCCAAAAAATACAAAAAATATGTGGCGTGACATTCTCCAAATAAGTTATTCAATACTGTAAATATACCAAAATATAATATTTTGGTATAATATAATGCCCAGCTTTTATGGAATGATTTCCGACCTTGTGTCAAGATATTATGTATACATAGTTGCTATTGTAGTAATCGTGATATTTGGTTGGTTGGCCCGTCGTCTTTATGGTCAACATATACAGAAGAAGCTGGACGATAAAAATTTTGGAGATATTGCAAATGCAAATACGAATGGTAAGGAGCTGCCGATATACTTTTTTCATGTAGATTGGTGTCCACATTGCAAAACCGCAATGCCGGAGTGGCGTGGATTTAGAGATTCGTATCATAACAAGCAGAAAATGGGGTACAACATTCGCTGCATTGATATTAACTGTACTGCTGAGGATGAAGAAACGCAAGCAAATCTGAATAAATTTGGTATCGATTCATTTCCCACTATTAAAATGGTGAAGGACGAAGAACAAATCGACTTTGATGCTCGTATCACCAGTGATAATTTGGAGAACTTTTTGGATACGATGATTGGGTCGTAAATTTCTATCTATGCAATGTAATGCAATGCATAGACGATTAATCCGAAGATGAACTTGAGTCACCTGAACTTGATGACTCTTCTGGTTCTATGTGCACCATTTCGACCTCATCAGAAACGCCGTTTTCAACATCAGATTCTGAACTCTGTGGTGTTACACGAACATCAGGATCAACATCGTTGAATTGTACCTTGCGAGTCATAAATGCAGAATAAAAGATGTTCTTCTCCGTGTTTGTTGTGGAATAAACATCTACTAATTTAAGACTCATAAACATCACATTTGTGATGAGTACACTGAGAGTCTTGCTATCTAAGTAATGGTTCATAATAGGGATTATGCTTAGGGCCGTGTTTACAAGGAAACATACCATAGCTGCTCCTGCAGTAATTTGATATTCATGATCAAGACCCAGTACCAGTTCTCTGAGATGTTCGGGCATGGCCAACAAATGTTCCCCAACCGCCTCGTTGGATCGTGGTTTGTCGGTATTGACCTCGAGATTATTGATCAGTGCATTTTCACGCTTTACTTCGAAGTAGTACATGACAAGAAATGTTCCCAGTGTTACAAGATTTGCGACGAACGCACTTTCAGACATACCACCGTCCTCGCGGTTAATGTTTTCACTCATGCTACAAACATGGTCACCACATTGTTGAGGAACAAAAATGATAAGCATGGCACCCATCATAACACGATAGAACTCAAACAACAATGCGCCGGTTACCTTGATTTTTTGGGTAAAATCCTGATCATCCAGTTTGTTCTGAATCTTATCATAGAGACTGTCGCGACGAGTTGGTTTGCTGTCAGGTACTTCAATTACACCCGGATCACCACCTTCTGGTATTTCAATGGCGGGTCTGGGCTCGGTCGATTCCGACATTATATAGTTTAGATTCACATATTCTTCGTATTATTTTTACCTGCAACCCATTTGGTCGCGGCATTCATACCAAGACGAATCAGATCTTGACGTTTGCCCTTGTTTTCGACAATATTTATAGCATCCGTTATGCTCATGCCGCCATGTCGAACAAGAAGGGTATTATTTTCATTAATATTCAATAATGGTCTGCAAAAAATGATCATGAGTATTTTTGAAAATAATGAAAACGCGAAAGTGAGTAGGTTTGTCGTGTCAAATGGATAGGTAAACCGGTCATCAAGACCTACTGCTAAATAATCACAGTCTTCTGTTTCTGATTCACATTTAGAGACAGGAAAATTATCTGAGAATGCGCCGTCTATGTATATTTCGTTGTTTACATAAGAAGGTTGAAATACAACAGGAATGCTACATGATGCACGTACTACGTCAAGTACCGGTGTGGAAGGATTGCTTTTAGGTGAAAAATACACAGGTAATAATTCAGAATTTGTAGCTACAATCGTCAGCGACACACCGGTTTGTGATTTAAATTCGTCGAATGTAACGGTAGATGACAAATTTCGTCCACCTAAAAATGGTAAAAGAATATCGTCAATGATATGACTGTCGACAATGCCACACGAACCAAATGAGCTAATGATTGTTTCAAAGTCCACATCGAATAGTTTGTTCCATGGACGTTCAAGAATATATGTGTCCACGTCATTCCAGTCATATTTCAGAGCAACAAGTACACTAAGGATTGCGCCTGCTGAGGTGCCGTATATATGTGTAATATTTTTAGGATCATAAACGTTATCAATCTGTAATTGTTTAAGAGCTCCATACAACGCAATTCCCATATACCCTCCTCCCGAAATAGCCAAACGTTTTATATTCATAGGATTATGAGTTGTATTTCTCTATTTTTTTTACCGGAACAGTGTAATATGTCTTCGTTTCTTCTTCCAAATGAAACCGACGTTGAAGATGAAATTGATATAGATGAATTATATCAAAAGAATCATGAGAGGGATTTGAAACAACTTTCGATTTTTAATAAAATACTTAATAGAATTCACCAGCGTATTAAGGTGGTAAGTCGACAAAAATGCGCGCAAAAATTCATATGGTACAATGTACCGGAATACATTTTTGGTCAACCGTTATATGACAAGGGTGAGTGTATTGGATATGTAATGATGAAATTAACAGATAATGGGTTCCATGTCAAGTATACACACCCCTCAATGTTATTTATATCTTGGAGCAAATGGGTACCGAGTTATGTCAGGGAACAGGTAAAAGAAAAAACAGGAAAGACAATAACATCAAGTGGTGTTGTAGTGGAAGAGGTGGTGGAAGAGGTGGTGGAAGAGGAAAAACCAGAACCTGCGCCACGTGGACGTAAAGGTAAGGATTATAGATCTACGGATAAATACAAACCAACGGGAAGTTTAGTGTATGGTGACGAAATGATGGAGCAGCTGGAAAAGACGGTACGGTTCAATTTATAATGGTAAAATTGAAGGATGCAAATAGATGAATGCATAGTACAGATGACTACTGCGTTTATTCAAAATAAACGTAGTATAAATAACATTATGGCTCACGCAACAACCGCACCGGATGTGTCACAACCACGAATTACAGATATATTTGTGTCTTCAAAACCACATAATAAAACCCAGAAGATAAAGAAAACGTACAGTGATGAAGCAAAGTCGCGTATGTGGGAAATGTTTGATAAAGATAACAGCAAAATCAGTCAAACAACTTCCGCGATTTGCAATTCATGTACATCTTGTCAATATCCCCTTATGATCATGGACAATGGTCTTCCGACATGTACTAATAAGGAATGTGGTATAATATATCGAACCGCTATCGATCACTCGCCCGAGTGGTCATTCTATGGCGATGAAAAACATGGAAAGGATCCTACACGGTGCGGGAATCCTATTAATCCCCTATTAGTTGAATCATCATTTGGTTGTAAGGTGCTTACGAATGGAAAGTCCAGTTTTGAAATGCGAAAGATCAAAAAATGGACGGAATGGCAAGCAATGCCTCATCGCGAAAAGGCATTGAACGACGAGTTTCAATTTATTACAACGATGGCTCACAATGCAGGAATACCAAAGATATTTATTGACTGTGCAATGGTAATATACAAAGATATATCCGAACAAAAGATGTATCGTGGTCTTAATCGCGATGGTATTCGTGCTGCATCAATCTACATTTCATGCCGTTTGAATGGTTGTCCGCGAAATGCGCATGAAATTGCAGATATATTCCACTTGGATAATGCAAGTGCGACGCACGGCTGTTCAATTGCGGTTACAATATTGCATAACATAGAACGTGGTATGGACCCGTCGTTACAGACAAAACTCAACGAAATAAAACCAATTTCATTCATTGAAAGGTTTGCGTGCCGTCTGAATTTTCAGCAAGACCAGATTATGTTGGCAAAATTTATAACAAACAAGGTTGAGCGTAACAGCATTATTGACGATAATATTCCTCATGCGGTGGCTTCTGGGATATTATATTTCGTATCGCGCATATACACAATGAATATTTCAAAAAAAGAAATGAAGAACGTATGTGGGGTTAGTGAGGTAACGATTAACAAGTGTTATAAAAAGTTGGTTGACAACAAAGAAAAAATAGTGCCAACCTGTATATTACAATCCTCGGCGGATCTATGATTATTGTATCTTTGAAATCTTGTAGGTGATTCCAATAGATGTGCTATTTTCCCAGACTCCCGATATTTTTATTGAAAACTTGGTAGATCCTGGTACAATCCGACTGGTTGTGTTTACTTTTACACAACCACTTTTTAGTTGCTCCTGTAATTTAAGCATCTTTGCTTTTTTGTTATTGTATGTGTGGAGGACACTCTCTTCAATACGTGATAAATATATGAGTATGTTGTTGTTAAGGTGGAATTTTGGTTGGAATTTAATGAAGGTTTTGTTATAATTATTGTTATATACTTCAGTAAATACGATGGGAAATAAAAAGTGCAATCCATTCATGGTAAATAGTGGTTCTGAATATAAAATTTTCGTAAACACTCCATTTGTGATGGTATTTTCTTTGGTATCCATAAAATTTATATAGGTATCATCAAATCTGTCTAAATATAGTGAAATAAACATGGTTACACTATATTTGTTACAACATCTATATTGATTTAAATCAACTTTAAGGAGTTGCCGCAACGCCTTATTACTTCGAATGTTTTCTTCATGCTCCCTTTCCATTCATTATGTCTTGGACCGTTCTTTATGTAGGTACAATCGCCATTTGTTTCTCCGGAGACCGCGTCATTGGATGTAGATGATGAACTTTTACTACCCTTGAGTTCGGCCATTGCACTTTGTCTATCCTGATCGGTGTATTTCCATTCTTGTTGTTCCCAGCCATATAGTGCCGCCTTTTTCTTACAAAATGCGGTCTTATCTCTTTCAAACCTCTCTTCTTTTAACCTTTCTTTTTTCTGGTCAGCTGTCTCGCCTTCATAGACACGTTCGTCTATTTTGGGATCGACAGTTTGACAATAGCTTTTTAATACATGTTCATCGACTTCGTCTAATCGTTCTTTGAAATTACCAAGTTCGTCACGTATAACCTTTCTAATCATTTCTTCTTGGCTCTTCATGATAATAGTATTTTCGATTCCTTCCTGCGTATCTGAAACAATAATTTTGACCAACATGAAAATGGTTAATAGTGTAAGTATGATGAGTATTCTTGTCATATATGATATTGGCATAAAAAACTATTTGTCCAATCCCAAGTCTTTGATAATTAGAACGGATATTACAATTACCCCGACAATGAAAAATATAAAAATTATATACGCCATTATCGTTGTCATATCTTGATGTAACTGTAATTCTACTTCAATGGCTCTTCTTGGTACAACTATGGATGAACTGTTAACTGACGGTAGTTGTGATTCAATATCCCTGGGTTTTGGTGCAATTACACGGGTTGCTCTTGGAATGTTTTCCTCATCATCAGAAGATAATGAGGAATCGTTATTATTATCTTCGTCAGTATGGACTGTTGAATTTCGTTCTATATACTGTCGTCGAACTATATCACTTGGTAGTATTGATGTCATGATAATAATACCAAGGCAATTCTAATTTAGTTTACATAATGGTTTTTTTATAAATGTATACTATACCAGATGACTCCAATAATTTCATGGAAAGGCACAACTCTTAGTCAGTTATCAAGTGTGAATAAATATAACATTGGTACCAGTTCTTCTCCATTTGCTCCTCATCCAGTGAAGGGGTACCGACGTGAACGCATGGGCGCTTCAGGCAGTAGAGCGAATGTACCGATGTCCTCTCTTGACCAACCGGGTTCAACCATTGTTAATTCAACGTCTACGACATGTGGATCTTGTGGCGTTGTTCACATTAACTCGCCCAATTCCAATTGTGATGCATGCAGTACTTATAATCCTGCATCAAATGCCCTTCGTCGAGTAAGGAGTAGTGGAATGAATTCTAAAAAGTTCTTGTCTTCTACCAAACAGTATTTAGATAGCCGCTCGAAATCGTATGAGCGGGCTTCACATTACTATATTCGCGAGGGTGACATGGCGGCTATTCCTGGGACGTCTGCCAGTATAAATAATGTATATACTACAAATACCGTAACAAATTGCACCAAGATTACTCTTGCTCAAACGTCATTTGAGTACCAGTGGGTGGATGGTATATATTATACGGTCAATGTTCCTGCCGGAGATTACAATGTTAATGATATAAATTTGCTTTTGAAAAATGCAATGATACTCAATTTCCATTATTTGGTTTCGGCATCTACAGGGTCGAAGGTATTCTTTTTGAACATTGGCTACAATAGTAGTACCAATAAGGTGGAATTTACTACATTGACTATGGATCCTGCTACTCACGGTGTTGCACCTTTTGAAATGCCAAAAGATTCCGAACTAAACACGATCACTACATGGTCTATACCAAGTAGTGCAGTGGTTCCCGGTATTCGAATATCCGCGGGACCTTTGGCGGATGCGTTGGGATTTGCTGCTGGAACGTATCCAACTGTTGCAATTGGCGGAGGTACTCAAGATACAAATGCAAACCTACATTCTTCATCGGAGAACCCGCCTATCAAGGGGTCATATGTAGCACTTTATTACAAGCCTAATAATCCTCAGTATGGGCAACAAGGTGCAGTCGACTCCAGTTCAAGACTTGCGCGTTTGCGGTATAATACAATTACTGATGCTGCTGCATCATTCTTGACTGCCCTTGGTAGAAATACGGCAAATGCGGTGGCATATGGCGTACCAAGTCCCGGTTACACAGTAAAGGACAAAACGGGTTACCCTATTAAATGTACCCCATCTGTTGGACCGGACGGGGAAATGCGTAATTGTAAGGTAACGACAATCCGTAATTTAATTTAAGTGACATGCATATTCTCAGCAACAACGGTTGCATTTGTATCAATGTTGTATTTGTTACACCATTGTACACAACGCGTAATATTATTTGCATATCTCAGTGCATGATTTGGTTTTTTATCTGGTTCACATGCATCTTGTGTTATCAAGTTTAGAGTTAGCATGATGTTTTCCAGTTGTTGCTGACCAAGAACGGCATTGTACTCTTGGATTTTTGACATGAAAAATGAAGAAATGGGCATGTTGATTAAACGCTGAATATGGTTCGGTGCATTTATTACATCGGATAAGGAAGGGCATAATAGACTATAGACATCAATGTTGTCATGTTTAATGTAGTCTCTGCATATGACATATTTTTCCGAATTTGCGTATCTGCTTGTATGTGGTTTGCAAATATACACTTTTCGATAAAACGCCGACAAAATATAGAGAATGTCAATCGTGTGCTGATAAAAACAGTCAAACATCTTCAATACAAAATGTCCACCTTGTTTTTGCATGACCAATGCATAACACATTTGACCATACAGTAGCTTTATAATCTCATGTTCCTGATAATTGAAATTTTCGGAGAAATCAAACCCGCCATCCCCTGTAATTAGGTTCATACTGTGTCGATACTTATCGTTTATGCTTGCAAAATTTTCCATGTTTAGTATGTTCCCGTCTTTATTTGCCCCATTTTCAATAAAAATATTAGGGTACCGTTTCAGTATATGATGTGTACGTTTCCACCCAGGTACACTGACGTCTTCATCTTGAATAGTCATGCCTATGTACCGGTCATGTTGATTTTCTCGTGTTCTTGCGACTGCTTCAATGAACCCGCCCGGACCTTCGGCAAGATGAAATGATTGGAACGATATATTGTTGTCAATAAGGTCGAAGAGATGAATCATTTCTATCATTTTGAAGTAAGATCTGGACAAAGGTTTGTAACGAGCAATGGATTTATGCCTTGAAGGTATGGGCGTATGTATAAATTCATAGGGATTGGTATACTTCTTATATTCATCCCATAGGTATTCTACTGGCGTAATTCGCTCTTTCATTCCCGTAATATACTTTGAAAGTGTGTATGATGTAGAAATAACTGGAGGTTCATCCCCTGTTATGCACTGTATGTGTTGTAGTATATTTTTTGTAGTATGAGGTAACATATAATAGGTCATAATAACGATATATTATATGAAAAAAGGACTCTATATGGTTATTCAATTAGCGTTTTCTTATCTGTCTTTCGAGGCGCGTACACCTCCTCTATGATGTCTTCGTCTGCACGAACGACGATTTCTGGATCTTCAACCACTAATGCATTTTTCATTACGATGCTGGCGTCGACGTCTCTTACTTTTTTGAATACAAAGAATCGGTTCAGGAACGAGATCTGTTTTTCTTCTTTCGACATGCGCGCTGCGCTCCCGGGTATATTAGACTCATCCGCAAGCAATGAGAATAACCCTGATCCTCTGGGTAGGTTCATCGAGGACGCTTCTTCGTCGCTGATAACGGTAAACCCATAGTCTTCCATGACTTCTGTGAAGTAAGTAAAGTTTACCAAATATTCGCGGAAGTATTGGTTAATGGTTTCCTGAAATACATCGATTGCATATTCCAAGCTGGATTCATCATTGGGAAACCCAGTTTCACTGTAGCGTTTCATGATTTCGAATATTTTGGTTCCTTTTCGATACAAACTGACCGACTCGCCGGATTGGTGCGAAGCAAGCATTCGGAATACCTCATTCCCGTCGTAACAGGTTCCTATAAAACGTCCGTTAACCTTGATTGTTTCTGCGAGATTTCGCACGAAACTATGGAGGGTTTTCTTATTTTTGAAGAAGTAATGTAGCGAGAACTGACAGGACCCTACATCGAACCCTTTGGCGGCAATCCCATATACTGACGCCACGCCTTTACCTAATCCTTCACGTGCACCTTTTCCAAAGATGGCATCATTCACGGATTTATCCTTGTCATTATCGAATGCTTCGCCCGTGACAATGTTTTCGGATGTATTTCCTACACTGAAGACTGCGTCGAATATTTTATTGGACTTTCTCGCCTCTTTAATGTACCGGATGCAAGTCCCGTCGATTTTATTGTGAATGTTATCCGGACTCAAGTCAATGCCGTATACAAATTTTGCTTTGGCATACAGCCATTTGGGAAGATCGCCGGCTTTTCCTACGGAATAATCAATCAGCGTGCCTCCTTCACTAAGTGCCCCTTGGATAAGACGTTTTTTCACAATTAAATTGTGGAAGTTACGGAGGTTGCGTGTCTTCGACTCGGTTATAGACACATTGTTGTAGTATATGTCTGAACTTACTGACTCGTCCGGAATATTCTGTCCTGTGGTCAACATGTCATCGGTGACGGGGTTGTGGATTGATTTCCAGTTGGCATTTGCAACGTGGTATGCGTTTCCAAAGTTGCGACCCGTATTATGGAGTTCCGCTGTTTTGTCATGTCGCACGCGAAGGGGTACCCAGTTCCAGCCATTGGGTTTCGATAGATCGTATTGAAACTCTACGATTGTGTTATTATCAAATGCTTCACCTTCAAGCGTTAACATATCGTCGCGTTCGTTAACGGCAACGTTGCAAATATACGCATTTTCTTGGTAAGGTGTTGTGGGTATAAATGGCATTGGTTTGTAGTTCCTTCCGTCAAGTCGAGGCGTTATATGTGCCTCCCCACGCAGTACAGTTTCACATGGATTGGCAATACCATGACGTGCTTCATCGTACCCGCAACGAAGTATCATTGTTTTATACTTAAGAAGGGTCTGATCACTAACATTGACCCCATCCTGATATTGATGGTGTATTTCATTTTTCCCAACATCATCCTTTTTCGAGGTTACGAGGAAATCAATCGTGTTGAACTGCGGAGGCTTCCATTTAAATGAATGCTCCCACGTTCGTTTCATTCTGGATGGCAGGTCGTCTTGTTTATTGGCTCCAACTGGAAGAAGGGAAGGGGTAAAGATAAGCCCGTCGGTTTCATAGTTATAAAGACTGTCTTTTACATTTGATAATATTTTTGCACAACATGCAAATATGCTAACATTCTCATCGGTTGCTACAAATGTTTTCGTGGTAATTTGAATAGGCGAAGGGCGATTTTTATTTTTATCAACGAGTACCGATAGTGGTCTTAGGGAATCCACAAAATACTGCATGAATGCAAGTCTGGTATTCGTATTCTCGGGGTCCGTATGTATAAACGGAAGTGAGCGTTTATCGTCACCATTTACAAAGTATAGGTCAAATGCCGCAAAGATATATGTGTCTGACTTGGTCCTTATGTATTCTCCGTCGAGTATACTATTAAATAGTTTGCTGTTATTCGTGATTGCGCCGGTGAATATAGTTCGCATATTTGTTGAGATCATGTATATGCGTCCATCGTTATTTATCATAAGAAGTCTCCTCTCTCCGTCTGCCTTATCGGTAACGCAGTAGTTTGTCCGTATATTTGGAACATTGGCATTATTTTTCTCAACAATGTTTTCAATCTGGAGGGTGGTTGACCCGGGACCAATAAAATGTCGGGTTTCGGGATCCTTTATTTCTTTGTGAGCGATTTTCATATAATTCTCCAAAACCTTATCGTGCTCGGTATATGAGATGGGGTATTTGGTTTGCTGCATCCCGCCGATGATGACTCTTATAATCTTTTTCATAACAGCAACAAGGGCTTTTGTATCAGCAAATGGAGTACCTGAACCGACTCTATTATTGTCCACTTCAATCTCAATCTCGTATCCGGGCGAGCGTTTGAACACACCTGCATCTTCCATGGTGTATGCAGGAATGTAATCCCTGCCCTTCTTTGCGGATGTTTTGACCATACTGATGTCTGCAAACAGAGGATATATGGGATGTACAAATCGGGTTCGGTTAATCAATCGAAAACCCTTTTTTGAGTCAGACCATGTGCGAATGATATTCTGTACAATGCCTGATGTCACTCGTAGGTTCGTTTCTGTTTGGAATGACGCGCGCATGTTATAGTCAGGTACATTGGCATACCGTACTGGATTTCCATCTTCGTCACGATATGCTCCTTTTTGTACGAATTTTACCTGTTGTGCACTCCCACTGTCAAGTACAGTTTGAATACTATTTGTTCGACAGTATTGTTTGATAATACTTTCTCCATCGATTTCACAACGAACGTTCCTTGACATAAGTTTTTCGCCGGTATTGCGATCGACATACTCATTTGTAATACGTAACATGTGATTTTCCGACTGTATGTGAAACCCACATGCCAGGAGATGCTTGGCAACATTATCGTAATCTATCTGGGTGATTTTCCGTGCATTATTATGGATGGTTCCAAAGCGAATTTCAAACTCCTTTACACGGTCATTGTCCCTGATGATAGGATTGCTATCTAAATAGGTGGTTACGAGTTTTTCGAGTTCCATATGTCTGTGTTATATACAATATCGTATAAAATAATGCCTAATCAATTTTCGCTCAGCAATTACGCCATAAACTGGCATATCTTTTCATAAAGAATGGGTTTCGTTACGGTAGAGTCAATGCCCAAGTCGTTTGCAATTTCACGCAGCTCGGATATTTTATACTTACTGATTGGCGCCAATGGTTTTTCATAGTGATGCATTTTGATATATCCATTCAATAATGGTTCAATATCATCATCTGAAATATTCTCTTTCAGTGACCTGTAGCCTGGATCTTTTCCGATGCGATTTGTTAGTTCCTCTATAATATGGGTTTTCGTATATCCTGTCTCGTGATGAAATATGGTGTATCGTCGTTTTGTCTTGTTTAGTATAATCACGCGTATTTTGTAGTGGCAACAGAGAGCATGTAGAGCCAAAAGACTCGTTGAACGTGAAGGTGTCATTAATTCACCATAGATCCCTTCTATTTGTCCCTTTGTTATACGATGATTCATGCTCTTCAGCATATTTGTATCCATGAGTTGCTGGCATATGTTCAGACGCTCTTCTAAATAACGATTACCGTAATTAATGCGTATCATTTGAAAATCCTCATGCCCATAGTGCATTTCATATACTGTCCAGAACAATTGGTCAGGATGCTTTGTTATTCTTGGAGTTCGCTCTATTTTTTCTGAGTGCATTTGCGGGGTTGACGCTGCCTTTGACGACGGCGACGACACAGTTTTGTATACTTTGTTTACTACAAGTACTTCTTCCACATCCTTGTTGTTGCGACCAACATATAATTTCGGCGGTTCGCCCCCGTCTATTTGTTTAATGTGTTGTGATGTTAGAAATTGATGAGAGTAATTAGAAATATCAAAAATACTGCTAATTTCCAGCATATCTCGTTGAAGATGGTTACGAATAACAAACATTGTGTCTATCATGGTACAGATGGAATATTTGTATCATAAGGTTTATACTGTTTCTGTAAAGAATTCCTTATTGAATTGGTCTTTCTTTAACTCTGATTCTTTTAATTGTTCTTCTTGTCTGGTTATATGCTGCAAGTGGCCTTTTATATCATCAATCGTATTTTTGTCGAGAACAGACAAGTTTACAAATGTACCATTTTTGTTTTCGTTTAGTGTTACGTCATGATTCACCAATATTTGCAAAATATCTATATGTTGTTCTTTTGTTAGGGTTTCGATTTTTTTTCCGATCGCGACAATATCTACACTTGTCATTATAGTGACAGTAAAAAACCATTTATATTGATTTTTGTATTGGGTGTTATTTTACAAGCGTGCTAATTACACAAATGTGCGGATCGTGCAATTCATACCTTGTTCCAATGACCTTTACGCGTATATTATCGTTTTCTGCAAGCTCATTATAGTCAGCGTCATTATAATGATGATCGCGTGCAATGAATATTTGTAATGGCTTACCTTTGCTGATTGGATCTACATATTCACAGTGTACACCTGCTTTGGTTACTGTTTGGACACTGCATGATATATACATATTTTCCACTGGATTGCATACATCACATTCAAATGCGCATGTAAATACTATCTGGTCTCCTACAACGTCTCCTGATGTATAGGTTACAATATTAATTGTTCCGCTGCGTATAAACCCTTCGGATACACACTTTTCGCTTATCATTGCATTAAGTTTATCTTCAAGATTTTGTTTCGTATTGCTCCCAACTTGATTTATATGGAGGCTTATTTTGCGCTCAAGCAGTGATCTATGGAATATATCTTGGTTGCGGTTTGACATGGTGTTATATATATCTGGTACATTTTTGAATCAAAATCAATTTTTGTCGTAGTATGGATTATCCGTGATTTTCATCCCGCAATATTCCTGGGGCGCTGATTTATAATCCACTGGATTGTGAATACCGGCTTCTTTGGCATTTTCCAAAAGGAATTGAAAGTTGTCCCAAAACTCCTTTTTATGTCCGATTGATATAGTCATAATATGGGCAAGCTCATGAATGGCGACAAACGTCAATGTATGTTCATCAATAAGCTGATCGTTATTGTCCTTTTTGCGGTTAAGACAAAATGCGATTTTTTCGCCTTTATTTTCGCTATATGCGGTCAGTTTACTCGTGGGTAGCGTTTCTTTAATGATCGTTTCCTTAAATCCTGTGACCAAGCGTTTTACGCATTCTTTGTCGCCATGTTGGTTCTTCATATACGCAGTAAGTTCTTTGCATTTTTCTGTAACTTTTGCAAGTAAATCGCTTGCTTCGCCTAATCGCTTTCTATCGCGTACGCAATATTTGTTACCGTCATGACTTGATACAATACACTTTAAATCAAAATCTATTTCGTTTTCAAAATACAGATATATGCATCCAATTAGTATGAATAAAAGAACTAAATACGTCAATGAGTCTTCCATCGTATAGTGTATCGCTATAAAAGATACGTTATACAATTACAAGTGTTCCAGTAAATTAATTAGAACCAAGTTCAAGAGGGATGCGGGTCACATCGGCCTCAATGGTGCTATTCATCCAGGGCCCGATGTCTTGCTTGCTGATCACGGGATCAGAACGAAGCTGTTGGTTGGCATTGCGCAGACTTTGTCCAATGGTACCAATGTGATGTCCGGCACTGAGAAGATCGGGACCCATGATACCGGCCTCCTTGTTCTCCATGCCCTCTTTCGTAGACGCGTCGTTCCATGACACATTTTTGTCTTTGGGGAGAAGATCGGCAGGAGCAGCAGTTTCTTTTGCTTCATACCCCGCGAATCCGTCCTCTTCCATTTCCATTTCTTCTTCCGCCATGGGATCTTCTTCCATGACTTCTTCCTCGTGATGCATACCTTCTGTCGTCTTGGCACTGCTGTAGGTAAAGATACCGTAGGCAAGAAGGGCGACAACAACCAGTAGTACAATTCTCTCAGTGGTAAAAAACTTTGAGAAGCCACTCATAAATGAACCGGGTACGCTTAGGATTTGACTCAGCATTATATATGATAATTACAAATTATTTCGGAGCTATGTAATCCAAATCGTCGTCGCTATCGGTTTCCGTATCTTCGAGCATGTATGTATTCTTAATATTATTTGCTTCTAAATAAGCGGTCATGGCTATTTCTTTTGCTTCTCGTGCCCGTCGTCTTGCGTCCTTGTACATTTTCTTATAAACACTTTCCCTTGACATAATTTCAAAAACATCTCCGGACGGTTCGATATTTATCTCCTCGGCATTTACTAAATTATAATTACTTGGTGTATCGACGGGGTCCATATTTGAATCATTATCTGGTTCCAATACATTTTCGGTGGTGGATAATATTTCTTCGGGGTACTGAATATCATCGTCAGTTACCGGTTCCTCGATGGTAGTGGGTTCCTCGATGGTAGTGGGTTCCTCGATGGTAGTGGGTTCTTCTTGTTTCTCTGGTACAGGTTCTGCTACCTCAATATCGTTATTATTTGTAGTTATTTCTTGTGTATCGGCTGATATAATGTTAATTTTTGAAGGCTCTGCAATATCCACTTCGATAGTTTCATGACTCTCCTCGCTGGTGACATCATCAAGTGTTTCTAAAACATCATTACTTTTATGTTTTATTAAACATTTTGTAAATATGTCTGTTTTTACAATTTTCAGCATTTGCTTAACCTCCATTATGATCTGGAAGCTTCGCGAAGAACATTTTATTCCTTTCACTTCAATAATACTTGCCATGCAATCGGACGGAGCAATGCTTTCTGGTGTAATTTGTGTTTCTTTTTCATCAAATACTTGTAATTGTGGTTTTCCTAAAATATTGTATATATCGCATCGGACAATGAAGTTTTTACCGGATTGATAAGTTTTCACAGGAGGTGTAAAGTAGTTTTCAATATCATTCATTTCTAATGATCCTTCGAACCACTTTGCGCGGTTTTCATAAATAGCCTTATGACAATGCATCTCTAAATCTTCAAGCCATTGTATAAACACACGATCATTATCATTAAATTTAAGATCAATAAGGCATCTACGGTTTGCCGCTACAATACCATTCTTACTTTCACACGGCGGGGCTTGAACATATAATGGTGTACCTTCTCCCATTAAAAATTTGATAAAGTATGTCCCTCCACTCTTGGCAACAGGGTTGCACATTGTAATTCCATCAAACTGAAAATCTTGCGTTGCTTCGGAGATTTTATCCATAATAACTTGCAGCGATATATTTCATTTATTGCGGAAACGCACTGTAAAATAGTTCTTATATTATTGTAAATGGCATTTGGGTCCTTAACAAAGTTTTTTCAAGATGAAAAGTCAAAAGAAATGATAAAGAATATATGCGTTCCTATAGGAACTGCTATATCTGAACAGTTTTATGTATATATTGTAATATTTTGCGTGTATAATGTGTTGTTGTTTTTGTTTGTTTTAGTGATAATGATGATGTTATTGAAAATAATGGCGAGCATTAAACAACTTGGTATAAAGAAAGAATTATACCTATTATAATATGGTACAGCCTCCAGCAATACAATTAATACACCGTCCTCCCCCAGACCCCATTCAAGAAGCGATACATGCACTTGAAGGGGTTAATAATAGCATTACAAATCACCAACATGAAGTAGACAGATTAAAGCGCGAACGAAAACGTCTAAGTGATTTCCTTTGCGAAACAATGCGAAGGAATGAATCAGACACACTGAATACAACATACGCGAGTGTTAGGAGACGAACCCGACGTGATTATGGGTCTCTTACATTCAAATATATAGAGCATTGTCTTAAGCAAGTCACTGACAAGAAGGAAATCATCGATCGTATTGTCAATGTCATACGCAATAATCGTTCAGTGAGAACAACGGAAGAAGCAATTGTTACACACCACCTTCATTAATCTTATGATAATAATTATTAGTGTAAACGAAATTAAATATTAATTTAACATTATTATGTATCGGTTTAATCAAATATTTGTAAAACCGGTTATGCCCCTTGGGAGGTGGCAAATAGTAGACGGTAAACGTACATACATGAGAGCACATCGAGCAAATGAAGATCATTGTGGAACTTGTGGTTGGACGCAAATGACTACCCTTTCTGAGAATAAACGACGTGAACAGAAATGCAATAACAGTACCGTTTCGAAAAAAGAATAGTTTATTTGTAAAATATAAAATATACGTAATATAAAATGAACACTGATAAACTCACGATTCCTCCTGTATTACAATTTAATACTCAGCAAAATACTCATTGTTATCCCAACGCACCTATTGGTGTGATAAATACCGCATTATTTGATGGATTCATTGAATCCGTTATGGATAATGATAAAGGACGTATATTAAATGCGCCTCAAACATCTAAACGCGTGACCCGAAAGGCGAAAATATAAATCAATATTGTAACGTATAACAACATTGATTTCTTAAGCAACAATCAACGAAACCGTGAACATTGATTGCAGCATGCATATTGTCTTTGATAAGTTAGTGGCGGGATATATATCTCCGTAACCAAGGAGACAGCCAGTAGAGATTGAAAAGTACGTTCGATCAAATAGTCGTTGCGAAATACCTGGGGCTATTTTTTCCGGGGTTAAATCTTGTTCCTCAACCGCCTTTTTTACATCCTCTGTTTTTTCTTTAATTGCTTGTTTCTTTTCTTGTTTCTTGATAACTTCTTCGGTAGGACTGAGTTCAGTCTTTCCTGTAAATGCGGATATAAATGATTCAAAACCATTAATTTCGGCGTTTTCCTCTACTTCTGGTTTTACTTCCTTGCTAATAATTTCCGCACGAATATCATCTTGTACTTTGTTGATACCAATGAAATGGTTATCATCCAGAAATAAGTACACGATTGCAAAAAACATGCAACTTACAAGTAGCGTAACTACCTTTGAGCTCATGGTTGGAAAGAGTTGCATAATATTTATACATTGTATCTATATTATGTTTAATGGTGCTCGGACCACTTGGAGTAATTGTGTGAGTTTACTTGGAGATACTGTTCTTTATTGTCCATCCAATACTTGACACGCTCGTCGATTTCTTTTTCTTCTTTTGTTTGTGCAATAACAGGTGCCTTGCCTTGGATGTCATTCGCGTCTGCAACTGGTTTTACACCATAGCAGTTAACGCCAAAGCGGATGTTTGGATTGGCCATGTATCCACCATTAACACCTGGTCTTCCGCATGCATGTTTGCGCTTTTCTGATTTTTGTAGTTCATCCCATGTACTCTTTTGTGTGGGGAAGAATGCCATTTGGTTTGCAGACCAACCATAATTGCACCATTCGGCACCTTTATTATATGCTTGTTCGATTTGGTCATACGATGCTAAATCCGCACCATATGCTTTACATATAGCTTGGGCCTCATCAAATGTGTATTTGTTGTTTGCAATGTTAAATACCTCTTTTTGTTCCAATTCTATTGGAACTTCCTCAGTCATGTCGAATTCGGGAACAGGTTCTTCTTCTTCTGGGAAGAGCCATGCATAAAAGTCGTCGAGCAAATTTACCTGGTTAAATGTAAAGTTAAAAAATTTGTTTATGCCAATAACAATTAGTAAAAGCCATGCTAAAGTTTCAATCATGAGAATCACAGATGATTTATAGCTTGACATTGGAATACGGAACAAAAAGGTCAGCAAATACATGGAAATAATAATGAATAATTGATAAAAGAATGACATATCGCTATTGATGTAATCTTTTAAGTATTTTGCTTGTTCTTTCACATACTGCATTTTTTCATAGTCCTCAAATGATACATAAAATGCAATAGTGGCGCCCAATATGCCAATCATAAACAATGCATCAATGGCGAGACTGAATTTTTTCTGGAAATTCATTTCGAAGTTATTGAAAAATCCGAGCGCAAAGTAAATGGTCGTGTAAACCACTAAAAATGTTAACAGCATAAAGAAGTTGCGTTCATTAAATGGAGAACTTGAAACCGTAATATATTCCGCTGGTGGTTCAATGGGCTCATTCGCATCAAGAATATCTCCATTTTCGTTAATCTTTATATCACTCTCAGTAGTATCAACAACAGGTTTGGATTCCTTGGCATTGTCTTTATTGTTAGCCGACGGTTCATTTTGATCAGTGGCCTTGGCATTGTCTTTATTGTTAGCCGATGGTTCATTTTGATCAGTGGCCTTGGCATTGTCTTTATTGTTAGCCGAGGGTTCATTTTGATCAGTGGCCTTGGTATTAACAGGCGCAGTTTCTTTTGTTGCAACCTCCTTAGTATTTGTACTCATCGAATATATACTACGACCTTATTTTTTTCGATAAAATAGACAATATGCATGTTCAGAACATATTGCTTTTGTATCGACATTCGTAATTATCGTATCATTATAGTGCCTCCATTCACTGTTTTTATGTTTTACATATGATGTATAGTGCCCTCCATAAGTGTTGCCATAATGATTACATACGCCAAAACAATCATACAATGCATTTCCTGCGTTTAACATGTATTTTGAAAAGTCCAAATTTTCCAATGGGAAATCAATTCTATGTTGCACTTTATGATTGCTTGTATTGAAACGGTTAAATGTGATTACAACGATTGGTGGGAGTTTCCATATTTTCGTGGCTTTAATAACGTCTTCGTGTTTATTGGTTTTATCATTAAACCATGCATTCTCGCCTTCCATTACACATGGTTCATAATAGCTGTCAATACATTTTTCTAAATTGGTGATGGGGGCGCTTCCACTAAATACGGGTACAGTGAGCATAAATGATGCTTCGGCTGTTTCTGATAAAGGTGTTTTAGAGTTCTTTGGTAAAATTTGTGTTACAGTTATGCCATAAAACAATGCATGTATTTCCGAATATTCTTTTTTATATAATTCACGGATGTAGTCGTAACACACCTTGTATTCTTGTTTTTCATTTTGTATGTTTATTGCTACTTTTCGCGCAAATGTTTCATGCAAGCAGTTTATGAAAAAATGTAGAAATTCAGATACGTCATTTTGTTCCCAGCCTGAAAAGTTGAGATTTTTTAAACGGTTTGCAATATTCTGCACATATTTCACAAATCGGTGTGGTTTTACAGTACCGTTTCCTGACCACATTGTATCTCGTAGGTTATTCCACTCGCGTGTCATATCATGTTCAGGAGTATCTTTTTTTGCTTCTCGTGTATCAAGTATATTATGTAATTCATAAATTTGGTTGATTACTTGAATGCAGCTGTTAATAAAGCATGTATTGCCATAGTTGTATAGTCCAACTCTCTTGATTTCGTTATAATTTTTCATTATTGTAATGGTATAAATATGTCTTTATACTCTAACGCAGACATGGATACAACCCCCAACTTACTGGATTTACTTGATCAAGCTATGTCAACACCTATGTATAGATCTACTACTGACAATGGTAACAGTAGACGATCATCAACTGCATTTACAAATCAACGGCAGCAACGACTTCCACCCGTATACGATGCAATATATGCACTTATGCGCGAGTACAACTCAAATATGAGGGCTTATCAGGATAACATCACGAGTTTAATACTTACCTTTATGGGAGATATTCGGGATGTTCGCAATCAACGTGGCCAGGCAACGCCACAACCATCAGTTGCAACTGAACGTCAACAATTTGTCCCTACAAATCCACCGCGACCAACAACTACTCCTATTACGCCAATTATAAGAAGATCGACTGTTCCATTTACTGGATTTGTGCCATCCTTTTTACAGTCACAGACACAGACACAGACACTCATAACACAAGAACAAATGGATGAATTTACAGAAAACATTATATATAACATACATGAACCACAATGTGTCAATAGTACGTGCCCAATTACTCTCGAAGACTTTCAAGAAGATGAGGAATTAATTATGTTAAGGAGATGTTCCCATGCATTTCGACCAATGGCAATACGTCAATGGTTTCGTACGGATACACGATGTCCATTATGTAGACAACATGTTTTACCTGAGAGTGAAATACAAACCCCGGACATAACTCAACTATTAAATGGTGTAAATATAACAAACATGACAAATAGCATTAATAATGCTATATCTGAGGCATTACAGCAAGGTATTCCAGCAAATGCGGGACATACAACGGTGAATAGTGTACCAGTATTGTCTATAGATATACCATGGCATATGAATACGCCAACCGATGTGTCCAACAACCAAACCGATGCGTCCAACAATTAGCGGGCAACTTCTTGTTATTGTTGAATAAAAAGAAGTATCATTATTTTCGAATGGGGGCAAAGAATGACATCACCGAATGATTTGTTTCAAGCGCGAAATCTCTTGCCTGTTTTGTTTCTATAACTTTTACGTACTTGTCGAACAGTAGCGTCTTCACCTTGGTAGAGCAGTATTTTTCGCGTTTTTTCATATATTGTTCAAGGTCGCCTCCGCACTCTCCGTCAAGCTCTCTCAAATACTTATGGTATGTTTTGATTGCTGCATGTTTATTCTGTAATTTCCATATATCTTCAACTGCCAAACTGAACAATTGTTGAAGAGGTTTCATTAACTGGTTTGTAATATAGTGTGCATAGTCAATATTCAGCTTATTTGATATTATGTATTCTGGCGTTTCAATGCGGTTTCCTGTAAGAGCCTTTCTATCCTTATTGGGAATGAAGACGTACTTGATTCTGTCGCCGGGTTTTGGCTTATTTCCTGGATCACGTTTGCCTATCCTGTCTGCGAGCACCTTATGACCGATTTGTTGCGGGTTTTTATAGTCACTACGTAAAGCCCGTGTAATCGCCAATTTGTCCATATGCACATTTCCATCTATTAATTGCTGAAGGGACGTATTTAAGAAGTCGATTGCCGAACTTACATTCTGTTGTTGCATCAGGATGTTGATAATCTCGCCATATGTGTCTTTGAGATAATCGCACGAATCGCGTCGTTTTAATGATAGACCCATATACTTCAGGTTTCCAACTTTTGGATCTTCCTCGTAAAGCATACCAACATATCGTTTCTTTGATAGAAGAATGAATGGCATGAGGGTCTTTTCATATTCCAAACACATTGGTGGTTTGAGAAACTGTGTACACAAATCCGCGGCATCCTGTGCAATCTCGATAGTAATCTCAAGCGCCCGCTGGCCACGTATGTCGTTTCCTTCCAAGTCCTTCAAATTAAATGTGAAGAATACGCTGTCTGTATCTCCGTATACGTACTCCGCAAGGGTCTTCACTGTAGTGCCATCTTCCAGTGTGTATTTACGATCACCATAAACTTCTTCAATCATACGTCGAGCATACATAATCATTTCTCTTCCAGTTGCGGTGGTTGACGCAGCTACGTCCTTCTCATAGAAGGTTGATGTTTGTGCACCGCATTGACCATATAATGAATTGGCCGTCACTTTGTACCCAAGTTGTCTCTTATCCAGAATATTTGCCATGAACGGATCCGTTTCTTGCTTGGCTTTCTTACGAGTATCTTTTCGCGCTTTTAATAGTTCGGTAAGGATCGCCGGCATAATAGACTTTTCGTTATTTGGCAGCTGTGCCCAACGACATGTCTTATAACCCACCTTTACCTTTTCTGCTCTGGATGTTTCCGACTTACGTCTCCATTCATATGTATCAAATGTTGTATCGATATATTCATGACCCGGTAAGTTGTCGTATATAAAATTTCCGTCTTCGTCTCGGTCACCTGTAATTGCACGTAAGTTACCTTCAAGATCGTATTCCTTTGTCCACACTTTGCTGTCATGTGAATAGTTTTGACTGATCATAGATGATGGATACAGTGAACTATAATCTACGCAGGCAACTGGGTTGTCCATGTACATGGAACACTTTGGTGGGAGTACAATTGCGCCTTCATAACCCCCGTCGTTGCGTTTTTTCTCGAGATCCGGCATCAATGTATTCTTTTCTCTGCATTTTTTCGCAACATAACTGGTAAGCTTAATTCCCTGGCCTCGGAATACAAGGAAGCTAATAGGGACCGTGCAAATATTCGACATCTCCACATAACCGGTTATCACATCAATCTTATTCATCAGGTGATGTACAAGGTTACAATCCTGAATACAGTATTTTGCAACAATTGCGCGGTCTGATGCATCTCCGTTTGATAACCGAAAGATGTCCTGAGGTGATACATCATCCTTGGCGATCCCCCATTTTAACTTCTTTTTTGTATCGAATGTATGGTGACCGTCAATAACAATTGCGGATTTTCCGTCACGTGTTACAATATCCTTTACTATGAATTTCTTTCCACCTGCGTAATAGTCCACTGTAAAACTCACCAATTCGACGTGAATATAATCATTAACATGAAGACCCGTAAGATTATTGCTGTATAGTTCACATACGTCCTCTCCTTTTTCGTTTGTTGTATTCACGTACTTTTTTACAGAATCGCTAATATATGATCCGGCGACGTCGTCGAGCTTGTAAGATGACAAGTTAAAATCACGACGAAAGTATGTATACATATCAATCTGTAAACGCCCTGGTATGTCATAATACTTCAAATCGTATTCACCGCTTGCGATTACCAGTTGCTTTGTTTCAATGCCGTCAAATATTACTTTTTCATCTCGGGTTTTCCCACACACGTCGCGTTCAAGCATTGCAAGCTCCTCATTGTGTGTCGCTGATCTTGAAAGGCGCAGGAACTCCTTTTCGCATCCGCATTCTTGTGCTCGCCTGAACATGAATTCATAATCAAAACCAAATATATTGTACCCCACAATGATGTCTGGATCTTCCTCGCATATGACTTCAGCCCAACGGCTTAACAAGGATCGCTCGTCGCTCATCGACTCGATCTCTGAACCAGGTACATCATCACACGATCCTAACACCAAGCAGTGATTGCGGTAAGACTCAGACTCGCCATACTTTAAGAATGTCGAACCAACAAATGTTACTTTATCGCCCTCCAGTTCGGGAAGAACACTGGTCAATGCTACGTCAAGTACCATGATTTTCTCGTCACGCGGTAATTTCTGATTCAGTAACGCGGAAATGATACGTTTTGTCTTTGTGCTTTTCTTTTTCTGCACTTTTTGTTCTTCGTCCTCTTCTTCATCGTCAAATTCCACATTTTTTATCACATACTCCTTTTTATCATCCCAATGTTTGTCTTTCAGCCTCTCAATGTCCGTGCTTATCATATAATCCATAAGTTTATCAATAGATGCCTTTGTTGGGGTTATCTTTGGGAATACACGATCTACGTCATCAAAACTTCCAAACCCAAATGCGGCATGTATAATCTTGCGCAAAAGTGCTTCTGCATTTCCCTCATTAACAAAGCTCTCCTGGCCACGGAATGTATCTACTACATTCATTGCCAACTTCTTGTATGATTTCAACGGGACTGGAAAATCGCCATGGCTACTGCTGGCTTCAATATCAAAACTACATATTTTAAATGGTGCCACTGACTCCTTTTGTGGTAATGGTATCAAGTTTCTACATTTGCAAACGAAGCTGTAGTCACAAAATGATGTGGGATCTTCGCATGGTTTGGAACGTACCTTTATCCACCCAGATGGCGTAATATCATTGATATGGAACAGACGCAACAATGCGGGGATATTGCTTTCGTATATAGGATATTTAACTGTATCGAAGTGGCGGCTGGTAGAACTGCTACGTGAATCAGCATTCCACAATTGCTTCACTCGTGTGAACCCCTTCATACTTTCGAATATGAGTTTCACAAAGCGATCGTTTTTACCTCCAGTAAATCCATACAACCGTTTCATATCAACAATTTCCGTTTTAAACGAATCTATATAATAATCCGCACCACCAAGCATAAGCTCGCTTTTCAATGATTTCGTAAACATAGCAAGTGACGCACTTGTAAAGTTATGATCGACTCGCACATAGAAGAATGGTTTGAAGTCAGTTACCTCAATGCTGCATGTCTTTCCTTCTTCGTTGATACCATACATGGTTACAGAGTAATAAGAATTATCTCGACCATATGTACCGGACGAGCCTTTACGATTCCCGTCACGAAAATCGAAAAGACGAAACTCGTATTTATGTATAATACGCCGTTTAGTACTCATATTTGTGTATAATACATACACAACTAACGTTTAATCAATTTTCACATGGAACTATATGCGTTTTTTCATAGTTCGCACTTTATTGCGGCGGGCGGATTTCCGCAAACCCTTCTTTTTGACAGAACGCGCCTTTTTAGCCTTTTTGTGTTTCTTCAGTTTTAGTTTTTTAGCACCACCCTTTTTATCAGCAGCAAAAAACCGTAACATATCATCAATTGATCGATCACCAATGTAGTAACTAAGGTTGTTATTATCAACCTTGAAAATTGTGGGAAACCCTCTTACAACCAGTGCATCACTATCGCGTTTCAAACGTTGGTTTATCATACTTACTTGTTCATCCAGAGTTGGTTCCGATGATTCGATCTCGATTATCTCATGTGTAGTATGAATATGCTTTTTAAGTTGACTCCATGCTGGTTTTAATGCATTACAATGACCGCACCAATCGGCGTATATTAAACCCGCGACCGTCATATATTATGTTAGTATATAATATATTCATGAATCTTATTAGTGCTATATTCATTATTGCTTTGATTTCTTTCATTCTTATGAGCTCTTGTTGTTTTTGCAAAAGTAATGTTGTTGAATCACTTGATACTACTTCTTGTCCCGATATTTTAGTTATGGAAAATGGTAAGATGGTGTTATATAATAGTGATTTACCTGGAACTCCTGTAAAAACATTTGAAACTATGGACGAGTACGTAGAACATGCAGATAAAAATACAGAGTGTCCCGTTCTATACTTGCAAGAAGAATCCACCAAACAAGGTACTGAAATAAACCGCAGAAAACCTACGCCGTTTGACTTATTACCTACAAATACGAATCTACCAAAAGCCCAGGCGGTTGCCCCTACTGCGGAATTATTGGACGCAACGCGTGACCGAGGACCATACAACAACACTGGATATGCCGGATTTGATGCACATGGACAGCATATTGGAGAGGTAACTAAAATAGACGCGATCCATAAATCTACTGGTCTACAAACGCTGAGTCGTAATCCCATGGATTCTAATTGGGGAGGTATTCCCTATACACAGGCGGCCGTCGACACTGGTGTATACAAAGATCGAGAAGTGGCTAAACCCAAATTCTTTCAACCTCGTGGAAAGTTTATAAAGGGTGTATTTACCGCACATGGTGGACCCGGTGATTATTACTAATTTCATTAAAAATATACATTTTAATGAACTACTATAATTTTTGGTATGGTCATTTATACAAATACAAAATACATCCTTTATATTTGTCTACACTGAGAAGTATATCTTTACATTGTCGATGATAGTTTTACTGACTTTTCTTCGTTTATCTCCTGCAGTAATCATTACTCCATCAATACATGTTGGATCATCTTGTACGGCTCGCACAAACGCCCCAAATGATGCATGACCCTCCATGAGAGCGGTTGCAATGTTATTACTCACCCCCGGAATTTGACATAGCATAATGGCTCCAATGTTATCGGATGTTATATTTTGCTTTTTCGACCGTTTTACGACATTTACATACTCGGTGGGCGTAGCTTGTTCTGTTTGAAAAAAATGCACGGAACGACCTTTTGCCAAGTCACGACCAATCTTTTCTGTGAAATGAATAATAAAATTTGCAGTTGACAATATTCCGTCTGTCCGAAATACACTGAACCCCTTGAAAAAGATAAGCGACGTTATTGTAGATAATACCAATTTTTGTTGTGATATGGGAAGTGCATTATAATTTCCTTCGATTAAGTACATTTTATGGTGTTGAGGTAATGAATCGGCATGGGTCAGTCTATGACACTGCTCTTCATAACGCCCGTCTTTAATAGAGCTTAATAGATCCGAAACGCTCTTTCGCTCAATGATAAATACGGGGTTATCGGTTTGAATCGTTATATCACCAATGTCGAGATTTTCGACACATAATTCAATAGCATCTTGGCATTCCAACGACCGATTTAATTCTGTAATGAGGTCAGACTCTCGATGATCAACTACAATCTTCATATCTTATTATATTTCCAAACCTACATATGTTTTATGCTAACAAATATAAACATAAATGCTAACAAATACCAATGAACACAGACGAAGACCTTATATTGATTACCCGCGAGGATGGTACCGAATATTACCGATACCATCCATATAATCCAGTAAATGTACAAATTACCGACAAGGACATTTTGGGAATTCTGAAGAGTTATGGTATTAACGTTCCTATTCGAAACTATGCACTTTATCGAAGGGCATTCATTCACCGTTCTTACACAAAGCGGCCGGATGAGGAAAATGCCGCAAATAATATTGTCCTGGACGAAAAACCCGACAACTGTCTCGCATTATCTACCAAATCAAATGAACGACTGGAGTTTCTTGGCGACGGCGTACTTGAGTGTGTAACAAAATTCTATTTATACAGGAGGTTCCCCAAGGAACAAGAGGGATTTATGACAGAAAAGAAAATAGCCCTCGTGAAAAACGAGTCCATAGGCCGCATCGCCTATGATATGGGTCTTCATAAATGGTTAATCATGTCGAACAATATGGAGATGAGACAAACCCGAACCAATCTCAAGAAATTGGGCTGTTTATTTGAAGCATTTTTGGGCGCATTATTCTTAGATACAAACCAGATTGAAATAAATGATGATAACTGGTATTCGTCGATGTTTGTAACTGGACCGGGATTTCAAGTGGCACAGAAGTTTGTGGAAAACATATTTGAAAGGCATATTGATTGGGGCAGTTTGGTCAATAATGATGATAACTATAAGAACCTTCTCCAGGTAAGGATTCAAAAAGAGTTCAAAGTTACACCGCACTATATGGAAGTCAACAGTTTTGATGTAGAACTTGGTTACCATATGGGAGTTTATCTTTGTTTAGGACAAGACATTTATGGTCTCAAACATATGCATGCTGATTCTGCATCTGCCTATAATTCTTTTCACGATATTCATGAAAAAATGGGGCAGTCGAAAAGGGTATTTGTGTGTCTGGGTGAAGGGAGACATCGTATTAAAAAGAAGGCAGAACAAATTGCTTGCAAGGCGGCAATTGACGTGTTAAACAAGTATACTTAACATAAAAATAAAATAATGTATGCATGTACTGTATACATGATTCCTGAAATATTAAAAACACGACCTGTTCCTAACAACCGGTCAATATTTAAAATACAATTACCCAATCAACCAGAATACACTGATATTCGAGGCGTTTCAATAGTTGATAAACGTGACGAAACAACGATTGATCGGGAGTCCATTCTTTTGCGACTTGGACGCAAGTATAAAAAAGCTGATTTGCAAGCAGAGGAACCCGTGGAGGAACCCGTGGAGGAACCCGTGGAGGAACCCGTGGAGGAACCCGTGGAGGAACCCGTGGAGGAACAGCTTATTCGCATTCCCAAGGAAAAGACAAAGGCGGAAAAAGTGGCACTTGATGCCAATAATGAATTGTCCGAACCAATTGAGGATCTTGAAGTGAGAATGCCGATGTCAACAGAAAATCTTAGTATCAAAGCGTCATCGTACTATATGACTAACCGCAAAAAATACATTCGAGAGATCAACACTCTATTCAAAAGCTATATCAAAGATTTAGATTCTGATAAAGCCACTCTTAAGTGTGGTGCCGAACAGAGTGATACATTCAACTTATTAACCCATCAAAAAATTGTCCGAGACTATATCAACATTTATACACCTTACCGAGGTCTTCTTTTGTATCACGGGTTGGGATCAGGGAAAACGTGTTCCTCCATTGCAATTGCCGAAGGAATGAAGAGTGACAGACGTATATACATAATGACCCCTGCTTCTCTGAAAATGAACTTTTTCAACGAACTCAAACATTGCGGTGATGCTCTATACAAGAAAAATCAATACTGGGAGTTTGTCCCTGCGAAAGATGTAGATCGCATTAAAATCTTGTCAACTACCCTTCAACTTCCCAAGGCATATGTTAAGAAACACGGTGGAGCATGGCTCGTCGATGTTCGTAAGCCTGCGAATTTTTCATCTCTTGGTGCAGCCGAACAAAAACAGCTGGATGACCAATTAAACGAAATGATTCGAACAAAATACACCGACATTAACTATAATGGCATAACGCCCACCATAATGTCAAGAATTACCGGAAAAGGTACCCGAAATCCATTTGATAATAGTGTTGTTGTTATTGATGAGGCCCATAACTTTGTTAGCCGCATTGTCAACAAGTTGAAACGAAAGAGTTCGGATACTTACAAACTTTACAACTATCTCATGACTGCACAAAATGCTCGGTTGGTGTTTTTGTCAGGAACTCCTATTATTAATTATCCTAACGAAATTGCAGTCCTTTATAACATGCTTCGTGGAAGTATTGTCTCGTGGACTATACCAATTACAAACAAGAGTTCGGAGAAAATCAATAATGAACGCATTCTTGAAGTATTCGATAAAGAAGGTTTACGTACATATGATTATATAGACTACAGTGCTGATAAACTTACTATCACGCGTAATCCGTTTGGGTTTGTTAATCTTAAAAAGCCTGGGGTTCTTCGCGGCACTCAGAAGACAATTCGGGGAGGTAATATCAATGGCTCGGTGAGCCATGGCGACGCACGCGAGGATTCCGACGATGAATCAATTGAAGATACGCCTATTGAAGAGACACCTATTGAAGATAATAAAGTACATGAAAATGACTCGGACGTAAGTGAGGATTCTGACTCAGATGAAGAGCCCATTGAAAAGGAAATTAACGCATTAAAGCGTCAAATAGAAGAATTAAATCGCATAAAAGAAGAGGACGCCCGAAGAATTCAAGAAGATGCAATTGCTGAGCGAAAACTTGGTCAAGAGATTGGATCGTCGGAGCCAGGCATATTCGAACGAGCACAAAATTATATTAGATCGTTTGGTGGCGCGCGTACCCAGAAACAAAGGGTTGTTAACAACAAAACAAAGAAGGTCCGCACATCAGTACCCGCTTATTTTGAGAAATACAACGGGGTTAAGTTGGACGATCAAGGAAATATCAGTGATGATGCGTTTATTGGTACGGTTTTGGACATCCTTAATAAGCATGATCTTTCTGTTGACGAAAAGACAGTTGTGCGTAATTCATACACCGCCCTCCCTGATAATCTTGGTCAATTCAATGAGATGTTTGTGGATCCCGAAACAAAGAATATTATCAATGCAGACGTATTAAAGCGTCGAATTCTGGGTCTTACATCACATTTTCGCAGTGCACAGGAAGAATTAATGCCAATGGTTATCAAAACGCCCAATGGCGACGACATTTTTGTTGTTAAAACGCCGATGAGCGATCATCAATTTTCATATTACCAAAAGGTTCGTCAGACTGAGGCCGATCAAGAAAAGAATAGTGCAAAGAAGTCTGCACGAGTAGATGACGATGATGTATATAAATTTACTTCTACTTATCGCATTTTCTCTCGCGCCGCATGTAACTTTGTATTCCCGCCAGGAATGAAACGACCTGTTCCCAAAAAGGATAATGACGTTTCTGAAGATGACTTTGATGCTATGACGCTGAAGGAGCTTGAGAAACGTTCCGACTATAATGCGGAAGATGCAGGTACCAAAGAACAGGTCAAGAATAAAGCCGAGGCAACCAAAGAATACCAAAAGGATATTACCAAATCCCTTAAAGAATTGGCAAAGAAAACTCGCGGAACGTCAGTCCATCTTACAAGAGATAAGCTTATGATTTATAGTCCCAAGTTTGCAAGTGTTCTTGAAAATATCGAGTCTTCAGAAAATAAAGGGTTGCACTTGATATACACTCAATTCCGTACTATTGAAGGTGTTGGTATTATGAAGCTTGTGTTAGAGGCAAATGGGTACACTGAATTCAAAATCAAGAAGAGTGCTGGAGGTAAATGGTCGGTAGTTGAAACAGACAAGGATAAGGGAAAACCCAAATTTGCTCTTTATACAGGTACAGAAAGTGATGACGAAAAAGAAATCATACGTAATTTATACAATAGCAACTGGGATGCAATTCCACCTGAGCTTGCTGCATATGCTAAGGATATTCACAAAAACAATTTTATGGGTCAGGTAATTAAAGTATTTATGATTACATCATCGGGCGCTGAAGGTATTAGTCTCAAAAACACCCGATTTGTTCATATTCTGGAACCATACTGGCACATGGTGCGCGTTCGACAAGTTATTGGACGTGCCAGGAGAATTTGCAGTCATGAAGACTTACCCAAACCCCTTCGTACAGTAAAGGTGTTTATGTATCAAGCCGTACTCAGCAATGAACAAAAGACAAGCGATAAAAATATTGAGCTACGTATTCGCGATGTTAGTAAAATAGATCGTAATACGCCTGTTACAACAGATGAATCAATATATGAAACTGCTACTATTAAAGAGACTATCAATAACCAAATACTGGATGCTGTAAAATCAAGTGCATTCGATTGTACTCTTTATGCATCTCGACGAACGGGAGATGATGATCCAATAGCTTGTTACAGTTTCGGAAAAACTGAATCAAATGACTTTGGTACAGTTCCCGATATTGATATTGATAAAAATGAGCGAACTGAGTTGAATGTCAGAAATGTTACATGGTCGGCAACCGAGGTTACCTACAAAGGAAAGCTATACGCTCTTAATGATGAAACGGGCATTTTGTATGATATGGAAAGCTATAATAATGCTGTTCAGGGTCTTGGCGACATGATTGCAGTTGGTAACGTTGAATACAAAGACGATAAGCCGGTGATTAATATTGATTAATATCATATTTACATTTGTAAATATGATCCTTATGTTAATGATGGTAAAGGGGCAAGACACAACTTTATTTCACCAAGAATAGCAACATCGTATTTTACAATAAGTGGCAGATCATTACCAAGATACATTTCAAGGTGGCTACACAATGGCGTACATTTAATGAAATGACTTAGGCTTCGTAGTGCAAATTCTCCCTGAATAACAGTTGCGTTATCGGATTTTACCATAAATTCCATGCTACCATTGGATTCTGAGCGATAAATTGTACTATGAGCAAATGAGCCTTCGCATGAAAATATCAAGTCAGATCCGACCGACCGGATCTCAATTCGATCAGATATTCCATTCATGTCGCGAATGATTTTTTGAAAATCACCGGTAGGAAGCGTAATCACAGTTGAATATTCAACATCCGGTACATCACATTCTTCGCTCTCTGGTTCGATCAGTTTCAACTTCTGAGAATAACATTGCTTAATTGTACCATTATCGTACTGAAGACCCAGATGAGATACAATACCGTCGTTGTAATCTTCGCGATCAATGTAAATTGAGAGGGTATCATCGTTAGACATGGTAGATATTACCTTAAATAAATGAAGCGTATTTGCACACACAATAATTTTATTTGGAGTGCAAACATACTTTTCAAACTTGTTCGCGTAGAGTTTTACATTGACAAGAATTGTATGTGTTTTATCAAAGTTGATAATCTTAATGCCTTCTTCAGTATACGTCATAGTGGCATCGGTTAGAATATCTTTCAATGCAGTAATCATATTACGAATCGGTTGAATTTGGACAGTTTTTATAGTTAGTACATTATTATTTTCGTTCATGTAATAATTTATCACGTATGTATTTTTTATATCATGTTTGAACGAATAAGGTTATTCGTTATATTGTAACATCTTTACTTACACATGCAAATGCTTCGCCATCGTATTTTCCCGGGCACACATGGCGAATATGCGCATATAACACATCTATGTTTCGTTGGCTACGTTGTTTGCTATGAGATTTGCATAACACAGCGCCGTATTTTACTATCTTTCTCAACATTTTCTTATTTTTAATGCGATAGCCCGTAAGTCTACATATAACATGACAAGATGGGTAATGCTTCAAATGAAACCATAAGTCGTCCGGGGATGATAATTTTATGAGTTTTGTATTTTCTGCAGCGGTCCTACCTATGTAATAGGTGATCTGAGTATCATGAACATTAAAAATAGCGGTTTTAAGTTGATCCCTGGTATGAATACTTTGTTCGTCCAAGTAAACAATATCTGCCGCTTCTTCATGTAAAGTCACTTCACGAACGTAGTTTGACATTTTGTTATCATTAATGACGTGTTTATATATTGGTTTGTCATATACTGTGAAAAAACAGCATATGAATCATTTAATTGGTGGGCTGATGCTCTTTGAATAAACAGTCAGTCGCATTCAAATTAGGAATTGTGTTAAATATTTTGGGATCTTTATAATCATTTGAATCCATCCAAACCTTTACGATACAAAAGTTCTTTTTCGGAGAGATCGTAATACCATTAATATGGCTCTGTATTGGTTCTGTAGTATATTGTTCACAGCATACTTCAGTAAATAATTGTCGCCAAGTATTTACTACACATTTATTTGATACCTTATATGAGAAGCAGCCGCCATTTCGATTTCGATCGTCTTCCCATCTTGGCGTAATGTTGTTTCTCATGACAAATAACATGCAGTTTTTAATGACCCCAGGGTTTATTTCCTGATTTAATGCGGTGATATGTTCTTTCCATTCAAGACCTAACATAATTGGTTTATAACTATCTATATTCCAATTAGCATCACCAGGAGAGTGATAATATATGTCCCATTTATCTTTCAGAACCGTAGGGTTGTTCATATGTGTACATATAGAAATTATATATCATGTTCGTTATCAATTTTTTGCTCTACAATCAATGGTAATTGGGCACCTTCATCAATATTGACAACCTCAATGGGTTCAGGCTCGGGTTCGGGTTCAGGCTCGGGTTCGGGTTCAGGCTCGGGTTCGGGTTCAGGCACGGGTTCAGGCACGGGTTCGGGTTCAGGCTCGGATAATTCTTCATCAGGATCGACTGTTTTTGAAATAAATCTTTCCTCTTTGGGAGTCACTTTTATTTCAAACTTTCGAAATAATAGATTTATATATTGTGTTGAATCAAGTGTGATGGTTGACATACAATCATCCATAATGGTAATGGTATAAGACAAATCAAACACATAAGGTTCGCTTTGATATTCCAACAGTCGTTTAACAAATCCTACGCTAAATATATCGTTTCCTTCTCGCATGTATCGGTTATCAATATCAAAAATGATTGGCTCCTCCATTAATGAATGGCTATATTCAGCTGTCAATAATCTTACACGAGATCTCCTTCCAGTGTATTCATTATTTGAATTAGGATATAATTGACGGCAAACAAAAAAATTATCAGCGGGGTGTTTTACCATGAAAAACATATCAATAATAGGCCCCTCAACTGAGTTTTCAAAAATACCCACGTTTATCGCCTTATCCATGTAGTGTTCCGTTATCGACATGTCATTATTATCATTTATGGTTGAATATTTCTCAAGAATATATGCATTGCAGTTGCTCCTGGGTAAAGTTTCTTTGTAACACGTAACAACATTGAACCAGCCAAGTCGATCGGATGGAGCATATTTTTGATTTGTCGTTAGCCGTTTAATGTCAATCCATATATCTTCGGTCATATCACCGAGAAGTCGGACAATGGGTACATTATTGTACAATGTGGTATATGCTGCAATAATATACGTGTATATAAAGCTAATAACAACGACTAACTTCATAAAAAAAGGGCTATTTGCCATGCTTCTTAACAATGGTTCTAATCGACCGATGGATAGTATTGATTTTCCCATTTGTATGATACGATAATTGTGAATGTTTTTTTATATCTATATATTCCATGACTAAGAATTATAAATCAGGACTATTCATATTCCGGCGAGACTTGCGCATTGAGGATAATGTCGCACTTAATGAGTGCTATAAACAATGTGAAAAAATTCATGTATGTTTTGTATTTACCCCTGAACAAATAAGCGATAAAAATATATATCGATCTACAAATGCAATACAATTTATGATAGAAAGTATACTCGATGTTGAAGAACGTATCAAGCGTGGTGGTGGTGCACTGATATGTTTGAAAGGGGCGAATCCGGAAGTAATTTCGTCTGTTATTGCCGAGTTAAAAGTGGACGCTGTATTTTTTAATGCTGATTATACGCCCTATGCAAAGGAACGCGACGCAAATATAAGAAAAATTTGTCAAAATGCCAATGTAACATGCAGTGAATTTCACGATTATTATTTACATGTTCCAGGATCAGTCCTTACTGGCTCGGGTACACCCTATAAGAAGTATACTCCTTTTTATAATATGGTTCTCCACATACCTGTTGATAAACCCGTATTTAAGCGGATTGATAATATATCTAATCGATTGTTCGGAAGTAAATACAGAGTCACCCCTAAAGACATTCAGAGAACCCTTCCATATAATCATAACATAATGGTAAAGGCCGGGAGAAGCACTGCACTGTCCCGCATTGAACAATCATTAAAGAACCAAGGTGAATACGATACCAGACGTGACTATTTTACATATGACACGACGCATCTGTCTGCTTATATAAAGTTTGGCAATGTTTCAATAAGAGAAGTATTTCATCGTTTTAAAGCAGCCTACGGAATTGACCACGGTGTTATTCGTGAGCTCATTTGGAGAGAGTTTTTTGCACATGTACTTAATGGGTACCCCGAAGTACTTGGTCAGGCATATACGACTCGTTATCGAAAAATAAAATGGCGCCGTTCTCAGAATGATTTCGAACGTTGGTGTAATGGTAAGACAGGGATTCCTATTGTTGATGCTGGTATGCGCCAGATGAATAAGACCGGTTACATGCACAACCGCGCCAGGATGATGTGTGCCACATTTCTCGTAAAAACACTTCTTCTTGATTGGCGTCTTGGGGAAAGGTATTACGCACAAAAACTTACAGATTATGACGTTGCCTCAAATAATGGGAATTGGCAGGCAATTAGCGGAACGGGTGTTGATATGAAACCTTATTATCGCACAATGAGTCCATGGGTACAAAGTCGCAAATATGATCCTACGTGCGAATACATAAAACAATGGGTACCTGAACTTAATGATGTACCTAATTCGGATATTCATACATGGTATGATGCATGGAAGAATCATAAAGGGGTTTACATAAAGCCAATTGCTGATGTTACAGCGCGTAACGAGGAGATGCTTAAAATGTATAAATCCGTTTAATCTATGATATATGTCATTACAATGACACATCTCAACTTAAATATCAAGCGCAATGCTGCGATCAGACTTTTGCTTTCGCTTTTGTGTCCGTGTGGGCGCTTTGCCTTCCCCCATGTCTGCAACTGATGCGGCGCTTACTACAGAATCCCCTTTTTGCTTGATGTCAACCTTTTTCGTTTTAAGACCAGATAGCAAGTCATCAATGTCCGTCTTGGGGCCACGCATTTCGCGTCTTACTGGTGCAGGGGCATCCACTTTGCCTACACCATCGAGTTCAATTCCTGATTCCGCATGACTAATATCAGGGCGTGTCTGTGGTCGAGTTGAACGCTGGGTCTTCGTTTCAATGGGCGCAGGTGGTGGGGGTCCACGAGGCCTGTCTCCCATAAGATCATTGGCCATTGCGAATTCAGGCGAACTGTTACTCATTGTATTTATAGTTGCATCTTGGAATGCCTTCATAAGATCAGGGTTTTGTCTCATTACATCGCCAAAACCCGGGACGGCCGACCCAAGAGCCTTGTTTGTAAATCCAACAACCGCCGCACTGAATCCGAGGCGCATAATGATTGACACTACCGGATTCATCTTTGTATTTTTGTACTTTTCGTAAATTTCAGCAAATAAATCCTCATAACTGTCGATGTCTTCATTTACTTGGTCCCCCCAGCCTTCCAAATTTACGCCAAATGGGTTAAGTGTATTATTCGCATATTCCATTGAGTTAACTGCGGTCATTAGCCACCACCCCTGCAGCTTGACACTATCTTTTCGTCGTTTGTCTTCAAGAGCGGTTTCATATTCGTCTTCAATTTCCTCAAAGCTTGATTCCAACGACACTTGAGATTCCTTAATGAGTCCCTTCTCGCGCCATTCATCCAGCTTTTTCAGCATTGTTCGCTTTTTCCTTCGGGCCTCACGTTCGTTCATTCTTGGAACAATCGGTTGGTTCATGGTTGGAGGTACAAAACCAGTGGGCTGACTAAAAAAGTTAGCAGTTGCACTTCCAAGGCGTGAATCGGTAGGTTCGATATCATGTACATCGTTTGATTCTAAATTAAATTCCTTGTCGTCAATAGGTTCTATTGTTGGATAGGTTTCATTAATGCCAGTGGGTGCAGGTGCGTCAATGGTAAGGTCATTCAATTCGTTTTCTAATGCGTTTAAATCTCCTACATCTACATTCGCGGATTTTGCAGCAGGTTTATCATTCATCAATAGTTCAATTCCAGTACCGCTAAAACCCGACGATCCCAAGTCATCAATACCAATTTCTACAGTTTCCATATGTCATAAATAGAGTATTTGTTTCTAAATTCTACACGCGCAATAATAATTGCTCAATGTACCATACTCCTTGTAAAAATGCATCCGCTAAATCATCTTTTTTTGGTGTGTCTAATACCTTCTCCCACTCATGAAACCCCTTTTCTACGAGAACTTGTCTGCAAAATTTTACACCATCCTTCTTATTAGCACGATATCCTTTTCCTTCATCGCGTGCAAAATGTTTCAATTTATTTTGCGAACTGATGAATTTTACATCAACTGTATCTTGTCGCATGATATAGAATTGCGCCAACATTCCCTGAATGGTTTTCATTCGGTTTGCTATAGGCGAAATCTGGTTTTCAATGAGAACCAAATCAACTTCTGTTGAAAAGTGAGTATTACCAGCCGCTTTTAATCTTTTACCAATATCAACTAAGTCAAAATCTTGGCATTTGCGGGTCTCCTTCTTGTGTGGAATAAGTCGATGCTTCAAATAATATTCTGTTAAAAATATCACCTTTTCTGATTTGGTCCTTAATGAAGGTGATGGTATGCACTGAGAACAAAGACGATCAACCTCGCTCACCGAAAGTTTTTGTATTGCCGTCTTTTTCATTGTTTTTTCATATTTGGGTATACCACTTTTTTCTGCATGTTTTTTACAATATGCTTTATCTTTACAGGTAAATGCTGCATTATTTGTGCATGTATTACCATTTTTTAATATTTCATTACACTTTAAGTGTTCTATTTTACTGTCAATGAGGTCAACTACACACCACTCCTTTATTGTATATGCATCACTTACATCAAATAAGCAGTAAGCCATATTTTTGATTCCTACGTCAAAGCTGGCTATGTACATCTGTATATTATTGATACCTTATTTGAACTGGCTAAACGCTTTGTATAAACTGAGCATATACAAAGCATAAAATTTAAAAGTTATTCAATGCATGTGGTGGTTGGCTAACATTTGTTGATCTAAGAGTATCAATGTAGTTAGTTTTTAGATCACTTTGATTATGTTGGGTTTCATTGTATAAATCGGTATATATGATTTTATCTTTCGTTTCATCGTGGGTTTGCGGCATCTGTTCCAATGGTCGAGACTGCAATTCACGTCTATATTGCCATCCACTTTTAAAAGAATTATTCTTTGGAATAATTCCCGGGCACACTGTTTGTTTCGTTGCGGGATGATATACTTGATTAATTGATCCGTACTCCATATACATTGACTAAACATTTTACTCGGTGACAACTTACATTACAGATTTGCGCGTATAACATCAAGTAGTTCTGCGCGTCGCATTTTATATGCATATGACGCCAATTTTCTACTTGAAACCAATTCCTTTAATTCTGATACCGTCATTTTTTCATAATCGGTTGGTATGGAAACCTTTATTTTGGGTTCTGATTCTTGTGAAGGCTCTTCTTCTGGCTCATCGATAATTTCAACTACTTCTTCTGGCTCATCGATAATTTCAATTATATCCTGTTTCGGCGCCGGGGACATTACGGGCTCCTCTGTCACGGTTTCTTCGTTATCAGGCTCTTCATCAACTGTTTCATCATCATCAGTTTCATCTTCGTCGGTTTCATCTTCGTCGACAGACTCTTCAATAGACTCATCGTTTTCCATACTTTCTTCATGGTCTACATACGAATCAGGAAAAACTATTTCCATTGCTTGGTTATTTTCTTGAGATTCTTCTTGAGATTCTTCTTGAGATTCTTCTTCTGATTCTTCTTCTGATTCTTCTTGTTCGGGCACCTGTAACTCAAATTGCTGCGGTTGTTGTCTATATTCATGAGGTGTTATTGCAGATCCGCCATGATGGTTTAAATCCATTTCTTGGATATTAAGTTTAGTAACAATGTTATTTACAATCTCGAGGAGCGTTGATACTCGCTTTTCAAGAGAATTCATACGTTGTCGAAAATGATATAACATCATTGCAACGAGTACTACAGACGTAAGGACACTTCCAATAAAAAATGTATTCAAAAAATTCATAATTGATACCATTATGGTTAATGACGTGTTCCTCTTTTTATTTATTTTCCATCACAAATATATAATGGATATTCGAAGTATTCTTTTCAAGGATCCAAAAAATACGTTGATTGTATCTCTTGTTATTGCCATTGTGTTGATGATGCTCGGGTTTAATGTGTTCTTTTTTATTGGAAACTTTCTCCAAATTTTGGTGAATGCAGTTGGACCTATATTTTTCAATATTATCGGAACTCTTGGGTTCATAATTGGTACCATTGTTACCCAAGTGGCCGGTCTTATTGGGAATGTCGGAAGACTTACTGTAAATGTTGCTGAAAACACCACGGCGACCGTAGGTAATGCAATTCAATCTGTATCAACGAGCACAGTTACCGAAAATATGGAAAACGAAACAGAACCGGTTGATGCATCGAGTCCTATTGTGCGTTCCACAACCCAATACTGCCTCGTCGGAGAATTTAACGGGGGCCGTGGTTGTGCAAAAGTTAATGATGGGGCAATGTGTACCTCCGGGCAGCTATTTCCAAAACGTGAAACTTGTCTTAATGCAGCATTAACGCCCAATATTCCTCTTAAACGTCAACTATAAATAATCATTACGTGTTTAATAACGTCATGATTCAACTATGATTGGTATTTTATTGCTCGTTGTCCTCCCATGTAACCATTTGTATTGTTGTAAAAACTAAGACCAGATACATCAAAATTACCACATATATCCATTTGCACACTATTATATATAAATCTATACGTGCCGTTTTCTGATAGATCAGATACCACCACTGTGTCGCTCACTTGATAGGTAGGTGCGTTGTATAAACTGAATGTTCCATTGTATGTCTGTACGCCAACATCGTTGTTATTAATCCATTCTACCTTATCCGCGCACCAATCATTAAGGACTGTCATGGGGTAATCTGTTGGAATGTTTACCAAGTAATACGTGCCGTCTGTTACCTGGTATGTTAACCCTGGTGTATAACTGGCATCGTCGACATAATATATGTCGTTTTGAAGAGTTGTGTTTCTCAGTTCATAAATAGGAGAACCATTATAATTATATTTGCTTACAAATACCCGGTCTGTTAATGTGCGGACTGCAGGAGGTGTCGTTGTTGGCGTTGGTGCCGGCGTTGGTGTTGTATTCGTAAGTGCATCAGTTTTATATTGAAATACCGTTTTTAAATCTGAACCATCTTGTGCGGTGGATTGTATGGATACTGGGGTAGTTGCACTTAATGGGCTTGTAAGGAATGTTATATTTTGATTTTCAAATTTTCCTGTGGTGTGTGCAATCAAACCAAAATCTAATGAAGTAGAAGTACTCGTTATTGTGATAGGAGGAAAACCGGTATTAAATGATGGTTGAAGTGTAATATCATAAACATAGTCGGTTTGTGTATTGAATGAGATGTCTGGAATGTTTAAATTTCCAATGGGAAATTCCGCTTTGAATGCCAATCCATTGGACACATCAATATTAAAAGAAATATCACTTATTTCAGGTAAACTAACGGTGCCATTTTTAATAATGTGGTTATTGAACATCAAACTATAATCTATCGAAGTAAATACTGCATTAATATTTGTTAATTGAATGTCTGATGTCCCTATTCCATAGATGTAAAATGAAGTGGGGATAGATATATTACAAGTAGTATTAGGCGTTTTCGCTTTGATTGGATAAATAGTTATTGCATTTGTATAGACAGTGTATGACATGGAAGTATCATATTCCGATTGTGCATAGATATTGAAATCAATGAGTGGTTGATCCTGTCCATAAGTACGGTCCAATTTATAATTGTATAATGGTACACTTGGGTCAAGAAATAGATCTACATTACCAGGTACATCAGATGCACTGGCGGGAGTTGATACAATAGTCACAGGACACACATCAATTGGTTCGTTATAAGCAAAACGTTCAAATGCATCCTCTTTTTTGTTATAACTGACTGCATTTTTTCTTGGGGGTGCAGCATCAGTATTGATAATAGATGAAAACAACCCTTTTTTTGTTTTTGGGGTTGCTTTGCTGGATGTTTTATCGTATTTTAAAATTTCTGCTTTTCTTCGCATGTCCAATTGAAATGTGCTGAATGAATCATCTGGACAAACCAACTCAATACGATTGTGTGGTACATACAACCCCTGCTTTTTAGTTCTTTGTGCACATACATCTTCAATTGATAGTGTAGATGTCGTAAATAATGACATATAGTGTATATTGTAACACTATATATTACAAGTATTCTAATACCGAATTACTACTCTTGTGACGCATACCACGAGCGAGCTAAATAGTTATAATTAGTATTTGACTGAGTGGCAGCAACTGTAGCAGATTTGAGATTGGGGCCTCCGCGAACGATACGGTTGATCTCAAATACATCCAATGCACGGTTGTAATATCGTAGATTAGAGATGCGGCCCGGGAACCCACCCTTTTGATTAACATTCACATCATAATAATTTTGACTCGGAGGACTTTCCTGATTTAAACGGGCGGAGATAGTTCCATTCACATAAACATCCAGAATGTTTCCTTGCAGTCGAATAGCTAAATGGAACCAGTTTCTTAGCGGCACGTTTTTAACAGATAAATACTGCGTAGGACTTTTGGGGTCTGCCGTTTCCATAACAAATACTAAATTGTTTCTATTTCCGCCATCCAAATATAGACCCGGGCCGTTACCGCCATTCGAAACAGCTGTACGGTTTCTCATGTATTTATTTACACCCTTGTTAAATATATGGCGACGCGTGCCTCCTGGCTCGGTTGAGTCCAAAAACAACCAGGTCGACCAAGTAAACTCAATTCCACTCTTTTCGTTATTTGATCGAAGAATTGGCACAGAACCAGAATCGGCGGGATCCTGAGAAACAACATAAGGCTGATTACCTGCCATCATTCCATTGATGATATAAGGAGACTTTGATGGTGAGTTATACCATGCGATTAGTGCAATCCCCATGCGAAACAATATAACAAATGCAATCATAACTCCAATAATAAACGCGGTTTTGGCAAGTAACGATATTCCACTAAGTGCTTTCGTGGTAGCCGGAACAATACTACGAGCTGTTTCGGTTGTAGTGTCGTAAAAGCTTTTTGCGGCATTTACACCCATATCAACCGTTCCTCTTGCACGATTATAATACCCTTCAGTAGACATAATATAATATACAGATAGGTTTTGTTGTGCATGAATCAATGTTTATATAAATATTTACATTGATGCTAAATTAGAATAATGACACCTTAACTTGTTCCACGTTATCACGTAATAGCGATACATCCATACCATAGTTGGCAAACATAGGCTCTTGGCCACTTCCGCGCATGTATTCAGTATACACTTGTTCCGGGTTCAATGGATGAGGCCATTGTTTTATACGAGCAGCGGAACCATTGTAACTGCTTACAATAAGGCCGGTTGTCGAAGAGGGTGGGTTGGACACCACTCTTCCACGTCCGGTGTATATTCTAAATGAACGGGCGAGTTTTCCATCAATATACACGTCACATACGTCATTATCAACGCTAACAACCACATACGTCCATTTCTGGATCGGGAACTTATCGGTAATCACAGTATTATAACGTCCGCTGGACATCGGGAAGTTAACGCGAAGAGTGGTACTGTAGCGGTCAATTTCCACATAAAACCCCCCGCGAGTCAATAAACGCATAGGCGTAGTACTCCAGCTATTGAGATAAGTCCAGAAACCATAAGCATATCTTCGTGAAGATGGCTCTGAAAGGTCAGAGCCCGCAATGGTATGTGAACTATCGTTCATCTTTCTAAACTTGAGTAGGTTAGTACCCTTGTCGCTAAAGTATGAATAAATTACATATGCCAGTATGGCAATTACAATACCCAAACTAATTAGGAGATAGTTCATTATACATTACAATTACACTTTTTTGTAATGTATGAGTTACATAAACGGTTTTGACAGTATGCTGTTGAAGTTATACTCACGAGCAATTGCAGAACGAGATAAAGGTGCGTTAAAATATTTGATTCCTCCCACGGCTCCATTCATTGACTTATCTCCCACATAAATTACATCTTTTGGAGAATATTTGTATGGCGTATTTTTCTCTGTAGCCCAATCGCGTGTATCTTTGAGTTTGCCGTTGATAAATATATCTACGGTGTTGTATGACTTGCTTATCACAAAATGATTCCATTTTTGAAGACTAATATTCGTTTTTCCAGTCTCCGCAACTCCATCCTTAAAGATAAGTATGCCATTATGATAGGTGATTTCTACCTCGCCGTACTTGATAATTGACCCGCCTCCTTTGGGCGTTGTTGATGAATTTATATAAACCCAGCCAGCAATTGCATATTCGTCTGGATTGTTATCATATTCTCGAATTTCATCGTACGATTTAATGGCAGTTCTCTTATTGATAAATATTGGTTCCATTTGTATAGGGGTTGATCCATACGTAGTTAATTTGCGGACAATTTGCGGAAGATACAGCAACCCACCCAATGCAATGGCCTCAAGAACATATAATGTGAACATATTAGGGGTTGTTCCCATAATCTCAAGTGCAACAGAATCAATCATGTCTACAACCATGCACGGAATGAACATTATGATATAAGCAATAATGCCTACAACGCCCTTCAGTGAACGCATGTAATTCCCAAATAAAGCTCCAAACAAATATACGCCCACCACAATGGCAAATGCGGTCGTTATAAATGTAATTAACTTAATCCAAGTATGTCGCTCATAGTCAACTTTTGTGCCATTATACAAGTATAAGAATACCCAAGCGACTAAAAGAATACCCGCTAAAATTAGATCACTTGTTTCAAGCAAGGGCATGTTCTTTCTAAATAACATGTATTGTGCTGTGTAAACCGCAAAGAGTCCTAACGCAATAGTTATAATGGTGGTTCCGTACATTTCTACAAAGTTAATATTACCCACACTCATTAAAAGAATCACTACAATTGTAATGACAGCAATAAATTTGATTAAATATGATACGCCATGTTCTCTCGAAAATAATACTTTTGATAATTGTCGTAATAACGGTTCCATATAGTATTAAGTATACTATATGGTAAGATTTTGCCGATTACATATTTTCCATGGCAGTTTTTTTACCATGACATTCCCTGCATAGCGCTACCAGATTATCTACGTGATTGGATCCGCCTTGATCCAAACGAACCTTATGATCAACTTCAAACCATGCATTCAATGGTTTGGTGCAATCGCCGCAAGCCCACCCTTGATTCGATGCGACATACTTCTTCTTAGTTTCGCTAACTGATCTTTTTGTGCCCGTTTTACCTGATTTCATAATCCGTTCGGTTTGAATAACTTCATTCCGGGCATCATCTCCTCCCTGCATCTGTGCTACACCAAAATCCAAAAATGGCGACACTGATTTTTTTGCAACTGGCATTGTCTTTAAGCACTCGTTTGTTGTCTTCACAAGCTCACGGGCCCTCGACGGATCACGCTTTATCACCCAATATAACATATATGCACCCAGTACTACCCCTGCCATCTGATAGTACTTCTTTGCAGCAATTACCATTTTGTAGTACTTACCATCAGTATAAATATTCCCAACAATGACTGACGTTATGATAATAAATATGAATTCAATGCTCATTTAAACTATACTTACATTTTTTACAATGCTATGTAAATTGCAACGAGTATTATCAAAACCATTATCATATATATTGAATGCGAATTTTCTATGACATATGGCTTAGGCTCATAATGTTCCATATATAGTTCCTTTGCATACTCTCTTGATATACCTCCTTTACCAAGCGCCTTGTTTACTTCATTGTGAATAAAATGTACCCAATGACGAAAATCCGACCCTTTATCTAAATATGGTGTTACCGGATATTTATCGAGCAATTTCATGAATAATGCCTTTGCCTCTGGATGAGGTAAAAACACCGGCATATTCATAATAAGGTCATAATGCTTTCTCTTCATAGAGCGATTTGGTTGACATGGATAATTCTTGGCCACCGTATGTAAGAAAAACCAATAATGCGGACCCCATACTTTTTGATCAAGTGTCATATATGTTATTCGTGTATAATTGTGGAACCTTCACGAACGACATAAAGAAAGGCAACCAATAAATATAGTTATGAATGACAACTATTGTAATAATTGCGGAAAACAAGGACACCTATACCATCAATGTAAATTACCTATTACAAGTAGTGGTGTAATTGCCTTTAGAAATACGGATCGTGGTATCGAATATCTGATGATTTGTCGTAAAGATACTCTTGGTTATATAGATTTTTTAAGAGGGAAATATAGTTTGTATGACCCTATTTACATCACAAATATGGTAGACCAAATGACAGTTTACGAGAAACAACGCATCATCGGCAATGATTTTGATACATTATGGCATGAATTATGGGGTGAAAGTGATATTATTAAATACAAAAATGAAGAAAATGCATCACGCGATAAATTTAATCGATTAAAAGAAGGATATACGTTATTGGGACGCACTGTAACAATGGATAATATTATTCAAAGTTCAACAAGCTGTTGGAGCGAACCAGAGTGGGGATTTCCCAAAGGGCGACGCAATTACCAAGAAAAAGACTATAATTGTGCTGTCCGTGAATTTGAGGAGGAGACGGGATATTCTTCGCAAAAACTCGAGAATATAAATAACATTGGGTCGTTCGAAGAAATTTTTACGGGTTCTAACTATAAATCCTATAAGCACAAGTATTATCTTGCACACATGCGGTACCAAGACACGCTTCAACCAGGACGGTTTCATGATAATGAGGTAAGTCAAATTAGATGGTTGACTATTGATGAGTGTTGCAGCAAAATTAGAAACTACAACATAGAAAAAATACTTGTAATCAACAACATAAATCGTATTCTCTCAACGTATATGCTGTATAAAATTTAATATCAACGTCCGTTTAGGCATAAAAGAATATCATGGTATTGTATACTCAATGAAACCATGTCCGTCCGGTAAAGAACTTAACCCAAAGACAAATCGTTGTGTAAAGGTATGTGATGTCGGGTTTGTTCGTGATGATAATTTTAAATGTGTCAAAGATAGTAAGACTGAACCTGCGTCTCTATTTGACACAATTAAAGACGCACCTGGAAAAATAATAGGGCTTTTTACACCAGAGCCAAAACAAGACATAACCATTGATGAACGGGTAATATATAATCATGAAGGGATGCTTACTTATGCAGATTATGAGGGGTATAAAAATAGTTATTTACGCGACATCTATTCGGTATTAACTAATAAACCCACTGGTAGAAAATTCATTTATGGTCTCAGTAATAGAAAATTGTTAATAGAGGCGATCCTTAAAAAACAAAACGAAATTCGGACGATTGATATACCAACCGAACCAACTGAAACGCCTATAGTTGAATCTGTACCAGGAATGGTAGAAGATACAGTGATTTCTAATGTAGAACGAGCGATTGATTTGCCTCTACAGAATATCGATGAAAACTATGTCAATAACATGGACAAGAGAATCCCTTCATTTATTATAGATAAGGAGGGAGATGATGCAAATTTCGAAGATAACCTTGGACCAGTACCACAAGATGTTGAATCGTCTGAGTATAATCAATATATGAACAAAAAAGAGCGATATGAAAGACAGACTAACGCCGCGTTTGAACCACTTTATCCTACATTGGACGACCCTAATTTCAGCGTTAAAATTGCGCAAAAACATGAGTTTGCCGAGACATTGAATCGCGATAAAGCGGGGAATATAGAAGAAGAAATAAAGAAGTATGAAAATGCTGAATTCGAATTGTCACCCAACCAGCTATTTGTAAAAAACTTTATGTCCGCAGAAACACCTTATAATGGCCTGCTTTTGTATCATGGTGTAGGAACCGGCAAAACATGTAGTGCAATCGGTGTCGCCGAGGATGTAAGGCTTTACAACAAACAAAATAATATTCGTCAGAGAATTATTATTGTTGCGTCGCCCAATGTTCAAAAAAGCTTTATGAGCCAACTGTTTAATGAGGCACGGTTAGAAAAAACAAATGGCTACTGGAATATTAGTGCATGTGTTAGTAAGCAACTGATACATGAAGTTAATCCGACACACACCAAAGATGTAGCAAGAGAAGTAATTGTCCGGCAAATCCAGAATCTTATCAAGAGCAGTTACCTATTTATGGGCTATGTGGAGTTTTCCCGATTTATGCAGAAGTCCATGACGATCACTGACGAGGTAGCAAACCAGTCGGAACGTAAACAACGAGAAATACAATCAATTCGCAAAACATTTGATAACCGTCTTGTTATTGTTGATGAGGCGCATAATATTCGTACAACCTCTGACAACAAGAAAAAGCAAATCGGCACATTGTTTTTACGTGTTGCAAGATACAGCAAAAATATGAAAATATTGTTGTTATCAGCAACACCAATGTATAATTCACAATCTGAAATTATATGGATTACAAACCTACTTAATGCAAACGATGGACGGAGCGTCATCAAAGAAGGGGATGTGTTCTCTAATGAGTCGTTTAAGGAACCCGATGATACCGAAAACGAATCAGGTGAAGAACTTATTCGTCGCAAACTTACTGGTTATGTATCATTCGTTCGTGGGGAGAACCCATATTCATTTCCATTCAGGGTATATCCCGACACATTCTCACCAGACAAGCTTATCAGTAACTATCCATCGCAACAATTTAATGGCATTGAAATTACAACCCCTCTTGAATATACGCAAGTATATACTCATAAGATGACCGGACACCAACGAAAAACGTATAATGATATTATCCAGGAAATCAAGGGGTCGGAGAAAGTGAACATGGAGAACATGCAAACATTTGGTTATACTCTGCTACTGAAACCAATTGAGGCGAATGTAATTACATATCCAACAAAAAAGCGTGTTGGTCGTGAGGGGTTTGCCGAGGTAATGAACTTCAAACAAGAAACTGTAAAACGCGAGGATTCCACCATCATGATGAAGCATCAATACTCATATAAACCGGAAATCCTCAAAGAGTATGGACGTATATTCGCTCACGACAAGATTGGTAATTACAGTGCCAAGATTGCCGAAATCTGCAAAATTGTAAAAAAGAGCACCGGTATCATTCTTATTTATAGTCAATTTATTGATAGCGGTATCGTACCCATGGCAATTGCTTTGGAAGAAATGGGTTTTGGTAGATATAGCAGTACATCCGGCGTAAAGCCTCTACTCAAGGTATCTGAAACTGCGGGAATTGATTCGATTGAAATGGTAGAAAAGGAATTAATGTTGAAACCGGACAACTACCGACAAGCAAAATATTGTGTTATTACCGGCGACCCTTACTTATCACATAATAATGCCGCTGATTTGGAGAGAATTGTCAGAAGTGATAATACCTACGGCGAACACGTCAAAGTAATACTCATATCGAAGGCGGCAGCGGAAGGTCTTGACTTTAAAAATATACGCCAAGTCCATGTAATCGACCCATGGTATAATATGAATCGCATTGAACAAATCATTGGTCGTGCTGTCCGTTTTAGAAGTCATATATCTCTTCCGGTAAATCAGCGAAATGTAGAAATATACTTACATGGTTGTCATGATGAGAAAAAGGAGACGGTCGATATGTATATGTATCGTCTTGCAGAGACAAAGGCCAAACAAATAGGCAATATCACACGTGTACTCAAAGAGGTGAGTGTTGACTGTCACCTTAACATTGGTCAATCAGAACTTACCGCTGAACGTTTGGCTGCCATCTCAGGAACTGAGATGCAGATTGAACTGTCTACCGGAGACGTTGTTCCATTTAAACCTGGCGACATGCCATTTACGCAGCTATGTGATTATAAAGACAACTGCAGCTATACATGCAATGGTGCGAATACATATGACCCGTCAATTCGGGATAGCAATACATATGGCGCCCATTTTGCTCGTATGCATTATGATGCGATTGCTCGACGGGTGCACAGTGCGTTTAAAGAAGCACATGTTTATACACAAACAGACCTCATTCAACACATAAATTTACAGAACCAATATCCAAGAGAGCAGATATTCTTCGTTCTTTCTCAAATGATTGATAACGGCGGGGAAATTATTATTGATAAAACCGGAAGACGCGGCACCTTAGTTAACCGTGAAAAATATTATGCATTCCAGCCCATTGAAATAAATGACGAACGAATAAGTGTGTTGGAACGATCTGCGCCCATTGAATACAAGCGAGACAAGATCATGTTTAAAAATGATATTACAGAGTCGATTGACGACGATACAAATATTGACGAAGTGGCACGCTACCGTGAAATTGTCGACCGTATAAATTCTATCATGGGTCATCTACAAGAAACTATGCCGGACATTGCAATTACTTCAAAGTCGGATTGGTATGAGTATGCATCTACCGAGCAAACCCAAAAATTAATTTTCGATAAACATAATATTCCGCGAAAATTCTATGAGAATGCCGTGATGCGTCATTATATAGACGAGCTTAATGCTGATGATAAAATCCTTATGCTAACACAGATACATAACAAATCAAAAAATAATGGCACATACACATTATTCGATACCGCGTTTGCAAAATATATGGATGAACATACAGTAATACATGATGATAGAAAGGCAGTTGTGATTATAGATTGCAAACGTTATCGTTTAATAATGATAGGTGATGATATTGTTCCGGCAACTCCAGTTGATTATGAAGATTTTAAGTTGCCTGTCGCAAACCATTTCTTAGTGCAAATTCGTGATCTCTTTCCAGAGATAGGCTTTATTGTAACTGCGCCAAGATTTGCATTCAAAATCAAGAGCATGGGCGATAAGTACAATAATCGAGGAGCAAGATGTTTTCAGGCTACCAAAGCGGATATTATCGCACGTTTACGCTGCATCATGAACGGGGAATACTGCAAAACCCCTTTTCAGGACGAGAATTCTATGGGGGATTATCATGACGAAGATACCAAAGATATTAGTAAACAGGGGCTTTGTGTAGTAACCGAAGTGCTATTTAGATATATGGATTCTATACGTTATCGCAATAAACGTTATTTTATGGACCCCGAACAAGCTTTGGTAAACCAAGCGGAAAAGATATAATAATGTGTGCGTATAATATATCAGTATGACTACGCATAAAAATAATAAACAAATAAAAAACAAACGCAAGACAGTAGCAAAACGCAGGAGGACGACAAAGCGCAAAACGATTACAAAACATAAGTCTGCAAATAAACATAAAACCAACAATAAAAGAAAGACCCGTAAACAAAGAGGAGGGGCGGGGGTAAAAGAGATTTTGGACGCAAACGCATCAGATTTTTTGCAACACAAACCGCCGTCAATAAAAAGAGATTGGGAAAATGATAATCATTTAGTGCAATTCCCTATAAACGATGACTATATAACCGACTGGACGCCGTTGGCTGGAGATGTTAAAGATGAATATGCAGATTGTGCTCAAAATTCTATGACGTTCCTTCGTATTATACCAAGTACTATTGGAAAAAAGATTTCCAAACATGTCAACACAAATAGGTGTGGTACGACACCAGCGGAAACCATTTCCATATATGAAAAGGCTTATCCAAATGATAGGTTTGGTACAGTCTCGGTAGATGTATCTATCGTGGAACGCGCTTTAAAGGTTAAGCATGCAACCTTTCTAATGATATGGTTTCCCTTAAAACAGAAAGGTCATGCCGTTATTATGGCAAAGGACCTTACGGGCAAAACGATGATTATTGATGGGCAGAAATTGTTGGTTGAGCCGTATCGTGAATACTTAAATAAATACAATTTCATCTCTGAGGTAGATGTAGTTATAGTTACTACCCGTACTACCAGTAGTGAACTTAAACGTGATATAACCGAGGCACTATCAAACTCAAATTCGCCATCTAATGGAAAAAGCAACAGTATTGAACCAACCAAAAAACGAGCGCGTATTAGTAATAGTGCGATAATCGGTGTAGATTCTCCTGTACCAATGGAGGTAGATTCTCCTGTACCAATGGAGGTAGATTCTCCTGTACCAATGGAGGTAGATTCTGCATAATAAACGTGTTACTGTTGGTGTGCATTTTATACATAAGCCAATAATCTTACACGAACAATGCTCATGTGAATATGTATAATTCATATGAATAATATGAAGCAATAGTGTATATGAAAATCATCCTATACGACCGGCGGGGGCAACCGGAATTGGTATACGTCTTTACTGGACGTGAATCAGAAGTCCCTCAGGAAGAACTGTTTAGGAAGGAACAACTTGACGAATTTAAAGAATATAATACAAAAATTATCCAATGCCCTCATGAAATATATGGTGATGACAGTATTCATGCTGTGAAAACAAAGATAGTTAAAGAACTTTCAAAAACACAAGCTATCAACCTGAACGAATGCTTCTTATTTTATGCAGATGGAGTATCCACAACGCCAATTGATTTTTACAATCAAACCACCAATTTTAAAAAGGAAGTACTCCATGGGTATAAATTTGGTCAGGCACTTTTTAATGGGGGGTTTATGGAAGAACATACCCGCAATATACCCTACAAGCAGCAATATACCTTTGATGATATTGTTGCGTTGGACATACAACGATTGCACCTATTCAAACCCCTCGGGATCGAATTTACTGATTATTATGATTTTAGATACTCAGGAAACCCATTTCAGGTGTTACAAACACAACCCAATGCATTTGAAAACAGCGATCGTAATGCTCTAATCACGTTAGACAACAAATTATTGTTCAATTATACAACCGATGATACATTACATATGGTAACTGCAGATACATTATTAGAATACTGTGAGGATAACGGTCTCAATGAGGAATATTTTATGCGTATTTATTTCCCATCGCTTGCAATTCAAGGGATTACATCAAGGTCGTTATTACAAAGTCATAATCGGATCAATGAAGAGCATAACAACAAGTATCATGAAAACATTGAGCTGTTACACAAAATTCAGAGGAACGTAGTATCCGACATGGTATATGAAAAAATTGGCATTAAACACATCAAATTTGCGATGTACGGTAACCGGAATGTATCCCTTCCACTGGAGACATTATTTAAAGATGTTCATTGCGATCAAAGTATACCCGTGATAAAACTGAATCCAGGAAAATCGAAAGAAAACATTTACCGATTATTTACAAAAGACACTACTCGCCAGGGTACACGTATACCGTTTTTACCGAAAGCTTCCGTTATAGCAAATAGTAAACGCATAGACAAGCCACATACTATTACGTTTTTTATCCACGGGGACGATACCTTTTATGTATCAATTGATGAATCTGCCGATATATACGCCGAGTTTATTCCATCGCACCCAATGCCAGTTGATACAATAAACCAAACCATACGAACCATGTATGCAAATATTGAGACCCAATTAAATCGTTTGTTAATGCAGACCGGATTTTCTATTCCAAAGTTTCTTGCACTTGACCAAAAAAATATTGAGGTGTTCAATATCGAATACGGCCTTTCGGTACGTGCAGAGAAAGGCGTGGATCCGAAAAAATGTGCTGCTGTATTTGGTGGTATATTCGACATCCAAAATAGGGATCGTAATTCAATGGTATTGAACTATAAAAGGGTCGACAATTACAAGTCTATGGACTCCGTAAATCGAACCATTCACGATGGGTTTCGGGATGGTGTTTCCGACCGCGATATTATAGATCGTCTCATGCAAAACCATCAATTTACAGAGGAGGACAGCAAACAAAAGATATCTCAATTTCTTGACGGGTTTAATCGAATCCGAAACCGGTTTACGAATAAGGGACTCAATATTGTTGAAAATCCTGGGTTCCCTGCGCGAATTGAACATATTCCGTTTGAAAACCAGATCATATTCACTATAAATAATATTATTTCAATTCATTACATCCGTTATATACAGACATATATTGATAGTATTCTTAGAATTACAGTGTTTCCCGATACAATTGACATAGATTTATCAAAATGCAATGAAAAAAGAGCAATTGAAGCCGACGTAGCAGAAATGGTGATTCGTCCAATTGAAAAACCTGCGGCTGCAGTGCCTGATGAATTTGCGCCTGAATCAGATGAAGAGCAAGATGCAGACGATTTTATGTTTTTCAGTGATGATGACGATGATGATTTCGATGGGGGCGCTGTATCTGGGGGCGCTGTATCTGACGACCAAGATAGTACCCCGATTGATGGATCACACATTGATGGCCTCTCACTCATCCGCCCCAACCTCTTTGGAGAACGCTTAAAGAAGTATGATCCCAAACTCTTTTTAACGCGAAGGCAAGGAAAGTTTAAAACATATTCTCGTCTTTGCCAATTCAGTGAGGCCCGACAGCCGGTGATTCTCACACAGGAAGAAAAAGCAAACATTGACAAAAACCATCCTGGTTCATACACACATTCTATTGAGTATGGCTCAGGGGATAAAAAATATCATTATATTTGCCCACGATATTGGTGTCTTCTTACAAACAGTAGTATGACCAAAGAAGAGGTTGAATCAGGAAAATGTGGTAAAGTGATCCCCCCAGATGCAGAATCGGTACCAAAGGGACATTATGTATATGAGTTTATACACAAGAAACATGTAGACGCACAGGGCAACTATATCCATTTTTCTCCCGGGTTTATTGATGGGAAAACCCACCCTGATGGACTTCCTATACCTTGTTGTTTTAAGAGTTGGGACCCGGATGCACAAGAATTGGCACGTAAACAGATCACGGATGGTACACAAGACATCAAAAGTAAACCGGCTGCATCTGCGCTACAATATATTATTGGGTTTGACAGTTTCCCCATTGAAGATAAACGATATGGGTTTTTACCTCCCGCAGTAGAAAATCTACTTCATGCAAAGTACACGAATGTAGTGCAGCCAAACAACCCATCGGCCCTTAAGCAAAATGTAAAGGCGATATTGCGTATTGGTACAGAACAACATAGTCAACGATCAATTATTGGCTGCCTTGCGGATATTCATGCATACATCATGAAAACGCCGGGGAAAATGTCAATTATAGAATTCTCAAAATTTATACGCGATCGCATCGATCTGGACACATTTATTAGTCTCAACAATGGGAGTCTTGCATTACAGTATAATAATAAGGATTGGAAAGGAGACATGTCCCAATACGAAGATACCCAATTTGTAAAAGTAAACGGTTCCAATAAAGGGACGCGTGACATTATTGGAGGATACGAACTCTTTAAACGTCATCTTGTCGATCCGGCATCTACTATAGACCATGTGATCATGTGGGATATTATTGCAAGTACAGATAAACTTTTTGGGATGGAGATAAACCCGGTAATATTAGAACTGTCGAATGATGATATTACCAATAATGTAGGGGTCATTTGTCCTACCACTTCTTATTCGTCTGGTTCATTTAATCCGAATAAGCCGTCCATGTTATTGCTCAAACAAGACCAGTATTACGAACTAATTGGCGTGATTGTTACAGATGAAGTTAATAAAAGAAAACGATATCACAACATGAAGTTATTCTATATGGATGAGACCATTCTTCCAGAATTACGCGACATATTGAACGTTATAACAAAAACGGCTTCTTCAATGTGCAAACCATTACCAAGCAAACCTGATGTATATACATTTCAACCAAACATTGACGCATATAACGTTGTTCATAAACTGCGACTCTCTGGATACATACCAGATTCTCAGGTAATCAATCATTATGGGCGAGTTATTGCAATTATTGCGCGCCGTGACGAGGATGAAACAAAGGGAATATACATACCCACTCGTCTGTCATCAACTGTTGAATTACCCATGGTAACAATCGACAATGACCTATGGCACGATTACGAGTATACCGTGAAAAAACTACGAGAAGTACACAATGATACAGGCCTGTTATGCGATCCTATTGTAAAAATTGCTGAAGATAATCTTGTTGTGGGCGTACTTACACAGACAAACCAATTTATTCAGGTTACGCCAATTGAAATCACTGACGATGATCTTCCTGTCATTGTATCAGCAAACCATTTGTTTGTTGATCAGGCATTTGAAACAGATAATCACGACCCCGAACGAATAAAAATCAAGAATGCGATTTCACTTGAGACCCGTTTTTATAATGCATATCGCAATATTGTCCGTATGTTTTTGCGTCATGCTGAAAATAGAGAGCATTTGGATACCATTCAAAAATACGTTTCTGACGATAGATACTTGTACAAGCACAAAATTATAAAAGTATCCGGTATTATATCAAATATCGTGGATAATCATGTTCAATTCGCAGAATACAACGCCAATGCGATTAACGATATTGATGAAATATACTCATGTTTTGAGAACCCAGAGAGCAAAGGGTATTGTGTGTTCCAAAACAATATCCACAAGCTCATGATTCCAGAAAAGCACCTGTTAAGTGGAAACAACAATAAGGAGACTTATGCTCTTCGTATTGCCGATGAGCTCGTTCGCAATCAGGATTTTTCACAATTTATATTAAACGACGATGACGTTATTCGACTGCCGGAAAATAAATACCGGATCGAGGACAATGAATTCATACTGTTACAGTCAAATATACAAAGCCAATATATGGAAAATCTCGAACCTTTCTCAAATACAAACTATATTACATTGAACACGCATGACAGAGCACAACCCGAGTTAACACAATACTATAGTAATACTGTTACAAAGTTGGATATTGAAAACGACGACGAGGACATATGCGTTGAAAAAATACATCCGCGTGTGCGCAATAAATGGCGTCCTTTATTCCCAGAAAATACAAAAGAAATTGAGTTTCAAAACAGTACTCCGTGCAGTTATTCCGCGGCACAATATATCATTCAAAAAGGTACGAACATTAACATGTCTATCAATGACATCAAAAAGTTACTTGTGAAACAATACGCCGATGTAATGAAAGAAAAAATGAAAACATTGATACAAGTATGGGAAAAGCAAGGAAAAAGTTTGCAAGCACAGGCATTGAATGACGGGTCAACAATAGAACAAGTTATTGAATCGGATAACTATTTTTTTAGTGATATTGATGCCGTTATGTTATTCAGTAATCTTAAAATTGGAGTGGTACTATACGCAAATACAAAATTAAAAACCCTGCCCGTAAAATCACGACATGTTCTTATTGGTAACAGGCCAATGAAAGAAAAACACTATTTTATGTACACTGAAAATAAAAATGAGATGTCTGCATATACACTTTTACGAAACCCTTTGTTACCCACAGATATCGACGAAAATGAAGTGCGTATTTCACCCGAATCTCTATAATCGAGACATTTCTATAAATATATCGATTACACCTTCATACACCCCATTTGATTCTCCCTCTTTGAGAAATACGATTCAAGGTCATTTGATATTTGCATGTTCATCTCAGTTAATGAATTTCTGCATTTTAATATTTCCGTTTCTGTTTTTGCCAATTGCACCGATACTTGTTGGCGTTTTGGATCAGTTTCATCAAGGGCAACAAGGTCATTAATCAAATCACGTGCATCTTTTATCGCGAACTGTTCCTTTATCATAAAGCCTTTTATTTCGGCAAAGACATTAATGGATGTGAGATATGGAAATGATTTACGAATATGCTCAGGAATTACAAACTGGTTCGTTTCTTTTATGTCACGAATAGTTGTTTCTGTTTCATCAATGATTTTTTCAAGTCTCGCATGTTCCTGAACAACAAATAACATTTTGCCCGAACTAAATTCAAGAAATGTTTGTAATTTGTCAAATCTATATGCAGAACCGCGATGAGATTCTGCTCGTGCATCAAGTTTAAGATAATTTACCACCGCTAATAGGAATGCAGTTATGCCATTAACACCACTTACAATAATATCTCCATATTGATAAGATTGGATTGATAGTGCAAGAATTCCAGAACAAATCGTCAGGAAAATAGAAGGTAACATAAGAACAGTAAGACGCTGTTCGCAATATGTTTTTGCTTCGGTGTATAATATTTTTTGTCCCCGTGAATATAGTGCAAGAACGTCACATATCATAGAATTATTTGTTGCATCGTCAATAAACATATTGTAATAGTGTTCTTCAACGGTTTTAAAATTGTATTTTCTTCCGGGTATTGGAATAAAGGTGTTTTCACGACGTTCATCTTCTGAAGTCTGTACTCCATTTTGAGACTGTGGCGCATTTGTTGGGACTGGTGTGGTATCATTTTCATCCGCTTCTCCCATTAATAATTATACAGTTCCATCGTTTATCTTAATTTACATATCAATTAATCAATGTGATATGTTGGAGGCATCATAAATATACTGTCTGTGTGTGTACATACCCCAATAAATAACATAACGCACATAATCCACATAACCGGAATAATATGGCGGCATTGTATTTGGTCATAATGAAAGTCATCTTCTTCTTCACACTCTATAATGTCAGCTTCAAGATCACATTCTTTATCAAACTCTTGTTGCAAATTCACTTTAATACTGTTCATAACAGGAACATCTTGTTGAAACGATCTTTTTTCTGGTGTACGTGGCGGTCGTTGTATTATATCAAACATATATAATACATGCGAATTGTTCATTTAACTACTTTGAATTGTGTATTTTATCTATTTTCAATATATAATGGAAGGGAAAGACGCAAAAAGAGATTTGAAGCTTACTAATCTGGAGACCGAAGATGTGTTTGAATCAGAGTCAGACTCAGAAGCACCACCAAAAACGCCTCAACGTTTTATAAAGGTAGAAGCAAAATACAAAGTACAAGACGATAGCATATGTGATAATGATGAACGTGCATGTAATCCAAGATCAAGAGACCGCGTATTTCATCGAGATACAAAACCAGTTTATATCGAACCCCTTAATGAAGGTAATACACGCAGTAGCAAATGTCCGTTCTCTGATGATGAGGACGATGGTGTATATATGGGTCGCATTCGTCCCATCGGTCATGATGGACGCCCTGTGAGACGATAAAAATATCTGATTATTGTATAAAAATGTCATCAAACAATGATAAACAAGTAGACATGAATGAATTGTCAAGTATTGTTGCACCTGAACAAATTGAAGTGAAACCAGCCCCAACGCCGGGATTTTTCGAAAGTATAGGAGTTGCTGTATCAAGCATTGTTAAATCAGGTGATTTGACAAAGGCGATGATCCGACCGATCAACATAAATGGTAAGCCTATGCGAAAATAAGTATGTACAACCACCATTTGTCATTATGCATTACACATATAATGACCAATAATATCATCAAACTTCATCCAGTCTATTTCTTGTTCTGTATCTTCAAACTCGTCTTCATCCACTTGTAGCCTGTCCAATAACATCTCCATTGCGTCGCGCGCAATCATATGTGATTCTTCCTCGTCAAATTGAGATTCCGCTTCGTCTACTTCCTGTAAGCGATCCCATTCATCTACCAAGAAATTATTCAGATTTTTGTACCAAGAGAGATTGGGATCAATGGTGACCACGTATTTCGGCCAAAACATCTTGTATATGATATCCTTTGCAACATCGTAACACATCTTGTCTGTAAACCCCATTGTATGATCTTATACATGTTAATATATTTATGTTATTGATTTGTACGATAAAATTGAATGGTTTGTATACAAAAACTTATTGTATACAAACCAAGAATACATACCAACAAACCAAGAATACATACCAACAAACCAAGAATACATACCAACAAACCAAGAATACATACCAACAAACCAAGAATACATACCAACAAACATTATGAATAACACGAACATCCAACGTATGTGGAAAGTCCTGCCAAAAAAGAGCAAACCCGCAAATGAACCAACTGTGCGCATACCCAAGAATCTGTGGAAACTGCCAAAATGCTACCGAATGGCTGTTGTGATGAAGCTGCCTGCTAAGAAGGAACCCATCAACCCGGGGTTGAGGAAGAAGAAAGGTTCAAAACGTAACCTGTCTATTGAGAGCCGCGAGCCAATATGCTATGAATCGAATATGATGTCAATCATGTCTTTCGCAAAAACATATAACGCATTTTACCAGTAATTTGATAATCAGCAATAAAATCAATAATGTCAACGCATTATTGATTTTTCATGCAAAATTGATCAAGATGTATGCAAAAAACTTATCACATATAAAAGAAATATACCAACGTACAAACATGAATACAACCAATATTCGAAACTTGTGGCGCGTAGCAACCACCAAGAAACCAACCAAGGATACGGACCCTCTTTCCGGAGGTATTGGACATCTTTGGAAACTTCCAACCGTCTACAAAGTAGCTGTGATCAAGAAGTCTGTCAATAATGCACCAGTAACCAAAAAAACCTCCGTTGAAAAAACCTGCTCCATATGTTATGAATCCATGACGTACGCCTCCGAAACCGCAATCGACAGCTGTGATCATACGTTCTGTGCACGATGCATCGTTCAATGGTCCGATAAATTTAACCTGACAGTTGAATCAGGCACATGCCCTATATGTCGCGCAAACTATACATGCATGCATCCCAAAAATAAGCCGTGTGGGACCTGTCAAGACTCTGATCATCCTACCAAACGATGTCCCCACAAGAAGCGCATGAAGGAACCCGGATTTCGCGAGCGCACCAGACTTGCAAACATTGATAGTAAGAATCGTGATATGATGATCGTTGGCATCGAGCTTACCAGAACGTATCGAGGACTCATACAAACAATCATGAATAAAGCCGTCAACCACGTATTGAAACATACAAACACCGATCCGGCTACGCCCGAGTTCGACGAAAAAATCAGCAGGCGCCTGGCAAAAACAACAGGAATCGAATTAGAAATTTATGATCGTTTGCTCGGATCAACGTGCAAATTCCTTAGGACTATCAATGGAAACATGAATTCTACTGTAAAGCGCATTAATTCATACCGTGGATCTCTGTGAAGCGTCCTTCTTATCAAAATGCGGATTGCTCCCGTATTTTTTTATATTATTATATGCCTCGTTGACTTCACGATAGATGTACGAATGACGTATATACAACTCAGTATATAATTCTGTACTCAGTAACCGACGTAGGGCAACTGGACCCATAAAGATCGTCGACATAGTTTCCACATATTGACGTTTTGGGTACAGTGTGATGCCAAGGAATAAAAGGTGCGTTAGTTCATTGATACGATTCTCCCAGAAATTTTGTTCTTGCTTGTGTAGTTTTTTATATAGCATATACAGTTTATATATTTCTTCTTGATATACAAGAGACGCATTGCGTGCCTGTTTCAATTTACATATTGATCCCATGCACGGGTGTTTCAAATGCATATATTCAACAAAGTATTGACCACAATACGGCTGATCGAGGAATTTATCATTCATGACCAAGAACTCCTGTAAAATATTATGCATTAAAACAATATGCGTATGTTTTTTGTATGTCACTTTATCGTTGTCACAATATTTCTCAGTGAATATAGTTTCATTTGTTTCATGAATATGACGTTGTATAATAGCAACTCGGTCAAGCATTGACAATTTCTCTATATCACCCATTATAACATACCTCGTATGTATTTGATCGGACAGAAACTTAATATGCTGAAATGGTTGTTTTGGCTCATCATGGAAAAAAACACTGAAATTATTCCAGATATAGTGTCTGCTATCAAACGGTCCTATTGTATCGTCTCTATACCCATCAAGCAGACCATTATGCCCCCAATAAATATAAAATGCAGTACGTACCTCTTCATTTTCAAAGCTGATCGACAAATATACCGGACACGGATATGTTTGATCGGCAAGTGATAACAGGGATTCATACACAGAATCAAATTGAAATTGATCAATTACATGATAAGGCACAATAGCGGTTACCATTGGATAACCATTCCTTATGAAGCTTTTCTTCGTATCTTTTCCCCAGTGAACACGCTTTTTTTGTTTTTTACAAAGTAAATTTTTAATCCATTTACACATCTATTAAAGTAGATGTGGAAAAATAAATACACCAACTTACATTCAGAAGTCCAGTTCGTAACCATCATCTTCCATGACACAATCCGCATCGGTGGACGTAAACGTATGTAAGTGATTCTTAAGGTGAACGGACTGTTCGCAATTATCGGCGTCATTTGTCAATGCATTTTCTACCTGTCTGCGCGAATCCTCATGCACATAACGTTCTGCCTCTTTTTCTTGCATTGCTTCCATATCAAGAACAACACCGTGCATCCCTGTCCCGAAATTACCAAGCTGTCCGAGCATAACTCCGGCCGAAACACCACGCGCATCGTCAAACTCACCATGTCGACTCGCTGCAAGCAACACCTCTGTATGTACTTCAAATGTTGACTTGGCAATCGGGCCAATATCGTCGTTCAAAATACCCGACCTGAAGATTGATACAAGGTTTTTGGTAAGCGCCATGCGATCGCATAATAGACTTAGATGGTGATAGTTGATACTCACACCACTGAACCCCATTACATCGACAAACTCGTCATGTATAAGCCGTCTCGCGGCCTCTATCCCAAGAACATCATGTACCTCTTTGATGTCATTGCTGACAGTTCGATAAGGGTCAATATAATCGAGACTAAGCGCATCCAATAGATTGGTACCCACAGTATCCATAACCCAAATGTCCTTTGCAGCCCAACCCGCTTCGGCAGGCACCATGTAATTCTGCATTTTGCGAACATTTACGTTCTTGATATTCGGGATGCCGCGCAGAACTACCGAATTTAACAACGTATCCTGAAAATTCCTCAGCAAATACAGGTCATCGGACATTGGTATAATATCGTCCTCGATCGCGGTTTGTTTTGTTTTCTTAAATAGCGCATTACTGACTCTCAGACGAAACACTAAATTGGATTCATTGTAATCTGTATATACACACTGAACCATTGAATCATATGCATTTGAGATTGCAAAATGGACATCATCCATGCTAATGTTGCGATCCAACATGCTGTCCGCGTCCATCTCCATACGAATCACCCATTTTGACTTATCAAATGGCTCCACTGCATCATCGCCGGCACAATCAGTCATAAGCGACTCGAAATCATTATATTGTGTGATTAGCGCTTTATCCGAATCAATTACCGAATCAGTGGGATCGAAACACACCTGCACTTGTTTCGTGATGTTGGCCAGTGACGTATGACCCAACATAGACGCGTAGTTTCGTGCCTTGTTCTGATCATGCTGCTCAAACTCATTAAGGAACACCGTGAGTGACGGTCCCTTGGGATTTTTCGTAAGACGCAATATCTCCTCAATTCTTGGCACACCGCGAGTAACATTGGACTTGGACGCTACACCCGCAAGATGGAAAGTATTCAGCGTCAATTGAGTAGTGGGCTCACCAATCGATTGCCCGGCAATCACCCCCACCATCTCACCCGGATGTACCAATGCCTCCTTGTAACGCAGTACCACATTCTCCAGAAGCATCACTAATCCCGCTCTATGGAACCTCTTCATAACCAGAAGTGAACGGGGCGTCAGGTAGAAGTAGTAAAGCGTCCTGAACAAGTCATTATCCTCCATGTAATGGAACGACCGAATGCGATCGTAATAATGCTCAATCAACTGGAACGCTTCCAAAGGCGTGATGTCAACCATGCTGGTAGCAGAGAGGTTCAGTTGGCCCGCCACATTGTTAATGAGATGATGGAACGATACCGGCACCTGTACACTGGACTCTCCTCTAAAATTGTGCACCGAGTTTACAATAATTCCACGCATATCAATCATCATTTCAATATACTTCTTGCACATCGCCTGCGCGTCCTTGATTTGCTTTCGCATACGTGTCTGCGAACCCTTGGTATATATCCCCGTAATTCCTTTACGATTCTCATGCACACCCACAATGTCGTAGTGCATGTAGATCTGCTCGGTGGTCATCTCCGTAAGAGGGAGGGTCTGGAACTCCACCTTGGTGGCATCAAACCCATCCTCGCCATACGCGAACTGCACAATTTTACCCTTGTTGTTGCGCACCGTCATGTCATATTCCACCTTGAGATCCTCCAGACCCTTGATCAATCTCCTCTGTATGTATCCTGTTTGCGACGTCTTGACAGCCGTATCAATAAGACCAATACGACCACCCATTGCATGGAAGAACAGCTCCGGTGCCGTGAGACCCGTGATATAGGAGTTTTCAATGAACCCGCGTGCCATAGGACTGTCGTCGTATCGGCTGAAATGGGGAAGTGTGCGGTCCTGAAACCCATAGGGTACTCGCTTGCCCTCTACGCTCGTCTGTCCCACACACGAAATCATCTGCGAAATGTTGACAAGAGACCCTTTAGCACCCGACTCCACAATCATCAAGAAGCGGTTCGACTTATCCAGTGACTCACGCCCAATCTTTCCAGCCTGCTCCGTAGCCTTGTTGAGAATGTTCGTGACCTGTGTCTCGAACTCAGCGATATTCGTATTCGCCGTGCTATTCTCAAAAGTTCCCATATGCACCTGGTTAATTAGCCCCTTCACCTGCTGCTTCTGATTGGTAATTGTTTCGACAATCCTTTCATTGGTCCGACGATTTGCCAACAAATCACTAATCCCCACGCTGTAAGAACTTGTTGTTATGTATTTTGTGATGATGTCCTGAAGATTATCGATAAACTTTGCCGCATTCATCGCCCCATAGTCATTGAAGATACGGTGAATAATCCCCTTCGATGAACTCCCCAGTACCGACTTTTCCATCTGTCCGCGAACATACTTGCCATTCACAATCTCCATGACATTGTTCGTGGTCTCGTAGTCCTCGCCGTCTCTGAACAGCTTAGTCTTGTACTTGAGGGTAATTGGCTGCATAATCTGCGTGATCATGTCGAAATTCTTAATGACACGATCATCTTCAAAGAATGCTCCCAAATCAACGTCCGCCACCGTTGCCATCATATTCATAGCATCCTTAGGCGAGAATTTCACATCCGGTCTCGTAAACCGGTAAGACCCAAGCATAGAATCTTGGAAAATCCCCACAATGGGAGAGCCGCTCGCCGGACTGACCATTTGATATGGAACATGCGCGAGCTGTTTTAGCTCGATCTCTGCAGCGGGGTTTTGCGGCATATGCATATTCATCTCATCGCCATCAAAATCAGCATTATATGGTTTGGTATCCGCCACATTCATCCTGAAAGTGTCGCCCTTTTTCATGACTTTTACGATGTGGCACATCATGGACATTCTGTGCAAACTGGGTTGACGGTTGAATAGGACGCCGTCGCCGTCCATCATATGTCGGTGGACGATGTCGCCATTTTCGAGGGAGATGGAATTGCGGTCGACGTATCGGAGGGAGATGTGGTCGCCGCCCTTGCGCTCGAGGATCTTGGCGCCGGGGTGCGTTTCGGGTCCGTTCTGGACGATTTTGGAGAGGAATGCGCGGTTTCGGTCGTTGACCACGACTGGCTTGGTGATGTTCATGGCCACCTTCAGGGGCACGCCGAGCTGCCGGATGGAGAGGGTGGGATCGCCCGTGATGACCGAGCGGGCGCTGAAGTCGACGCGCTTGCCCATGAGGTTGCCTCTGATGCGCCCGAACTTGGAGTTCAGGCGGTCGAACACGCTCTGGAGGACGCGGCCGCTGCGCTGCTGCATGGGAGCACTTCCCCTCAGCTTGTTGTTGCCGAGCATGGCGACGAAGTACTGGAGCACGTTCGTGAGCCCCTCTATGGCGCGCGGGTCCACGTCGTCTTTTAAGAGCTTTGCTTTGAGATCCAGATTGGTTCTGATGATGTTTGAGTAAATATGACTCATGTCATCTTCGCTTCTCGTCTGAGCATCATGCTTCACAGATGGTCTCACAGCGGGAGGGGCGACGGGAAGGGCGGTAAATATCATCCATTCTGGGCGGGAGAATACGGGGCTAAACCCCATGAAGTGGACATCGTCGTCAGAGATGCGTTTGAAGATTTTGATGAGCATTTCTGGTGTAACTTCAATGGTAGAGCTGGCGGCATCTTCGCCAGTTGGGTAGATGGCATTGATGGTGGCCATTCCCTCAACTTCGATTTTGGGAACTAAGCAGCCGCATCCCTCGCCGTGTTTTTCGCCACAGCTTTTGATTTTGGAGATGTTGGAAAGGACGTATTGCCAGCGCGCGGATGCGGGCATTTTGAGGGCGTGCATGTGGTCTTTTTTGGAGAGGAGAAGCTTGGAGCATCGCAGGCAGATGGATTTGAGGATTTTGAGAATGTCCTTGAGGTGCATTGCGTTGAGGACGGGGCGTGCGAGCTCGATGTGCCCGAAGTATCCTGGGCTGTCGATGTAAGTTTTGCCATCAGTGGGGCAAATGAGTCCGGGGTCAAGAACCCCCATGCGAGGGTCAAACAAACCTCCGACACGTGGGCGACTATTGGTTGCATAAGTATCTCTTGACACGACTTCGACGACGGAATTCCTTCGGATCTCTTCCGGAGAGAGCATTCCGAATTGAACGCCAATGATTCGTGACTTTTGTGGTTGCGGTGTCATCTCTTTGTTGCTATATTATTAGATATTTTGCTCTATATGGTTCAATTTTGAGTTCAATATGGTACTATAACTATTTAATGATATTTAGCGATGAAATGAATATAAAAATATCCAGACATATATTATAAGAATGACAAGTCGTCAAAAGAAAGAAATGTGCACATGCGGTAGTGGAAAGCCCGTTAATTATATTAAACCTGGTGATAAAATAGCATCGGCTTGCATAAAATGCAAACAAAAAGATTATATCAGTAAAACAAAGCGTGTATGTAAACACTGTGACTCAGGAAAGGTCCCTTCATTTGCATTTCCACCTAAGAAATCTGGCGAACGTTGCACCGAATGTAAATTAGAAGGAATGATTAATGTATCTGGACGTCGATGTAAGAACTGTGATTCAGGTCTCCAACCTTCTTATGGACTACCTGATGCAAAAACATCAACTCATTGCAGCAAATGTCGCACAACCGAGATGACAATGAATCGCGGTACATTCTGCAAGTGTGGATCCAAGAAACAAATGACATTTGGGTTGCCTGATGATGACAAGCCGTCGAAATGTATGGACTGTAAAGAAGACTATCATGTGGACATCCGCAATTCCAAGTGCAAATGTGGAAGCGGGTTGCGTATGCTATTTCGAAGGCCAGACGAAACCAAGCCTTATGCGTGTTCCAAATGCAAAAATGATGAAGATATCAATTATGGGTATAAATTCTGTAAGTGCGGAAGTGGACTACGTATGATTTTTCGAAGACCCAATGAAGCAACAACTTATGCATGTTCTTCATGTAAAAAAGAAGAAGACGTCAATTGCAGACATCCGCCATGTCATTGTGGATCTGGAAAACGTCAATCATTTAAAATACCCGGCACCAATCAAAGGTTTTGTCAAACATGTAAACCATACAATGTGATATACACAGACCATAAAGTATGTCCCGGGTCAATTAACTGTCCCGATGATATTTGTCCATATTACTGTCGCGGAAATCCAAAATACGATGACTATTGCACATTGTGCTTCCGGCAAAACTTCCCGGATGACCCACGCACGTTATCAATCAACACCAATCTCAAGGAGCTGCGCGTACAAAATACAATCAACGAGCATTTTGAAGGATTTGTCCATGATAGAGCCATGTATACGAGCCATTGCGATTGTACCATCAAGAGGCGCATTGATCACCGTAAGCTCATTGGGGGTACACTCTTGGCGATTGAGACTGACGAAAACCAACACAAGTCATATGATGACATGGACGAACAGACGAGGTACGACGACCTTTACATGGCCCACAGCGGTAAGTGGGTGTATATCCGCTTCAACCCTGATGGGTTTTACGCACCCGACGGAACACGACACAACCCAGCATTGGAAACGCGCTTCGATAGACTCATTGCGGAGATCAATAAGCAAGTCGAGCGCATCGAGAAGGAAGAAAATACGGAATTGGTAGAGCGCATCTATCTGTATTACGATGGGTGGGAGGAATCAGTATAAAGATGTGCATAAACTGAAACAAACTTCCTAATAAGCTACTTTATTTGCATATGTGTAAATAAAGAGCATTTCGACATCTTACTTCAAAAATACCGCATCTAATTCGGGTATACATCCCTGGTCAAACTTCGTAAAACAGTTGACATTTGTACAGACAACCGTCTTATGTTCGCCCCTGTAAAATAACAGGGAACTGTTTTTGATTCGCAACGTATACGACATATAGACACCGAATTCGTTTATCTTGCAAATAATGATATTCAAAAACATCCCGCTATACCCAGTGACGTAATATTCCAGTGTAATTGGCCCTTGTTCTTCAATCATGTTGCTCATGACTTGAAGAAGTCGGAACTTGATGTCTGTATACTGGTTCTTTTTGTCCTTCTTGGTCACACTGAGACATTTGGACGACAGAAAGTCGAGATCGGCAGGGATGAATGGAGCAGTAAGACCGTCAATATCCTTTTTATTTTTTAAATATATGTATTTGAGAAGATAGTGACATACGCAGTCCGACAGACGCCGTATGGGAGAGGTAAAATGACAATATTCGGGCATACCCACCAGGTCATGCGAGCTTACTTTGGACAAATAGTCGGCGGTAATGCCGTCAGTAATGATCCGTTGAATCATTTCCTCCCCTGTCATATCATTCGCTATTTCGCCGAGCCACTCTTTCGCCTGACACGTCCTGAATATTCCAAAGTTTAAAGTGTTTTTTAAGTACTCGCCCACAAAGGAGTTTGCAAATATCGCGAATTCAGCGATCATCTGTTTCATCATCTTTTCCTCGTCACTGTCTCGGTAAAGATAGGCATGGCCATTGTCATAACAAACATGCGCAGGTGAGAGTTCATTCAACTTAACGCCTTTGGTCTTCTTCCCGCGATGTATCTGAAGTTGCTCGCTTATTTGAAGCCCGATTTTCAACGCGTCCAGATCATGCACAGAGGCTTGTTTGTATGAAAATGCGTGCGCGCGCTTCACCAGAACTTTGCCAAATACCAGTTTGACTTCGCCCTGGGGCTTGTATGTGTCCTTATTGATTTCAGTGATTACTGATATTGTGTGCTTCATCTCATTCTCGCCCTGTAAGCTCACCATTTTCAATACTTGTTCAGGTATCATATGAATAGGCTTTCGATTGGACATATACTTGGTGGTTGTTCGCTGAACAATGGATACCCATAGATCGGAATGCAGTCGTATAAACTCGGTAGGATCGGCGATATGAATTGCCAAATATAGAAGATCTCGGTCGGTATATACACTGAACGCATCGTCCGCATCCTCGCACCCCTCGGGGTCAATGCTATACACGTCATACTCAGTAAAATCATAACGTTCGTCCAGTGGTATGGAATAGTCATGCGGTTCCGCTATATGTGCGGTTAGTTCCATATCCCGCGATTCATTGCGTCTTGGACCATATAGCGGTTCAATGTAAGTGGTGTAATTCGTTTCGAAAATATTGTTTGTCATATATGTGAGATGACAAAACATTTAAATGCATTCGTGGAAAATATTGTTTCGTACAATTGTTTAATATTTCACATAAATCTGTATAAAACGTCGGATACGTATGGTTATAACGATGATACCTATATACAAATTGGTAGACTGGATAGATAATTGTAGAGACGAATGGTCTAAGTGTGTCAATTGGGACTTGCCGCCCTATTTTGAATTAGACCCACTAAGAATCCATGTGATGAAATTGGCGGAAGGGTATAATATTATGCTTCCCAAAAATGACCTCAATCTTCTTGAAAACGCTACCCAATTCTACTGCGTAGACCAAAACGTTAAAACTGTCAAGGCAGAAGAGTTTGATATAATTACATGGTTCCTTTTAAACTACAACCCTCATGGGGTTTCAATGTTAGAAAAAAATCCGGAATACATTAATTGGAGCCCGTTATCTCAAAACCCTGCGGCGGTGCATCTTCTTGAGAAGAATATCGATAAGATCGATTGGCTAATGATTTCTTCTAACCGCAATGCGATCCGCATAATTGAGCAAAATCTTGATAAAATATGCTGGAAAGCATTGTCATGCAATCCGGGCGCATTGGACCTACTTAAGAATAATCGCAAGAACATTTATTGGCCACTTCTGTCGGAAAATCCAGCAGCATTTCAATTGGATAAAAAGGCGATGCTCTGTCAAATGCAACCAATTGCAAAAGAACTTACAGAAAGGGTATATCATCCCGAACGTGTGCAGCGGATCAAAAATCAATATAACTATGATATTTTGGAAGAAGAATACGTTACTTCCGACGCCACATCCATATAAATATTTCATTGCGGTATATATAGCTCAATGAACCCCATTTTTAAGATACCGGATTGGATGGCTGGTATGGAACGTACCGAAATTGTGATGGGGGCACTGTCTGCGAATCCAGGTGCAATACCCATTATCGAGAAAAACATGGATATAGTGGACTGGAAAGCGCTCTCAAGGAATCCCGCTGCGATCCACATACTCGAGAAAAACATGGACAAAGTTCATTGGCCCAGTCTCAGTGGAAACCCTGGAGCCCGCCGCCTGTTAGAACAGAACCTCGACAAGGTGAACTGGTACAAGCTGTCTGAAAATTCGGGCGCAATGCGCATTTTGGAGAAACACCCTGACAAGATAAAGTGGGCGTACCTGTCCAAGAACCCGGCAGCGGTGCCCATGCTCGAGAGGTACTACGAAAAGATATTCTGGCCCAATCTCTCTGGTAATCCCGCAGCTATTCATCTATTGGCTAAAAATATGGAGAAGGTGTCCTGGAGCGGCCTGTCGGCAAATCCGGGTGCAATGCGACTACTGCTTAAAAACATGCATATGATCGACTGGTTTAACTTTGCTCTGAACAACCCACTTGCGCCGCTATACATTGATCTCATACTGGAGTACGGTCACGGGTACTCTATGTTACACTTATTAGAAAACCCTCTAATGCTTGATCTTAATGGTACCGAAATGCATAAACAGATGAAGCCGATTGCAGAGGAAATCATTGCAAAGGCTCTGCACCCTAATCGCGTAAGACGTAATATGGAGCAATATAGGTATAATATACTGGTTGATGAATATATACATGACGATTGATATAAATATTTTATTGTACTATATATTAGTATGAATCAACCTATTTTTAAATTACCTGTATGGGCAGAAGACACATTTCATAATGATTTTCGAACAAGACGCTTGATGATGGAATTTTTATGCGAAAATCCTGCAGCCATATCCATACTTGAAAACAATTTGGATTGTGTACATTGGGACCTACTCTCTAAGAACCCCGCAGCAATACACATATTGGAGAAACATTTGGGGTATGTTAATTGGGATCGATTATCTGGAAACCCAGCAGCCATGCACCTTTTGATGAAAAGAATAGACTATGTTAATTGGTCGATATTAAGCGGTAATCCATCAGCCATCCGCATATTGGAATTAAACATGCACTTGATAAACTGGTACGTATTGTCTGAAAATCCTGCAGCCATTCGTATTATTGAGAAGAACCTTGACAAAGTGAAGTGGCAATGTTTATCAAAAAACCCATGCGCAATCCACCTTTTGGAGCAACATCCCGACAAGATCTATTGGCCAAACCTTTCCGGGAACCCCGCTGCCATGAAGCTACTGATGAAAAATCCTGATAAAATAGATTGGTCAGCTTTCTCTCAAAACCCCGCGGCAATAAATATGTTATTAAAGAATCGTGACCGTATAGACTGGACAAATTTTGTAATAAGTAACCCTATTGCGCCTCTATACTATTATATAATACCCAAAGACGGTATTCTATTACCCTATTTGTATTCCCTAAGAAGTCCATATGGTTTGACGCCTGATTATGCCGCAATGTCAGGAAAGGTACCTATATTTACGCAAGACCTAATGAAATGTGTATTTCATCCTAAGCGGTTACGCATGAATTTGGAACGGTATGACTATGACATATTAGAGGAGATATATACAAAAGATGATTGATATAGAAACTGCGTAATGCAGTGTCTATATATGGATTTTTCACAGACTACAAGTGTCCGGTTTAAACCTACCACCAAAGAAGAATTGAAGAAGGCAGTTGACTTGTGGTGTCTCGATAGAGAGGCTGGTATGAAAAATTACGGTAACATATCCACATGGGACACCTCTCTCATTACAAATATGGCACACCTGTTTGAAGATAAATCCGAGTTCAATGACCCTATTAATGATTGGAACGTGTCCAATGTAACAGATATGATGTATATGTTCACCCATGCTACGAAGTTTAATCAGCCACTTGATAAATGGAACACTTCAAAAGTGAATGATATGTCTTCTATGTTTGCAAGCGCACATGCATTCAACCAGCCTATAGGAATGTGGAATACGTCAAAAGTAACTTCATGTTCTGACATGTTTTTGTACGCATTGTCATTTAATCAAGACATCAATGATTGGTGCACGGGTTCGTTGATATGGCATGAATGCATGTTTGATGAGGCAAAAAGCTTCGACGTCAAGAAAAATGCCGAATGGTATGCGTGCATCATTCGGAACTGGAGATGATCAACTAATATAGAACCAATGCTTCATTTACGTCAATGGAATTCTTATCGACCAAAATCGAGAATGTTGTAACAGAGTCTACGATATTCAAACCGACGGGCTACTTGGAACTGAGATATGCGATTGATGAATGGGGAAGAGATAAAAATGCCGCGGAAAAAAAATATGGTCATATATCTGATTGGGATACGTCTCTAATCGACACTATGATTGGACTTTTCAGAAAAAGGAAGGGTTTTAATGAGGACATTCGACGATGGGATGTATCCAATGTAACTGATATGACGAATATGTTTGATGGCGCAAAGTCATTCAACCAACCCATTGGCGACTGGAACACAAGCAAGGTAAGAAAAACGAGAAACATGTTCCTGAATGCATGTTCATTCAACCAACCCATCAATAACTGGGACGTGTCCAATGTTGTAGACATGACCGATATGTTTTGGGGCGCAAAAGCTTTTAATCAACCGTTGGATAAGTGGAATACTTCACAGGTGATAAAATTCACGGGTATGTTCCGTAATGCGAAAATGTTCAATGGTGCCATTGAGACATGGAACGTGAATGCCGCGCAATATATGGATTCAATGTTTGAAGGTGCAGTAAGATTCAACCAGCCACTTAATGGATGGAACCCGAAATGTGTTCAAGATTTCGAAAGCATGTTTAACGGGGCATCACGGTTCAATCAGCCTCTGGATACGTGGAAATCTCCGCGCGCATACAAAATGGCGTATATGTTTAAAAATGCCGAAGCGTTTAACCAGTGTCTAAATGATTGGGACGTTAACAATGTGTTACATATGTCTTCTATGTTCGAAAATGCATCAGCGTTTGATATACAAAATGCCTTATGGTATGTACCTCAAATTCGTAAGATTGGCGGTTTCATACATCATGAAGAGCTGGAACGTATGAATAACCGTGATAGAACGGTGTAGAAAAAGGTTTATAGTCGGATAAACCATGGATTTCTTGCCAGGCGAAACTATAAATACCGTGACAGACTATGTAATTTACACCTTTGGACATTTAAGGAGCTAAAAATACAGTAAATATATGGCGCGAAGATAGAAACGCCATGCTTATGATATACAGTCATATTTCTATATGGCACGCCTATTTGAGGATAAAAACGAATTCAAAATACCGGTCACATGGGTAGATTAGTACTGGATTACTTTGATTACTAAGCGCAGTTCAGATAGGTTATATTGACGTCCTGCTCGGACCCGGACTCGATAGGTGCTTGCTTTATCGATACAAAGGGTCTGTGATGTATTTGCGTTTTCGACCAGTCTGTGTGCCGAAGGTCCAAATGCCATATGAAGAAGTTCTCCTTTTTGCACACTTCGAGTATCAATATCCACAGTTGCCAAACTATTTGCAGCAATAGGAGATTCCAATTGGTCGCTTCCTACCATTTCAAATATGATCCAATTGTCTTGTCCTGCACTCTCGGTTTTCATGTCTCCATGAAAATACAATTCCACATATGCTCCATTTAGACCGATTGTTGCATCCGAAAACGTGATACCCGCACTACCGCCTGTCCCGTCCATAAAACGCTGCTTCCCGTTATTGGTTGTCAAGTTGTTGTCATAATCCAAATAGGTTGTAAATGGTTCTGAATCAGTCATTTCTAAATCACTAAAAAAAAGAGTAGCGGTTTCTATTTGCGTTTCTCCAGCAGGTCCAGCAGGTCCAGCAGGTCCAGCAGGTCCAGCAGGTCCAGCAGGTCCAGCAGGTCCGGCGCCTGGAACACAGCATGCGCGTGTTCGAATATAATGTTCGTATGATATTGACATAGTATTTATATACTATCGTTAGAAAACTTATGTCTAACGATAAAACTCAATCGCAAAATGTCTTTCTGTATGAATACTGATATATTCGACCAAATATTGGAAACTGGTTTGTTACCCTATCAATATGTTTGATAATCCATATGTATTTCGTATAACACCATCGTGAGATGTATATACAAAAACTCAAAAACTATATTATACTAAGTACATAAAAGAAGAAGTTTGTGTATTGGTAACCATATGAATAACCTTCCAGACGAACTTATAGATGCAGTAAAGGGGTTTGTTATTTTCAAACCATCCTGTTATAATATTTTACAGTCCGCTGTAGACTTATGGTGTCAAGATCGTGAAGAAGCGATTAACAAATATGGTCACATATCGTTATGGGACACATCCTTAATTACGGATATGCAACAATTATTCCTTGATCAAAGAAATTTTAATGATGATATATCAAATTGGAACGTGAGTTCGGTTACTGATATGAATAATATGTTCCGTGGCGCCGTTATATTCAACCAGCCCATAGGAAAATGGGATGTCAGTTCAGTTACCAACATGCATGACATGTTCCGGAGTGCAGAGGCTTTCAATCAGCCCCTGGACAACTGGAATGTCAGTTCAGTAACTGATATGAGTAGAATGTTCAGCTGTGCACTGTCGTTCAATCAGCCCATAGGTAACTGGGATGTCAGCTCAGTGATTTACATGCATGAGATGTTCAGAGAAACCAATGCGTTCAACCAACCTATAGGGGATTGGGATATGAAGTCCGTTATTGAGATACCCGGAATGTTCTATGGAGCAGAGGCTTTCAATCAACCCATAGGAAAATGGGATGTCAGTTCTGTCACTGATATGAGCGACATGTTCAGCAACGCACCTGTTTTTAATCAGCCTATAGGGGATTGGAATGTCAGCTCAGTGAATTGCATGTCTTCGATGTTTAATGGTGCCAATAAATTTAACCAGCCTCTGGAACACTGGGATGTGAGCAAGGTCCTCGATATGGATTACATGTTCCGACATGCATCTGCATTCAATCATCCCATAGGATGTTGGAATGTGAGTTCAGTTACTTGTATGGAGGGTATGTTTAGTTTTGCATCTGTATTCAATCAACCCATAGGAGAATGGAATGTGAGTTCAGTGATCGACATGAACAGTATGTTCAAGCATACCCAATCATTCAACCAACCTCTGGAAAATTGGGATGTTAGTTCGGTTACTGACATGTGTTCAATGTTCAACGGCGCCATTGTCTTCAACCAACCTCTGGACAACTGGAATGTCAGCTCTGTAAAAGTTATGAAATACATGTTCAGTCAAGCCATTTCATTTAACCAGCCCATAGGAAATTGGGATGTTAGTTCGGTTACTGACATGCGTTCAATGTTCGACGGCGCCATTGTCTTCAACCAACCTCTGGACAACTGGAATGTCAGCTCTGTCACTAACATAAGTAGCCTGTTCAAGAATACCAAGACCTTCAACCAGCCCCTTAATAGCTGGATTGTAAACTCTGTCACTAACATGCATAGCGTGTTCAGATATGCTTTGGCCTTCAACCAGCCACTGAACAACTGGGACGTGAGCTCAGTGATTATCATGAGGTACATGTTCAACAATGCCGTAAGATTCAACCAACCACTGGACAACTGGAATGTCAGCTCCGTGATTGGTATGAGCGGCATGTTCAATGGTGCTCGGGCATTCAACCAACCACTGGACAACTGGAATGTCAGCTCTGTAATGGACATGGATGCTATGTTCTGGAGCGCCCGGGCATTCAACCAACCGCTGGACAAGTGGAATGTAAGTTCCGTAACTAACATGAGAACCATGTTCGGAGATACCCATGCATTCAACCAGCCCCTTAATAACTGGAATGTGGGCTCCGTGACTAACATGAACGGTATGTTCGGCAGTGCCAGGGTATTTAACCAGCCCCTTAACAACTGGGACGTAAGCTCAGTAACAGATATGAAATACATGTTCTGGGATGCTGATATGTTCAACCAGTGTTTGAAGAATTGGAATATGCAACAGGTGAAATATAATTTATTCTACGTAATATTCAACGATTTTAATCTTCAAAAACGATGTATGCCTCAATTGGGCTAATATTATTGAAAAATGTATAAACACAATATGATGGTTATATCAAGCCAAAATGAATAACCTTCCGGACGAACTTATAAAGGTAGTAAAAGATTTTGTTATTTTCAAACCAACCATCAAACATGAATTGAAACAAGCCGTGGATTTATGGTGCGATGACAAAGATGCCGCAAAGGCAAAATATGGAGATATTTCGATATGGGACACCTCCTTGATTATAGATATGGAAAGACTGTTCGAAAACAAACACTCATTTAACGACAATATCAACAGATGGGACGTATCAAATGTATTGTCTATGGACGGGATGTTTCGGGAGGCGCGCGCATTTAATCAACCATTGGATAAATGGAATGTATCGAAGGTGACAAATATGTGGGGGATGTTTCGGGAGGCGCGCGCATTCAATCAGCCATTAAATAGTTGGAATACCTCAAATGTTAAAAAGATGGCACTCATGTTCCATGACACACAGCATTTCAATCAGCCATTGGATAAATGGAATACTTCCAATGTAGAAAATATGACCGGAATGTTTTGTTTGGCCGAAAAATTCAACCAACCGATTGGAATGTGGAATACGTCAAATGTCTCTGACATGAGCTTCATGTTCAGGGAAGCATCTTCATTTAATCAACCCTTGAACGACTGGGATACTTCTCAGGTATGGTCCATGTGTTGTATGTTTCTTGAAGCGGTTTCATTCAATCAGCCATTAGACAAATGGGACATTGATAATGTCCTCGACTATAATTGTATGCTCGGGTTTGCCATATCCTTCAAACAGTCATTGGATGCATGGAACCTACCACGTAAAGATCTTGATGATATATTTCGAGATCCTTATCACTATAAACGGTATAATACATAACAAATATAAAGTTATTTGTTTGGTCATAACATGTCGAATGTATCAGCAAATGGTTTGAAAATGATACCAAATATTTTATCATCAAAGGGACCTGTAACCAATTATAGGTACCGAAATGCCCCAACAGAATATTTTGCCCCATTCAGTATAATACAGCATATGGTAGATACAATAAACGTACCCGGTAATGGTCCGCAAATTATCTTTATTCGCAATGGATCCACCCCATTAACGCGCGATTTGGATTTGTTTGCGTCCTATATACACATTCTGAAACACCCAGTTGTATTAATTACAAGTGACGGAGACCGTCCCGTACCTTCAAGCTACTCAACAGATACTGTAACGACCATCTTGGAATCCAATTATATCGTAAAATGGTATACGCAAAATTATGACCAAACAGTACAACATTATAAATTACGACATATACCCATTGGATTTGATTTTCATACACCAGATCTTTATGTAAACAAATCGTTATTGGATAAAGTTAAGTGTATGTACAATATCCGTAATGCAAACACTGTAAAGATACGCAATAAAATTTTCACTGATACGCACCATAGTATAACTCACCCGGAACGAAAAAAACTTCGGGATATTGTCTCAAACTGTCATTATTTTGTGTTAAGTACTGACAGAATGTCATTTGATGAGATAACGAAAGAATATAACAAATATCAGTTTGTATTATCTCCTCGCGGAAGTGGTCTGGATACACATCGAACATGGGAAATTATTTTCACAGGCAGTATTGTTATTACCAAAACATCTCCACTTGACAATATGTTTATCAAACATAACTTGCCTGTTGTTATTTTACAGGATTGGGAAGAATTAACGGATAATCTTGAGGACAAAATGAAACAGTGGTATGATGAACATATTGATAAAACCAGGTTTGATAATATAGATAAACGGCTGAGTTTTCAGTATTGGGTTAATACATAACCGTTATTAACTCATACTAAGACTTCTATATGTTACCATATAATTATGACAACATATTCAAAAACATGTCTTACAGAAACAATGTGCGGAGACTATACCCGATATTATTTACAAACATGTGATTACCAAATACTCGGCTATAAATACGAACCAAATCCTGATAGAACATGCGTTCGACAGATAGAAGGCAACTATTGTTCAGATTGTGTAATCCTTATGGACTGTTGTGCACGTACCAATATGGATTGTTGCCAACGTATTATAACCGCAATACCGTCAACAGTACCGTCCAATGTACCTACATCAATGCCCAGTTATTTCTGTAATAACAAAGCAATCGAGGTGTCAGATAATACATGCGGCACATTTCAAATATTGCGCTCGAAGATTATACACAGGACAGATGGGGGCAATATGTTATGTTGTTCTGAACATGCAGAATTTTGCTGTGAACATAGTTACATGCTATTTGTGTTTATTGGCGGAATGCTAATGCTAACAGCAATGGTATTTCATATTGTTATTTATTTGTTGCATGATCCAGAAAGGAACAAACAACGTGTAGTACCACTTAATAACATTCTCCCACAATAGACGACCCATTTTGACAATGAGGAAAATAGTATAAAAGCTTTTAGGAATATATTACAACTATTTTATGTCCCAACCCAAAATAAAAGGTGCCAGAAAACCTCGTACATGCAAAAATTGCGGGGCACATAGATCATCAAACTTTGGGTTTGCTGGCGAAAAACCTACTCATTGTACCGCTTGTCGAATGCCTGGTCAAATAAATGTATATAAGAAAACTTGCAGCTGTGGAAGTGGCATAGCATGTACATATAAAGAACCAAATGGTGGTACAAAACGTTACTGTACACGTTGTAAACCTGAATTTGCTGATCATTGGTCGAAAACCGGCCGTTTATGTGCATGCGGATCAGGTAAACGAATGGTTCATGGTACCCAAGAAGACGATATTCCGACTTCTTGCGATTCATGCAAAAAAGAAGAGCATACCAAGTGCTTTCGAAACATACGTACATGCAGATTATGCGATGCCGGTGTCCAGGCAAACTATGCTCTCAAAGGCACAACTACGCGCATTGCATGCAAATCATGTGCAATGAAGGATAACTTTGAAGATTATGTATTATCAAGCAGACCGCCATGTGTTTGTGGTTCTGGATTACATAGGAGTCATGCCATTGGGAAAAGTTGGGCACTTGTTGCATGTCGTGCATGCAAAACAGATGATCATTGGTCTCCATCTGCCGTTCGATCGGCAAAAAGACGAGCCGCATTAAAAGCAAAAAAAATAGAAGCCATGGCAAATATAGAATTAACAGATTGAAACAACAGTACTCGGTAAATACAAGAAAATTGATTGTATTTTAACATATATAGTATCTTTAAAAGAAGATATGTTCAAAAAAACTGATAAAGACGGCGTTAAACGCAGACGCATTCATGAGTCAAGTGATGAAAGTAGCATTGGGACCTCATCATCTGAAGAAAGTGAAGAAGAAAGTGAAGAAAGCGATGAGGAGAGTGAAGAAAGTGCTGAAGGAAGTAGTGATGAAAGTAACGACGAAGATGTTATAGAAATTCTGGAGGGTGATTCAGACTCTGATAGTGATTATGTACCAAAAAAACAACGTAATAAAGAAAAAGAATTGGAACGAGACGAACAATTAGACCATGCAAAGATCCAACAAGTAATTGCAGACATATTCAAATCAAAGTACATGGACAATAAAATAGCAGAAACAAAGAAAAAAGATAAAAAGGCATTGAAATCTCCACGTAGCACAAAAAAAGAATATACCAGAAGAAAACGTGGAGGAAGTCGTGTAAAGCTTAACGAACCTCAAAGTGACTCTGATGATGCACCACCAAGAAGAAAACGTGGAGGAAGTCGCGCAAAACTTGACGAAAAACAAAGTGAATCAGAAGAAGAAAACGAATTTGTTGATGAAGATGAGGAAAGTGACCAAGAAGAAGGAGGCATTAGCATTCTACTACTTGGTGGAGAGCCGGAACAAGAATCGTATGACGAAAGTGATGATAAGTATGATGTAGAGAGTGATGATGAAAAGGTATTCATGAAGGAAAAATATGAGCCAATTGAAGTACCGGAAGACGCAAAACCCAAAGCCCGCAAGCGACGTCCAAAGCCAACGGAAGAAGTTGACGACAAGGACAAAGAAGAGGATGTTGAGATTGAGTATGCCGAGCTGGTGGAGACAAAGAAGACGCTGTCCGAGCAGCTGAAGAAAAAACCCAAGAGCAAGGTCCTCAAGAAGGCCGTTCACGACTGTGATCGCCAGATCAAAAAGCTCGTGAAGAGCAGTCGTATCAAGAATGCAAAGAAGTATCACAAACTTACGCACGAGGACAAGAAGAATATGGACGAGACGTCCTATTTCAAGACCAAGCTGTCCAACAAGGAGCAAATGCGCGTGATTCGAGACCTGAAAGAGGTGAACTCCTGCATCGACATCGACAAGCCTTACCGACTGGCACTACTCGAGTCGAATATGCCCGCAAAGACCAAAGCAGTTGCCCTACAGAAGCTCAATATTCTGAATACGATGGAGCCAGGCGACCCCGAATACCATAAGCTGCGCCACTGGGTAGACGCGTTCATGCGCATTCCCTTCAACAACTACAATACATTCTCGGTGAGTATATCCGATGGCATTGATCGCTGTCATGACTTCATGCTCAATGCAAAACAAACATTGGATCGCTGTGTGTATGGTTTGAATGATGCAAAGCTCCAGATCATGCAACTCGTGGGTCAGTGGGTGGCGAACCCAAAATCCGTGGGCTCAGCGATTGCAATCAAGGGACCAATGGGAACGGGCAAGACTACGCTGGTCAAGGAGGGTATCTCCCAAATTCTGGGGCGCGAGTTTGCGTTCATTGCACTGGGCGGCAACAGCGACGCCAGCTTTCTGGAAGGTCATAGCTATACCTACGAGGGGTCCTCCTGGGGGAAAATCGTGCAGATCCTCATGGACGCCAAGTGCATGAACCCGGTCATCTACTTTGACGAGCTCGACAAAATCAGTGATACTGCGAAAGGTGAGGAAATTGTCAGCATGCTCATTCATCTTACGGACGTTGCACAGAATACCGAGTTCCGTGACAAGTTCTTCGCAGAGGCCGCGATTGACCTCAGCAAGGTGCTGTTCCTATTCTCGTACAACGACGAAACAAAGGTAAATCCCATCCTCCGAGACAGAATGTACAGCATTCAGACAAAGGGTTATGAGTCCAAAGAGAAGCTCATCATCGCTCGCGATCACTTGCTGCCTAAGATTCGCGAACAGGTGAACTTCAAAGAAGAGGATGTTATCATTCCGGATGAAACCATCATGCACATTGTCTCCAGTGAGGGTCTGACGCATAAAGAAGCAGGCGTGAGAAACCTAAAACGGTGTCTCGAGATTATCTACACGAAGCTCAACCTGTTCCGGTTGGTAAAGCGGGATGAAAACATATTCAAGAAGGACATTGACATTGACGTAGAGTTCCCATTCACAGTTACAAAGGACCATGTAGAAATCTTTATCAAAAACAATGATCGTTTGAACCCGAGTCTCTTTGGACTGTATGTTTAAACCATATGCAGTAATTGCATATGATTCTAATGTAATTTACAACTCAACTGGCATACCCGTTGCATTTCCACCACGGCTGGTGAGAAGGTGTTCCATTTTTTTCGTTAAGATAAGGTTTCCGCCCGTATTCGTAAGACCGGAAGTAGGGGGAGCATCGCGACTTCCATCTGCCTTTGAAAACATATCAAGTGGTTCATTGATGTTAAGATCAGCGCCGTGTTTCGTTTTATCGTCGTCATAATCGGGGGTATCAACCTGCGTTTCAGTCTCCTCCGGTTTCGCCTTTGCAAACAACATGTCCGCAAAAGGAATGTTTTCCCGACATTCCACGCATGTGGTTAGTAGTATAGCGATAACAAGCAATCCAATTACAATCCAGTTTCCCATTGTATAGACATTTATTAGAAAATATCGTTGTATACTTGCGGATTTACAGTGCGATACATCTCTTGGAAGGTTTCGTGATCTCGACCATATTTTACGTGGAGAACCCCATCTCTTACATTGTATCGAAACCACCATTTTATTAACAGTTTACGCCACCAGCTACTAAAATCTCGTGCACTCTGCATAAAATTTCCTGATCGTATAACATCCTGCTTCCACCAAATGGTAAATGCGATCAATAGTATAAAAAATATCAATGTAAGCATTTGTATATTATACGGTCCTAAAATAGCATAAAGGTGGTAACATAATTTATATAAATGAATAGGCAACAGCGCGCTCAACTTAACCGAATGATCGAAGAATCCGGGGCAGCCAACAATACGTCACTTATTCGCGAAAAACAGCACAGTTTTCAAATTGAGAACGATATTAAAACAATCAATAGGATCGTGAAAGAAAACCCAAGCGCATCTGATGATGAAATCCGCTTAATGTGTTCTTCAGAGGCATTGTTTTTATTTTCTAATTACACTCCAATTTTCAACAAGGCTATCGCACAAGAACTAAACATGGACATAATGTCAGAGTTATTAAAGACACTACGGGCCATTGAAACGGGTCAACTTGACCAACATGAGGCATCCGTTAGGGCTGGTCAGATTCTAAAGGAGTTGTATGTAGATAGTGCCCTACGCAGATCTGAAAAAATCAATAAAGACGACGACGATGAACCAGAACCACTCAATCAAGGTAAAGAGATGTCATGGAGTGACTTCAAAAAAAGGTCAAAAAGCACATAAATACGATAACCGTTTTATATTATATGGTTATCGTAATACCACACGCATTATTTAGCATTGCTGTAAGTAACCCTGATCTTCGCCATAAATATGAGGAAATGGCTAAGAAACATAATAGCTCAATTCTAACCCAAAAATATCCGGACGCAGGCATTGATCTATACGTACCAAAAGATTACACATTCAATGTGCCGAATAAAACTACAATGATTGACATGGAAATTATTGGGGTTATGCATACATACAACGTAGATACCGATGATTATAGCCCATCTGGGTATTATATGTTTCCACGGTCATCTATTAGCAAAACACCTCTTATGCTTGCAAATCATACAGGAATTATTGATTCTGGGTATCGCGGCAACCTATTAGGAGGGTTCCGTTGGCTTAAATATGACGACGACGAAAGTTATTGCGTAAAAGGGGGAACGCGTTTATTACAGGTATGTCACCCCGGTCTACTGCCCATTCTTATTGAAATTGTGAACCCATGCGATCTTGATACAACTGACCGGGGATCTGGTGGGTTTGGCTCAACCGGCATTTAAGCAATTTTCTACATGTAATGTAACCGACTATGAATGATGGCATTACCGTATATAGAGGAAGGCGGTTCGACAATTATAATAGAAGACAAATTCAAAAGGTTCTTGTTTTAGATCTCGACGATACGTTGGGATCTTTTTCGCATTTACATATTTTATGGACAGGTATACTCAAGTGTAATAAAGGGAATATTGATAAGGCACGCATATTCACGCGTTTGTTTTCACTATATCCCGAGTTTTTACGTGATAATATACGAGACGTTCTAAGAGAGATGAAGGCGCATAAACAAAAGGATACTAAAATTTTTCTTTATACAAATAACCAATGTCAAACGCCCGGATGGGTAGATAGCGTGGTGCAATACATAGAAGATATTTCTGAAACGCCCGAACTATTTGACCAATTCGTGAGAGCATTTAAAATTAAAAACTGTGTTGTCGAACCAAAGAGAACATCCATGAGTAAAAGTCTGGATGATCTAATTAATTGTACATCAATTACAAAGCCAGTAGAAATTTGCTTTATAGATGATCGATATTATCCTAACATGATACATGACAACGTATATTACATACATCCTGTTGCATATTATCATTCGTTATCCATTAAAAATATTATTGATAGATACGTCAAATCTTCACTTGGCAATGAGATGAGGGCACAAAGTACCGTAAGCAAGAATTATAAGGAGTTTATTACCGATTGGTTTGAATTCAATAATGCCGGGAGGTACGTGCAAAATTCATACACGCCCTCGTCAATGCGGGATGTCACAACAAAACTTATATTCCATATAAATAAGTTTTTTGCGAGTAAGACAGAAACACAAGAGCCTATCAAAATTACTACACCCAGAACGCCCAAGAAAAATACGCAAAAGAAAACCCCCCGCGTTAGTTCTACGAAGAAGTCTCGTTCCGCAAACATTCGTTCGCCATCAACACGAGCTGCTCCTGATCCGTCAACTTTTGAAAAGTAACGCAGTCATTAAAGCAATATTCGTAACATTTTCTCTGAGGTGTTCTACATACCACATTAACGCCCCTATCTGTGAATTTCAGTCGTGTCGCAAAACCGCCCCCGGCTTTGCGAGGCCCATTATTCGTATATTTAATATACGTTGTATACTTACCACGATCAACTTCATGTATCTCATCTACATACCGATAACCTATAAGACGCTGGATTATTTCTTCAGGATTATCTATTTCCGTTTCGTACACTGCATCACGTACATCCTGCATAATGTCATCCGTTGTCATATCTTTCAAATAACTGCATGTTGCACTTGCATCATTAAGCATATTCTCGAGATCATCAGCAGTGAGATCAGTCGCTTCGTCTTGCGCTTGTCTTATAATTTCATCGTTCATAATGTATGATATAAATCTTTGTCTTTGTATCGTATATGCAGATTGGCAAATATAAAATTATACGTCCTATTTCCGAAGGCACGTTTGGTACTGTGTTTTTGGGCCAACGCATCCGTGACAAAAGTCACGTTGCTATCAAAATTAACCACCATGAGACGTTCAACCTTATTAAGCATGAGTGTGATGTATTACAGTATGTTGGTCACCGCAGCGTATACTGCGTTCCCAAGGTACATTATTATGGTGTTCATGATGGCATGTTCGCAATGGTAATACCATACTATGACCATAGCCTATTTGATGCAATGAAAATGACTGACCGCAAAACACGTCTTACTTATCTTATGCAGGCACTGGATGCTCTTGACCATATACACAGTTGCTGTGTTCTTCACCGCGATATAAAACCTGACAACATACGCATTCGTAATGATAAACTGGTTATCATTGATTTCGGTCTTTCGTGTTTTTCTACAAATAATGATGGTATCCTACCCAACAAGCGACAAGAAAACGTTATTGGTTCGCCTATGTACATGTCGCAAATGGTACATAGGGGTAACCGACCAGCTATGCGAGACGATTTTCTATCAATGGCATTTGTATTTGCTGAGTTTACAATGGGTCAACTTCCATGGGAAATACATGGAGAGTTTGATCTCGATATAGATAGCAATGATAACGTGAGACTTGCAACCGAAAAGCATGAGTTTTGCGAAGAGGTAAGTGGATCTTCTGGAAGGATATCCATCATTATAGGATACATATCAAAGCTCAATTATGCGGAATATGTCAATACAATACGTTTAAAAGAATTTCTTAGGTAAATTGATATAGAAAATCAACCATTGATGATGCATATGACCGAGTTCAAAGAGATCATAGGCCAAGTGAAATGGTTCAACAACACGAAAGGATACGGCTTCATCACTGTTCGTAGTGAGTGTGAAGTGCAAAACACTGACATTTTTGTCCACTATTCGAATATTTCTGAAAAATGTAGTTCTCACTACAAATACCTTGTACAGGGCGAATATGTCCAATTCGATATTGGAAAAGCTGCTCGCGGAAATCACGAAATGCATGCACTGAATGTGTGTGGTGTATTGGGTGGAACCCTCATGTGCGAAAGCAAGGGTATGGCGACTCGGGAACGAGACCCATTTTCCCCTGAAAATGATGGACATAATATGGAGGCCGATGGTACTACCGCCTAAGCATTTGCAAGTTATATTGTAAATGCTTACGAAAAAATGAACTATGTTCTTTTTAGTTCTTGTTATAAAAATGCTTATCATGCGAGAAAGTATCATTAATATATATCTTTATAATGACATGTCTGGACAATATGCCTCAATGTGATGGAAACCCCCATCATTATTATATATGGTGTAATTACGTATCTAATGGCCTTACATATATACCGGAAAGAAATCATACATGTCACCCTGAAAGTTCGCGCGTCCACGATAACTTTATTGACTGCTGTTTGGAAAATGAAAACGATTGTTGCGTACCAAGTGGTTCTGCGAACCCTACCGCATCACCTACTATTGCACCCACACAATTCTGCATGGATAATAATGATTATTTCGCGAGCCGAGAAATATCTTGCGCGACATTCGAAAAAATGAATAATGATGTAACATTTATAAAGGACGATAAAGTGTTTTGTTGTTCCATCAACACTGGTGACTGCTGCAATTTAAATACGGATTATGTATTTATAATATCAAGTGTTATGCTGTCATTTATAATTTTGATATGTGTTGTCATGAGAAGGGCACAGCGCACAATATCCCGCGTTGCACCAGATGGCATAACTCTTGAAATGGTGTAAAAATAAAACCATAATATAATCTATATCATGGTTCCGATGGTAAGCGCATTTATTGCTTATGTGTTAGTATTAAGAATTACACAAAAAATAGTTTTGGATGCGAATATGCAAAACACGACGTACGGGTTTGTGTCCCAAGACGAAATGTATGGCGTTGTGTAATTACCTGTTTATATATACCTCCTTTACAATATGCTTTACAACTTTGGTATTTTCTTCTTCATTTCCTCCTAATGATTCTTCCATAAGTTGAAGATAACGTTTATTTTCTTCCGTATCGCATTCAAGTGCGGTAGGGTGGTCTTGTTCCCATTTTGACATGTTCTCATAGTTTTTCTCCTCTACTGCCTTTATCAACTTACGCAATTCTGTTTTCTCGTCTGTATCCCGTTCCCAGCGGTCTCCTTGCTTGATATACAATGTTTCACGCTTCAAATCCGTACAATGTAATGGACGCTGATAAAGATCCATATCATTAAGTGATTTCGTAAGAATCGTCATCATTCCATTCGCAAATCCCGCACTCCCTATATGTTCTAACTCCTTTATTCCAACCTGAATATTTTGTATGAAATTTTGCACAGACATTGCATCTTTACATTGTTCGTTGAGAAAAAAATTAAGGTTGAACTTATTTGTTTGATGGGTAACATTTGTGACATTTGTGACATTTGTCACTTGTTTTAATTGTGGTATAAGTTGTTCAATATCATTCGTATGTTTTTCCTGCTGTCGTATAAGCATGTTTTTCAACTCCTTATTTTGTTTAATAAGTTCACTGTGTATATCATCTAATACAGGCGATTCTTCAGTTGTAGTTGTGTTCACATTGCACCGCTTTTTATGCTTCCATAACCCCGATTTACTTGCATACATACTACCACAAGTACTACATTCAAATGTTTCAACGTCCTTTTCCGGCATAGACATCTGTTTATGCTTTGTAGTTTTAGTATGTTTCATAAAATCGCTTTTCTTATGACATATATATTTACACGGTTTGCATTCGAATATTGGTTTTCCTGACTGTTTCATGTAGTTATTATTATATGAGGTAATATTTTAACCTAATTTCTGCATTGTATACTAATCGGCGATTTTTGGGTTTCCAAAGTTTCCAAAAGTCGCCATGCTAACAATATTTGTTTTAATTACCATTTGTTGACTGCATTTTCAATGTAATACATTGGGTGCTAAAATCCGGCGATTTTTGGGTTTCCAAAGTTTCCAAAGTCGCCGACTTTATTTGCCTACCAAATATAAATTAATGCTTTTTTACGGATTTTCGGACTTCATTTTTTTTTAAACATAAAATTTTTAAAAAAAATAATTCAGAAAAAACGGAAAAATCGATGTTTTTATTCAACCCCATTTTCATCGAAAATCAAGGTACTTTAGCAACGTGTTTTAAAAGTCGCCGACTGATTTTCAAGGTACTTTAGCAACAACACCCAAAAATTGTTACTGAAAATATTTTTTGGGTGTTCGATGATTATTTTTGACTGCATTTTTGCTGTGAGTTTTTTAGTAAAATTTCCGGTTTCCAAAGTTTCCAAAAGTCGCCGTGCTAACAAAACGGTTTATTTGCACCAACACGTGTCTGCATTTTCACTGTAAAAAAAACTTTGAAAAAACCGGCGATTTTTTCGGTTTCCATTTTTTTTCAGTCACAACCAAAAATCGAAAACTGCTATTTTCGCTGCATGTTCAATAACCGCATTTTTCGAAAAAAAAAGTGAAAATCCAAAGTTTCCAAAAGTCGCCAAAACTGTTTTGGACGTTGAAAATTCTCAAAAAAATTCTCAGTAACAAAATAATCAACTCCCGAAATGAATTCTGAGCATTATGCTCAGAAAGTGAAAAACTGTTTTTTTCTGAAAAAACTTTTTTCGTTTTTTCGAAATTGGACATTTTTAAAAATGTCCAAATCGAAAAATTTCAAAAAAGTTTGTGAAAAAATGAAAAAGTCGTTGTGAGCATGATGCTCACAGCCCTATTTTGAAAATGGCAGTTTTGTGACTGAAAAATGTTTTCCACATTTCCACTCTCTTTTTTTTTCGTCATTTTTCGACCAAAATTTCGACGAGAACAGAAACGTGGAAAACCAAATATTCCCGGCCAGGCAAGTTTTGGAAAAAGGAGGGGGCGGGGGGAGGACGAAGGATGGAAAATAGGTGGATATGATATACCAATGAATGAAGTGGATTTTATAACAAAATACAGCAAATCGTTGATGGGTAAGTTCGATGACTTTATTAACACATACAGAGTGCGTGTTGGACAAAAGATGTTCCCTTTAAAGGAATATATGAATCGAAAGCAGATCACGCGTGATGCAATCAAACCGCTTTATAATGAGCTGGTTAATAGAACGCGCTACTTTAGGTCATATTATTCAAAATCACTCAAACCAGCAGACATGTCATTTAAACTGGTACCGATGAAGTCTCATAATTACAGCAACAACGTAATGTCACAGTATAAGAATATCATTCGTAACATGTACTTTTATGAATTGTTTGTCAATACCGGAACTTCTACGGAAAATGTGGTTCCATTTGGCATAATGTTGAATGATTTATACAATAAGGCAATTATTGATTATAAGATACTTACGCCGAGTGCTCTTCATTATATTGAAAATGGACGTATTGGGAGTGTGTTCTCTTCTTACTATTTTCGGGCCTCGATTATGAGCCCGTTTTTGGTGTATTCCATCCAGGAGTCTGAGCTGTGTGGCAAACGAATTTTTAGCCCTACACTCGGATGGTCGTCGTATTGTTATGGATTCATGGAAAGTTCAATCGTCACGCATTATGTTGGTACTGATGTAATACCTGCAGTTTGTGAGAATACAAGAAAATTTGCAAAGGAACACTACCCTGACAAGGTGTGTGAAATATATTGTAAACCGAGTGAGAAGTTGATTAACGAACCGGAATTTTCGGGAAAATACAAAGGTTTCTTTGATACTGTATTTTTCAGTCCTCCATATTATGATCTTGAGAAATACAGTAGCGAACAACAAAGTATTGCTATGTATACAACATACGAATCTTGGTTGTCCCGATATTGGGAGCCTACGATAAAGTTGTGCAAGCATGTTCTGAAAAAGGGTGGCATGATGTGTTACATCGTGTCAAACTATGCGGGACGACCCACATTGGTCGATGATTTGGAAAAGATTGTAAAGGTACAGTTTACATCTGTACGCATGGATGTGATGAAAAACAAACCAGTTTATGTAAATAATAAGAGTGATAACCATGAGAAAATATTTTTCTGGAGGAAGTAGACATTAATTCAACATATTTATAATTTTTTCTGGGTACTGCATGCTTTTTAAAACATGCAATGCGCCTTTCTGTTTTGATATACCTGGTTTAATCTTGTATGTGTACTTCAAACCATCTTCATCTGCTACGGTATCCATTTTATAATTTTTCACACATTTATCTCCTTTCAGTTTTGAGCATATCTTCAGATAATGGGTAGTTAGCATGTATGTTACGTTGGTGCGATCGTTCAAAAATTTGAGGAATGCTGTCCCTGCGCGCGTAGCTTCGTATGGGTTCGTCCCTGAATATAATTCATCAAAGATGCAGAAATGACGATAGCCGTTGTCTACTGTATATTGCTCTACACTGTCGATAATTTCCTTACATCTACGTGATTCGGCTTGGAATAAGCTGTCCCGACTGGATGTATCTGGGATGTTCAGGTATGAATGAATATGACTGAATGGCGTGATAGTCCCGCTTTCATAAAAGCCCATCCCTATTTGTTGGCTCAAAATTACATTAATGAGGGTCGTTTTCAAAATAGTGGTTTTTCCTGATCCGTTCGCGCCACTTAATATCATATTTTGATTTAGCGAGCATGTGTTCTTTACTGGTTCCATGTCTCGCAATAGAGGATATTCTTGTTTGGCAAATGAACAGCTGTTGTCGTCGGTAATGGACGCCATGTTTAGTCGTTTAGTTTCCATATGATTGCGGATTGACATGACATTTCTGCAGAAACCATCAAACCCAAATGAATATGCAATGCAACTACTATATATTGGATCGTGTGATATACGATAGTAGGCCGTTAACATGTCGCCGAATTTCCATATAGCGGAAAATGACAACTTAAAAGGAGTTACGTTTGAAATTTCGGCACGGAGTAGAGAAAGGTCGTGTACTTTGGCTTTCATGTTCTCCTTAAATGGTTCCCATGTTGGGATGGTATTTAGATTAAGAAGAGCGTTCATATTATTGGTTGTTCTATCAATAAAGTCGCGAAGTTCGCACAGAGAACTATTGACAAACTTTAGGTTGGCGTAGAACTGTTTACAGTTACGTATATTGTTGTATGCTTGGAATAATAGTATGACGCCATAGAAAACACTTCGAATAATGCCTTGCGTCGACATATTCCCAGAGAACATCCGACCAATCATGTGAGATTTAGAAATCAGTTTAAAAATATTCATATAACTTTGCATGGTCAATGGTGTACCATTCATTTTGACTACTACAATTGGTATAATAAAAATAATCAGAGGTATCAAGAAGAACAACATAGGTGATGCAATGGTAGTTAATGTATTGATACTCATGAAGGTGGAATTTGTATTTAATGGTTCTAATAGACGCATGTTTGCATAAGAATACTTATCCATGAAGTAAGGGTTTTCATGCGTATCTTGCCAAAGTTCTATCAGCATATTTTCTTGGTTTTTACACGTAGGACGAAACTCATTAAACACTCGTTGGGTATCTTCGATGTACGCCCGGTCAGTTGTATACTGTTTGCTCCATAGTTTGGAACAGCATTTGTCAAATGTACCTTCCGGGTTCATAATAACATCATATACACATTGGCTGGCGTCACTGCATAATTCCATATCTGTATTAATAACATCGCTTACAGTGTATCGGTTATCAATATAGTCTATTGGTAAACGGAAATGTTCGTTGATTGCATTCCTTGCATTGATGTGTTTTGGTTCGTCTATATTTCGAAATAATGAAATCATGCGTTCCATGTTATAAGGTGGATACAAAATATGTTACATGATTCTACGCAGAAAAAATTGATCGCGATTAATTTCTACTTCAAATAAACACATATATATTATAATGACGCCAATTGCACCTCTGCCGCAAGAAGTTCTTACGATTGTGCGTGCATTAAATGCGCGATTTCAAGACTCGCGTGAACATCGGGGACGACGTGCAGAACATCATGTACCGAATCCTAACTTTAAACCGACTGCTCAGTTTATAAATACGGAGGGAATTGAGGCCAGTATTAACGAGATACGCGATCGTATGAATAAGATTACCCAAATAACCTATGATAAACTATCTGGGGAAATTGTGAAATTGCTTAATGAACTGCTTAATGAATGTACCACGATTAATTTTGATAAATTGACTGATGCGTTCTTTAAGTTGGTATATGAAAACCAAATGTCTGTAAGTATATACGCAAAATTATACAAGTCGTTTATTGGTATTGACAAGATCAACAATGGATTTATGGATAAATTGCGCGAACAATTGAAGAAATATGAAGAAGCTATTATAAATCTTGAGGTTCCAAGTGATGAGTGTAGTTATGACGAACAATGTAGTATAGGGGCAACAAATGACAAATTAAAAGGATTTTCGAAGTTCGTGGTATATATTGCGATAAATGAATTAATAGACAAGACTTATGTGATAAATATCATAAATCGAGTGATTGCGCAGATGGCGGCAAGTAAGGATGAAATAAGTATGAGTAAGCAGAACGAAATATTGGCCGACCATATATATATCCTTTGTGTGGAAGATATGAATATAATACGCGAGTTGCGGTGTACTGAATCTGTTATAGACGCGATAGAAACAATTTCAAAAATCCCGAGAGGAACATGCGAGGGTATTACAACACGGTGTAAATATAAGTTGATGGACACGATTGATATACTTACAGGAAAACGAAAAAAACCGATATGAATACAACCCAAATAATAGTGTATATGAAGTTTGACAAAACCGATTTACGTACATGTATTGAATTATCTAATTTTGAATGTCAGCGATATATTTCCATTGATGATAGAGCGCGTTTTGCGATGTTTTTGGTATGGGCAATGCAGGTGTATGGTATTGTAGATTTTTTGATACAAGAAAATACGCGATCATTTATTCTTATCTGTGGATCAAGTGCAATGATAGGGGTTTTGCAGGTGATAATATCGGAATATGCGCCATTACTCTCATCCCTGGCAATGATGTCTCACACCTCATTATTAGGTAGTGCATTACATGTTGAAGATGCTTCTGAAAAAGAAGCTTGTTTGATAAGTTTTCGTAAAATTTATTCGCAAAAACAATGGAGTGCACTTTTGCAGCGTTATTATTCGACTGATGAAATATGTATTGATGGTGGATTAGCAAGAACCATAAAATGTTTGCTTGGAAAAAAGTTCGTGTAACGTAAAAAAAATAAGTAGGCTGTTATATTATATGCATAAACACGTCATAAATAGCAAGAATGGTATACAGTATAATAAGGGTAAGCAGCCTTACGAAGAAGATAAGGGGCATGCTTCGAGTATATATGAATATCGTTACAATGATAAGTGGGTAGAAATCATGTTGGGTAAGCCTCGATACGAGTTTAGTACCAAAGGGGTCGTATATAATCCGGTATACACGATGACAGACCGAGGTATTGAACGGATAGGCGTGTTTGAAATGAAGGTAGCAAACATGATAACGAATCTGGATGAACAAGGAGAGCCGGATCTTTCGAAGGGAAATGTTATTATTTTTCGCGATGTGTTTATAGACAACACGGACAAAGAGGAACCTAACATAGAAAGTGATGACGAATCAGGGAATCAAGAGGTTAAAATACCGGTGAGTAATATTGTTCCAACAAGGAGCGGGTCAATGCCAAAGGAAACTGCAAAGGATGTTGTGCGTTATCGCAGAGAATTTTTGCCGTCTCCCGGAAATACATGGATTGAAAATATTTATCGCAACAATAATTTTGATATACGCGTCACTTCGGCTACTGCGGATTCATATATAGTTGCAATTTCTGCTGCAATGGAATATGTTGGACGCAAAGTTACGGTTTCAATGATGAGGCAAATACTTCATGATAGTGTTACCAAAGAAATATACCAACGGTATGCACTCATCTATAACGAGTTATCGCAAGAATGTCTTCGACAGAAACATGCTATCAGCGAGGCGCGAAAAATGGCAGGCATTTTGCGTCGCAGACACGAAAATGTTTATGACCCGTCCGCGCGAGGTGTTATTTTACAAGACGCAAAGGATACGCGAACAAAATTTCGAAATGCTTCCATGACACATACGATGGCGTGTAGAATGATGGAAAAGTATAAGTATATGTCTGTAGTTAAAACCATGGACGATTTTAAGTTGGTGGTTACATCATCTTCATTTTTGTTAGATAAGTGGGCAAAGACGGTTATAGGTGAGACTCTTAATGTGCATGTTATCGAGTTTAATGGTGATAGCAATGATGCCGCCACTATGATAAGCGAAGGATATTGTGCAAAGAATGCTGATTATTACATCCTTCTTCTTCGAAAGGGGGATACATATGATCTTATTACTTACAAAGGGTTGGGTGCATTCACGTTTGCTGAGTTACCTATACAAATACGAACGGATATGGCACGAATGTGTATGGAGAACCGCGCGCCCCTCTTTTCGAAACTCACGGCTCTTATCGGATATGTCAAAAAGGTTGATGACGAGGTGGACGATATTAATTATGCTCTTCAATATGGATATGAACCGAATACCGTTATTATGTTTCATCTACAATCGTCTGGCGGGCATTCTGTTGGTACAGGGCCAGGAGAAAAGATACAGAAAGGAAAGGAGTTGGATTTTTCGCGTCTTGATACGGATCAAAATTATGGAAATTGGAGAAGATGGTTGGATGATGCATACGCAGCGCCGTTTGTTCTCGATGGAAAACAATGGAATACTGTGGATCATTATGTTATTGCACAGAGAGTAAAGGGAAAGTACCCTGATATATATCACTCATTATCACTTGATTCGAATACAAAGCAGTCAAAAATGCTTAAACATGCACAATTGGTTGTGCAAGAAAAGTGTGGGGAACTCGTGAGAAATGTTAAGGATCGGCGAGATGCATTAATGGCAAAGTTCATCCAAAATGCTAAGTTGGGACAGGTATTGCGTGATACGCTCGACGCAAAGCTTACGAAATATGTTCCGAAAATCCCGGCACAATTGGATAAAGACCTTATGGTTGTAAGACGCGAGTTGCAACAAAAGTAATAAGATTATGTTGAAAAATTGATTCAAATGATTGTCATTATTTGAATCAACTACAAGAGTAATTTAAAGCACAATAACAAAATGGAATTCAATTATCAGAGAAATGCATCAACCACGAACTATGTCATGCTTTCATATGAGCTCAATGAGAATGATTGGAAGAGTTTGTATCTTAAGTCATGGCCCGAGGATGTCATGGTGGATGGTCGTATGATCAATGATACGGAAGATCTCACCTGGCTCATCGAAGAGGTTCTGTGTATTGGAAAGGTAGAGCGTATCGATGTGGGTTCGCGTAAAAATCGCTCGGGTAAGGAGCAAAAGTATGCGTTTATCCACTTTCATATGTGGGATGTCTGTTACGGAAAGTTTGTTCGGGATAGCATCGACCGTAAAGGAAGTTATCTCACTGATAACTCTTCGCGAACGGAAGAACCGTTTCGCACCAGCTATGGCGCGCCCGTGTTCTTTCGTTTCTACAAGAACTTGAATCCGGCGGCCACAATTGAATATGAAAATATGAATCATCAGCAAACGATGCTACGGTGCAAGAAATTGGAAGAGGCACTTAAAGCAAAGAATGCAGAAGTCGATCGCTTCGTAAAGACGGAGTATGAACATTTAACGCAGATTATATGCTCTTTGCGTCATGAAATAGGGGAACTGAATAACGATATAGAAGTGCTGCTGTGTGAATAAAATAAAACAATAAAATAAACAATAAACAATAAACAATAAAATAAAAAGGTCCCGAAAGGGCGTTTTTTGTCGTGAATCAATAAGTTTTTGTGTAAAATTGATTGATTGAATGGCTCAATAAGGATGTATACAAGCATACTAAAAGCAAAGCAAAATAAAGACAATAACATTATGAATATCACCATTGTAGACGCGTCGAACACCAACTATATCAAGTCCCCTCTTCAAATTGATGAAGGTGAATGGCATAGTCTGTATCTTAAGGTATGGAATAAGGGGATCATTGTTGATGGTCGGGAGATCGAAACAGACGAAGACTTAAAATGGCTAATTGAGGAAGCTCTATGTATTGGTCACGTACAACGTATCGACGTTAATACACGCAAAACACGTGGCGGTGTAGAGCAAAAATTTGCATTTATTCACTTTCATATGTGGGATCGCTATTATGGGGATGAGGTAAGACAATCTATCGAAAAGATAGGATGTTTTACGGCGGACGAATCTGTAAAAACAAGAGAGATATTTCGTAATAGTCATGGAGCGAGATCTTATTTCCGATTCTACAAGAATCTGAATCCCGCTGCAAACGTAGATTATCAAGAAATGAATAAGGAGCAGGCAATAATGCGTTGCCAAAAGTTGGATGAAGCATTTAAACGTAAAAACGAAGAAGTACAGCGATTTATTGATACAGAATATATTAAAATGATGGGAGTCATTGATGGTTTGCGCGCGCAAATCGCGTCCCAGTATGTCACCCAGTAGAAAATAGCATATTATACAGTAATAATTAAAAAAATAATGGTACTGCCGTTAGCGGTGGTCACATTATTTTTTGTTGAAAATTGATCGTCGTCATCGCGGTTTTTAATACAGACAAATGGGAATCAAAGAATTAAATGGTTATTTACAACGCAAGTGTACTACACGTTCTATACGCAGACGCCCTTTATTTGAACTGTCGCATAATACGATAGTTATTGACGTAAGCATATACATATATAAGTTTCTTGCGGATGGAAAATTAATAGAGAATATGTTTATTTTGGCATCGAACTTGATTAAGTATCATATCAATGCGATATTTATATTTGATGGAAAGCCACCGGAGTCTAAAACGGATACAATAGCACGCCGTATTCAGGATAAGGAGGATGCGGAAAATGTATATAAGGGAATGGAAGAGACGTTACAGACGCAAGACTTGACGGATGACCAGAAAACCGCATTAATGGATGATATGAAGCGGGTAAAGAGAAAGTTTGTAAGAGTGAAAAACCATCATATAGACAGCGTTAAGAAATTATTCACTCTTTATGGGATTAAATTCATTGAAGCAACTGGAGAAGCAGATGAACTGTGTGCGAAGCTTTGTATTTCAGGGCTTGCATATGGGTGTATGAGTGATGATATGGACATGTTGGTGTATGGATGTCCGCGTATATTCAGGATGCTTGATTTGAAGGCGAATACGATCATGTGGTATGAATATGAGAATATAATCAGAGATCTTAAGTTACGTGCGATAGATTTCAAACAAGCATTGTTTGCATGCAAGAATGATTATAATGAACATGGCCTTACAATTTCATCCGTAATGAAACTGTATTACCTGTATAAGAAACATGGTAAAGACATGGAGTTTGGGGAGTGGTTATGTCATACAAAGCATGTAGATGTTGAGTTATTTGAGGTGGTGAAAAATGAATATGAGTTAGATGACAATCTTGATATCAATATTCATAATATGCATTATCGTAGGAAAACCGCCAACTATGGCCCACTTTGCGAAATGTTATTGAATTATAATTTCATTAGGGTATAATTATGTTTCCTGTACTTCGTTTCCATCTTTGTCGACTAAGTAGAATGCCGGTCCAGGAAAATTGCTTTTTTCCCATGTATATGCTGAATATGCTACTACTTGTGTTTCACGATTTGCCCAACAGTCATTACAAGAAAAGTATATTTGTCTTCCTCTTCTCACTGTATAATATGTTTCAAAACTTTTATCTTCACAACAAAAATCACAATTTGCTATTTTTTCCATGTCTTCTAATCTAATACCGGGTTTCTTATCCGTCATTAGACAATCCTATTACTTAATAAATAGTTAGATTTAAATTATTTATGCGAAACTGTTATTAATTATTTTTATCAAAAAACAATGTTTGCCAGACATCATTTTCGTAATTGGTTTGTTCTATTTTTATTGCGGTTTCAGGTCGTATATTTTGTAGTATTTGTATGTTTTCATTTTTTGTCTTATATTTTTTAATAGTATAATTATGTTCCTTGAAAACACTAAGAAGACATTTTAATATTGGCATACCTCCAGCTATAACAACTTTTATCAAGTTTGTCTTTTTTCGCATTTCATTTTTTATTATTGTTTGTTCTACAAGTGCTTTACATAATTTACGACCACGATATTTATCAGCTATGTACACTGAAACTAACAACAAATAATCAATATTATCTTCTTTTTCGTATGACACCATTGTATTCCCAATTATTTCTTCTTTATCTCGTAAAAAAATACCCCAATAATTATTCCTTTTTTTTATTACTTCATATGAGTGTAAAACATGTGGATTGTTGTTGATTATATTTTTGTTTATATCATTATCCACTGTTCTGTTGCTTACATAATGAAATTCAATATCCGACATGTAATATTATATATTCATATAATATTTTCAATTTGTTATGTAATTTGTTATCATGTAACAAATTATATTATTCGTTTTTATGTTTTAGGGTTGTATATGTATGTACGTATTTACTGCTCGCCCTGCTTCTTGAAGTGGCGTTTCAGGTAGGTCTGAAGGTTAAAGTAGCTGATCTCGTCAGTCTTCTTGCAGTTCAGGATCTTGCACAACTTGTCATCGGGGGTGATGAATCGGCCATTGTCCTGCCGGGACAGGTTGTTGGACTTGATGTAGTTGTGGATCTCCTTGCTCACGGCGGTGCGGGCCATCTCGGTTCCGGGCTCCTTGCCGAGGAACTTGGCGAGCTCGTCGCTGATCTTGGTGGGGGCGGTGAAGCCAGAGGGCTTGCGATCACCCGAGGCGGGGGCACGCTTCTTCTTGGATGCCTTGCGGGCGGCCTTGAGCTCGCGCTCAATCGTCTTGGCGAGGGTCTTGTAATCAGATTTCAGGGTGTTGAACACAGAGAGCACCTGTTGAAGCTTGGAAGAGAATTCAGCAAGTTTCGCCTCGACGGACACTTCCTCTTCATCCGCAGCAGGGGCGGGAGCGGCGACCGGCTCGGGGGCAGGTGCCGGGGTAGGGGCAGGTGCCGGGGAGGCAACCTCTTTCTTGGCCTTGGTGGCCTTGGACGCAGTGGTAGACTTAGAAGCACGAACCATTTTATATACTGTTATTGCTCTTGCTATTTATATTGTTTGAAGTATAATATATATTACAGCACTTTACATCTGCTAAATATTTACTACGGAGCTAAATATAATTAATGCTGTCAATTAAATTCCAGAAAAATATTATAATCTGGACGATTTGGATTAATAGAATCAAAATGACTGCATAGTGTATATGGCAAAATTGTTATTATTCCCACATAATCTATTTTCTAAAAAGGCTCTTGTCAAAGTATTGCCGTCGGATTTAGACATTCGTGCGGTATCATTTACGCTTGTTGAGGATCCATTGTTTTTTGGAGATAGGGCACGTATATCTCGTTTTTCGAAGCTAAAATTGGTTCTCCATCGGGCCAGTATGAGATATTACGAAGATTACCTCAAGGCACAGTTTCCTGGTAACAAGGTTGTGTATATTGACTATGATGCGGCTAAAACCTACGGGTATGCATCTTTTAATAGTAGAGAACCGACATACATGTTTGATCCATGTGATCATTTACTCCATAAACGCATTACCGATCGAAATGCCGCCATAATTATATTGGATACCCCTCTATTTTTGCTAACAAACCGTGATATACAGCAATATAATGACACGAGAAGTGATAAGACCGCATTTTTTCATAAACACTTTTATGAGTGGCAAATTGCAAACAACCCAGGTGGAATCAAAATTCCGTACATAACCCGAAGTTACGATATGGAGAACCGAGTCCCACCTATCAAAAATTTGGATGTTCCCAGTACGGTGTGGGACAAGGTGAATGATAATGGAACCGGTTATGTTCTCGAGGCGAAAAAATATGTTAATGATAATTTCCCACGTAATTATGCTAACGTCAATGATTTTTACTTTCCCGTAACACATGCTACCAGTAAAAAGTGGCTCAAGGACTTTGTCAAAACACGCCTGTCAAAATTCGGTACTTATCAGGACGCTGTGCTGGAGAACGAGCCCTTCATGTTTCACTCTTTATTGGCGGCACTTATTAATATTGGGCTGCTGACTCCTCATGAGGTGTTGGAAGAGGTTATCCGATATTATGAGAAGAATAAAGAAACGGTCAAGATCAATAACTATGAGGGGTTTGTGAGGCAGTTAATAGGTTGGCGTGAGTACGAGCGAATGTTGTATGTTCTTGACTATAAGAACCTGGTGGCATCCAATTATTTTGGAAATTCCAAGAAACTCACTGCAAAATGGTATAATGGGACCACGGGCATCAAACCAGTTGACGTCACAATAAAACGTGCGTTTAAGAATGGGTACTTGCATCATATTGAGAGACTAATGATCATGCTGAACTTTATGAATCTGGCGAGAATCCATCCGCGACAGATTTATAACTGGTTTATGGAGTTTTCGTGCGATAGCTATGACTGGGTCATGGTGGGAAATGTATATGGCATGGGGTATTTTGCCACGAATACCATGAGAAAGCCCTATTTGAGCACGAGCAACTATATTCGTCAGATGACTGACTACAAGAATGATGGCTATTGGAACAATGTATGGGATGCCCTTTTTTATAAGTTTTTGCGTGATAACAAGGGTAAATTAACCGGAGGAGCGGCGATATATCTTCGTAACTTGGTTCATTTCGAGCGAAAGACATCAGAAGAGCAAAATAAGCTTTTGGAATATGCCGCCCGCGTATAAGAAACTTATTGTCCAGTAATCGTTCGGTAGAGTATAGAGAACCCCAAATCAGTCCCCAGAACGGCGGTATTCATGTTAATATTGCCTATATATAGGTAGTATGCAGCAAACAAGTACAAGATGCCATGGATGTAACGGGTTTCGTGCCAGAATACGTCGGCTATTTGAACCTCGTCATTAGAACCGGTGAATGCCTTGTATATAAACCCTGTGCCCATTACAGCAAGTGCGGCTGTAGCAAACGCTTTGAACGTTTCATTTTTGTATAGTTTTCTTATTGCGATAAGCAAACTGAGACGAACGAGAATACATATAGCCCAAAGAGGATGGATATTCATATACAATAGCATATGAATATGTTACAAATGGGTTTCTAAATGATGGTGTTCTTACTTTTTCTCGCACTCGCCCGTTTTTTTGTTTTTGCGGGTTCCGTTAGGGCAGCGAGTCCTCTTTTTTTCCGACTTCGGGGCGGCCTTTTTTTCCGACCTCGTGACGGCTTTTTTGGTTGCTTTGGCCGCCTTTCGTGCCGCCGCTTCGGCGGCCGCCTTTTCTTTGCGCTCCTTTTCCTCCTTTTCTTTGCGCTCCTTTTCCTCCTTTTCTTTGCGCGCTTGTTCAGCAGCCTCGGCTTTCTTCTTGGCGATCAACTCCTTAAATAACTGCCTGTATTTCGCGTTAATTGCCTGAAGCTCCTTGGACCATTCATCCATCTCTCTTCGTTTGAAGTATTCATTTCTTGTGGTGTGTCTGTTGTGTTTTCTAACCGCCTCTTTCCATGCGTTGTTAAGGTCACGACCTTCACGTCCTAATGCAGCAACATCGATAGGTGCCATCTTATAAGTATTATGTAGATTTTAATGTTGGGTCATATACGACCGTCTATGAATACGCGTTGAGTGGGTTTCTTACTATTCTCGCATTTACCTGTTTTTGTAGATGTTATTCGATTGTCCATAACGCATCATATAACCAGGGAAATGCAGTTCGTGCACTTCGACTCACAGTTGTAAGTGCCATTAGAATGTACATTGCGCCTAAATTTGCATGATTATCATCAACGGCGGTCATCAACATAACTTCCATTGTACATACACAAGATAGACGTACACGACAAGCAGTAACTTCATCAAGGGTCATGTTTAATGATATTTCCAGTGGGCTATGAAATAGTCCGGTTTCAAATGGATCAAACAAACAGCACAATTTCATTTTGGTGTCTTCACTTAAATGTACGGCCTGTATGGTCCATATTTGTTTCAAACATGAATAAAACTTTGGGTAACAACGCTGTGGCATACTAACAAACCATGAGGCATCTACGTAATGTTCAAGACGAGATAATTCTGAAAATATATCATTTATTCTGAATGATAATGGCACTGTACGAAGAGCACAGATTCGTTCATATAATTCAATCATTGATTCCGACCGTAATGTTTCACGTGAATATGGGATGGGTCTATAATATGATTCGGTCACAGATAGGCTTGAAAATGAGAACCCTTCCATGGGAGTGTATGGAGTGTGAAGAAGCGGAGAATTGTTTCGATCTTCTTTTAATAATGAGGGGTTTATGATAATTGTATGACGGAATAAGGTAAGTATATGTTTTATCATTTTATATGGTATAGGTTCTCGTGTGAATGGGTTTCTAATATCCTTTCTTTCGCGGCGAATTATGTCAATTATTGATTTAATATTGAATGCGTAATGGTAATTGTTGACAGTTAGATTAGAGAACAACAATGGATGTATTTCGTTGATGGGTTCAAGTGTTATGGGGTCGTCGTTGTTAACATATTCGTAACTTTTATCTTTGATGTGACGCATACTAATTGTGTTTCGAACGATGTATCCACGAAACATTTTTTGAATAATAGTGGCGTTTCTATGGCGCGATAGGCATTTTTCGATTCGCGATATAAGATCTCCTTTTTTACCAGTTAATTTTAAGTTATGAGTTCGTGCTATACATTTTAGTTTTGGTATAGTTAGTTTACGAAGCATATATATTATTCTATACGTAGAATTCTACGTCGTTTCAAATATATATCATCGTGTTATTGAGTCAATCCATTTTTGTAAAATAATGCATAAAATTGATTTAGATACACACGAGTATCTAAATTATAACAGCAACAACAATGGCGACCAAAGTGACTATCGATTATAAAGACTGGCAACCCGAACAACTGCGTTACATGCAGCCTCGTGTAAACGATCGTGGTGGAAAAGCGATCTCAATCATTAGTACCCAACTAAACCGTTCTCTTCATGTTACGACTCCACGATTGGCAACTTGGGGTATCAGCGATTTTGTCAATGAACAAGGAGAATCTGACGGAAAGTTCAGTATGTCACTGCGATTCCCCAACCCTGATTATGAGACTGAGGATACTGAACTTTTCTTGGAAAAGTTAAAGAAGTTTGAGGAAAGAGTGATTGATGATGCGGTGACAAACTCCGAGCTATGGTGGGGCGAAGTAATGCCTCGTGAGGTGATCAAGCACAACTTCTTCCCATTCCTTACTTATCAGAAGGATAAGATGACTAAGAAGGTTGATTATACGAAGCCTCCTAAGATGAAGATTAAGGTTCCAAATTACGGAGGTAAATGGCCTGTCGAGGTCTATGACCCTATGTCAACCCTACTATTCAGTCAGGAGAATGAAGATGCTACGCCGGTAGACTTTGTCCCAAAGAATAGCGAAGTTGCCTGTCTGATTCAGTGCTCTGGAATTTGGATTGGTGGCAAGGGATGGGGAATTACCTGGAAATTGACACAATGCATCGTGAAGCCTCCGGTCAATGTTAGCGTGTTTGGTAAATGTCACATCACTCTTAGTGAAGTAGAGAAGGAGAAGATCATGGAAAGTGCTCCAGATGCTGAGAATGAAGAAGATGATGCGCCTCCTTCTGCATCACAGCCACTTACGCGCCAGGAAGCGGTTGCGGTAGAGGATAGCGAAGATGAAGAACCGGAACCGGAACCGGAACCGGAACCGAAACCAGCACCTAAGAAAAAGAAGGTAGTACGCAAGAAAGCATCTGCATAAAAAACAGAAAAGAACAGAAAAGAACAGAAAAATAAAACAGTACTTGGTACTTTTTTATTGAACAAATCATTGTTGTAATGCCTCTGTCTTATAGAGTAATAAAAACTTAACTCGTATTATCTCATTGTTGACAGGGAAGTTAAGATTCTGACTCTCGAAATTTAAAATGAATAATAACACTTGCCTTTTTTGAAGCATCGAGTGGTTCATGAATATTTATTTTTGACCCACCTTTGTCTTTTAAAACTATTTTTTGTTCATGTTCCATTGTTATACGTGATGGTTCGACATCAATATCGTTTTCTGTCACACCTTTTATAATTAATTTTCCGGTCGATAAAATCATATTGGCGTCCGACATTACTGAAATATGAATATTGTTATCATAATCAATGGATGCATAGTCATGTTTTGGCATTTTACATATGACATGGAACACATTATTGAATTTATCTGCAAATGTCATGTGTGAATGCCATAGTGGTACGAAATACACGTCATCGCAATGATTGAGTTTAAACACATTTCCGTTGATAATATCATCAAATGATGGTTCAATTACATAACATAGTAAATTTGCACGACGACGTTCTAATATCTCACTCATTTTTGTAATATACGTTTGATCTATTTTTAATACATCGTTGTATCGTTGAATAATGCAATCTATTTGTAATAGTGTGTTTAAATTCATGTTTTCCAGACTTTGAACTATGCTATCTTCGATTGGTTGTTTGATACGATCAATGAATGCGGAAATTTGTGGGTTGGTTGAGATGTAATGGAGAAAGTTACAAAACATGGTTTGGTAGGATTCAATATTTTTTGAATCTTCGCCTATATGGTTCAATAAATAGTCGTGTGCTTCTCTTATTTCTTGAAATTTGCTATGTCCTGTGGGATTTTTATCAGGATGAAACATCAGTGCCATTATTCGAAACTGGCGTTTTATAACATCAGTTGTTAATTTTGATGCATTGTCTAATTCTAATAATGAACAAGCTCGTTTATGATCCATGTATGGATGTTATAATTTCATAAAATATTACCTCTAAGTGATAAATAGGCCTATAATTATTATTATAATATACTAATTGATCATGTATAATTGGTAATACCCTTGAACATTTATTGTTTATTAAGTAACCGGTTTCAACAAGGGATTCGATAACATAGAATATACATTCACATACATTGATGTCGTATGTTAGAATATCGTAAAGATGTTCACGAAATGAGATGTAATCACTATTGTTTTTAAAGTTTATAATGTCATTTATTAACGTATCACATAATGTATTGAATAGATCGCCGCCTTCTACATTGTCAAGACTATATAATTCCTTTAAATTGGTAATTGTCATATCACATGAATCTGAAATAATGTTCTTGATTCTTCGTTTTAACTGTGTGCCGTATGTTCGATTGTTGATATTCGTCCCATTGTTGTTATCTACGACACTACATAATTGTTTTTTTGTTGGTGACGACACGCAAATTTGTTTGCAAGCTTTAATAATGTTGTACGGTATAAACCCTATGTGATCACAAATTAGTATAAATGAGAGTTGTATGTTGTACATATTATTACGTGATTGTTGAATGTAGTTATAAAACATATCTATCACTTCGCTATGGATACAATGAAAATTTTTACATATCACGATAGCCCTTTTGTCTGTACGGATTGCCACAATTTCAATAATTTGTAAAAATATGTCATTCCATAATTGTTTTGCGTTGCAACCAAGTATTGCCATATCTACTTCAAAGTGAATGTCACTCATTTTATAAGAATATTCACTTTTGTCGTTGGTACATACAATGGATTTTTCGTATTTTAAAAAGGATGGGCTATACTGTTCTATAAGTTTTAATGCTTGTGTATATTTTCCAGATCCGGACGGCCCGTATATGATGGTATGTTTTATAAAATCTAACTCTACATTTACGTACGGATGTATGTCACTTGTTTTATTTTCTTGTAAATAGTCGCGAAATGACGTCTGATAATACTTCATATACTGTATATATGAAGTATTTTTGTATTGTTTTACGAGTCTCACAGTAAATATTTATAATTCATTGTTTTTCGTTGTTTTGTTAAGGGTGCATGTTTGTGATAATATATCTGTGGATGAACTTGTATAGACATCTGGTAAGAATGAATGAACAAATGCTTTTGCCGCCGCAATCAAAAACATTTTACAAAAATTGTTTGACACAAAGAAATGTTCTACGTAGGTTAAGTTTACATCATACAAATGTTGTATCATATAATCAATGAATATATTTTAATACATATGTTGTAATGGGCTATATTTTAATGAATTCAATAATTCGTATATACTTGTTACTCCTGTAAGACCAGTAATTAATGTAATTAGTACATATCCAAATAAGCGTGGATCAATAACAGGGATAATTGTAAATGCGATAAATAATAGGGATAATAATATTGATTCGACATATACAGTTCCGATTATCTTATCAAAATTTGTAACATTATTGAATAAAGTGGATAAGTAAGCGGCCAGACCAGTCGTTAATGCGATAATTAATGTTGGAATGTTAATGCCTATGCCCGATAATGAAAAATTTATTAGACTGGCATTGCTATGAGTAAATATGAATGATAATAATGCAATACAAACTAATGATACGATGTATAATTTTTTATATTCTGTCTCATAAAAACGATGTCGTTTTGGTGGTTCATATGCTTTGCCATCTATTCTTTGTTTAAGTGAAATTCTACTTCTTGAAAACATGTATATAAATGCAGATACCGATTTTACTACAATCGCTCCCAGTAATACAAATTGTGCAATAGTAATGTACATTGACGATGAAACATCTCTGCTTTCATTTTTTAATATGCTCTCGAGAGAATTATATATCAGGAGTGCCATATTCTTATGCGTTAGAATATGCACTATAAACCATGTAAATAGTAAGAATACGCTAACATTTTTTCCAACAAAGAAATACAATACTATTACAGTAATGCTCAAGTATATGATACTATCTAAATATTGTAATGCCACAAAATTTTCAGTCATGGAGTCGTGTATATAGTATAACTTCATATTTTACTCAATCGTCATTTTATATGTTTCTTCCAGCCAGCTTATTATTTCGCTGGTTGTGCATGACATGTAACCAACCGGACATCGTTTTATACTAAGAAATTTTGGTTTTGGCATTTTTGTTGTTTTATAGAATACATATGGTCCATATTTACCCCTTCTTATTGATAATGTTGGAGTAAACGATCGTATTATACTTGAATCCTTATCTGCTTCAAGTAGTTCAATAACCTTTTTTGTGGTTAATTCTTCTACATCGGTTTTTAAACTGACTTTTTTTGATCCACATTCTATATATTTTCCGTATTGTCCATGTTTTAATAGAATAGGAGAACCATTATATTCCCCTAATAGATTGTCGTCATATGCTATATCACATAGTTTGTAACCTTTGTTTTTTGCAATGTCAATATCTATTTCAAGGTCGGGTTTTACCTTGATGAATGATACTTCATTCTCGGCATTTTTTCGTATAACTGGCCCAAACCCTTCAAACTGTAATACATGTTGGTCATCGATTGGAAAACCAACTTTGGTAATGGGTGGAATGTCTTTATTTTTATCTTGAATGGCGGTATATGTTTCTCTACATATGTCTTTCCAATTAATGGCGGGATCTGTTGCAATCTCATCTAATTTTGCTTCCATATCTCGTGTATAATCATAATCAAAAAACTCTGTAAAATTCTCGTGCATAAATGTCACTGCCAAAATACCGACGGTTGTGATCATAATGCGATTTTTTTCGTTACCAAGTTCAGTATTCTTTTCAGTTGATGTTAGTTTGTCTACCAATTTGTATATTTTGTATGTGAACGAACGTCCGGGAATATCTGTTACTTTTACGTATTTGCGATCAATTATGGTTTGTACAATAGATGAAAATGTAGATGGACGCCCTATACCCATATCCTCCAATTTTTTAACGAGAGTACTTTCACTATAGTGTGGCTTACTCCCTGTGCTATACGTAATATCACTTTCAATATGTTTTCTTATTACTGAACCCTTTTGTATAATAGAATCAAGGTACATGATAGGAGGTACGTCAGCTGGGTCATTTGTGATGTGTTTCCAACCTAAACAACTTGGTAACTCGGCGTTGTATGTATATTTATGATTATCTGGTGCAGATATGCTATATGTATATACTGCGTATCTTGCATCGCTCATACAACTCTCGATACTATTTCTCCAAATTACCTTGTATAATGCTCTACAGTCTTTTTCGGGTATGTCTGATACATGTATGTTTGTTACTCTAATTGCTTCATGTGGCAACATATTGTTTTTATTTATAATATCATCGCTGCCTTTTGCTGCGTTTTTATCAAACTTATCGGTTATAAATTTTCTACATGTCTCCACATATTCTTTGCTGTATTTTCTGCTTTCTGTTCGCATATAAGTGATGTGGCCTTGTTGATATAATTCCTGACAAATTGTCATAACTCGATGGGGATTCATTTTTAGTGTATCGCATGCTTTTTGAATAAGGGCTGATGTATTGAATGGCAGTGGTGGTTTTACTATTTTGGTTTTGGGTTTACTTTTTTCCATTGTATGAGTAAAATCCGTATGTTTCTTCATATAATCTGTGAGCGCGTCGCACGTATCAAATGTATGATTTAGTGCGAATTGAATATTATACTCAGTAAACATTCCCTTCAAACGGTATTTTACTTCTCCGTCACCTCTTTCTAATAGATGGTTGTCATATACCAACCGTAACGCAGTCGTTTGGCATCTTCCGACTGAAAGGGGACTTTCCTTACTGTTATAAATGCGACGCCATAGCAAGGGTGATAGTTTATGCCCCACGGTAATATCTAACACTTGTCTTGCCAATGCAGAATTAACCAGTTGTATATCCACATGTCCGGGCGACTTTATTGCATTTTGCACAGCGCGTTCAGTTATCTCATGGAACTTAATTCTTTTGGTCGTGCTAATATCAAGTTGAAATGTTTCACATAGATGCCATGCAATGGCTTCACCTTCTCTATCATCATCGGTTGCGATGAATATATTATCCCGGTGGAAATTGGCAATGATTTCCTGCATCTTTTCAATATGGGGTTTCTTGTTCTCTATATATGAGAATTCGGGAGTAAACCCCTTTTTGGCATTTACATCTTTGAGACTTTTTAAACTACGGATATGACCCATGGATGCAATACATGCATATAGAGAACCTAAGAAACCTTCGATTTTCATACATTTCGACGGTGATTCTACGATCACCAAATAAATTGCTGATGATAGATTTTTACTGGATATAGTTATCTTCCCAGAGCGTTTGAATTTTCCTGGCATAAGTTTCGTTTGTATAACATAAAAAGAGGATTTTATATAACTATATAAGATCTATTTCGTAATAACTTTATACAACAGGTGAGGATAAAACCTTATGATAAACGTACATAAACAACTATACACGTTAATAGTATGGAGTGTGTTAAAACGCGTATAAATATAGATGATAGACAGTATAAATCATGGTCACTGGAACATGATTTATATACTAATGTAGACCCAATATATATGAAATTATTCCATGGTGATGTTTTTACCAAAAAAGATAATGACATTATTGTAATAGAATCGATGATGCGCAAAAAGGAACATTGTGGTATACTTGTCTTGGATAATAACCGTACTTATGGACGTGATAAAAAGCGATTGTTATATCGATTAATACCGGACAATAATAGGTTACCCGAATTTTTAGTTCCGTATGAAATCAAAATGGGATTTTCTAAGGATTTTAAAAATAAATACGTCACGTTCAACATCGGGGAATGGACAAGCAAGCATCCGAAAGCAACTCTAACAAGTGTTATCGGAGACGTAAACGATTTCGGAGCATTTTGTGATTACCGCATACGCTGTCGCGAGTTGAGTCATTCAATTGCAAAAATGCAGAAGACAATTAAAAAATCCAGTCTTTCTGAGAAAGATGCATTGGACAATATTTGCGATAAATACAACTTTCGTGATCATACAAATAAACGTGTATTTGCAATTGATCCCGAGGGCTGTAAAGATTTCGATGATGCCATGTGTTATGAACAGTTAGATAATGGATGGGTGGTGTATGTATACATAGCAAATGTCTATGTATGGATGGACGAGTTAGGGCTATGGGATGATATGTCAATGCGCGTTTCAACTATATACCTTCCTGGACGTACTCAGTCGATGTTACCTAACGCCTTATCGGAAGACCTATGTAGTTTGAAAAAGGGTGTTAGAAGGGCCACTATGACAACCGAATTCAAATGTATTGACGGAAAAATTACGGTGAGTCATTATCCGAGTATGGTCAATGTATGTAGAAATTATGTCTATGACGAGAAAGCTCTTGTTACAATGCGGGATTATAAAGGGTTATATGGTGTTACTCAGTCTCTTGATAAGACGGTTGATGACAGTCATAAATTAGTCGCATTTTGGATGATGAAGACGAATGAACAGTGTGCTGATGTTTTATACGCAAATGCATGTGGTATATTTCGAAAGGCGTCGTATGTAAATAAACAAAAGGAGGTTAGACCCGACCTTGATCCTCAGATTCAACGGTTCTTATACAATTGGAAGAATATTACTGGCGAGTATGTTTCATATGAAAACATAGGCGAACATGAGGCGCTTGGTGTTAAACAGTATGCACAAGTAACCAGTCCAATAAGGCGTTTGGTCGATACAATTAATCAAGTATATCTTATGATGATATTCAGTGAGCATGTTAGCATTAAGAGTCAGATGGTATGTAGTGATTGGATAAAGTCAATACATATTATTAATGATTCGTCAAAAAATATACGCAAGGTTCAACGTGAGTGTGAATTATTGTATATACATATGACTCAACCAGAAAAGATAGGCAAAGATATGGAAGGATTCGTGGTAGATTCTTCGTATAATAACGAAAAGGGAATCTGGGTAAATACTGTACTATTAAACGAAGTGGGTACGCCACTCTTATGTAAGACAGATACGCAGTATGAACCAGGAGACAAAATTGTAGTGAGATTATATTTATTCGAGAATGAATCGAACTTGAAAAAGAAGATTAAGGTTCAGTCGATGATTATATGATTAATCAGTCGTATAGTGATGTACTGATACATAGTCTAAATCTGAACGGATCGGTATACCAGTCGAATTGCGCCACTTTAATGGTCTGAGTTTAACATCATCTTTATGGAATTAGAATACATAATTGAAATATAATTCATATTCGGAAGCACCTGAACCAGTGAGCGCACTTTTATTTACACAATTGAGAAATATATTGACAAAATCCTCATTATGTTTTTGTTCAACAATATTAACTATTTCCATTAAAATCCTTTTTCAAACATCATATGATGACATATACCTGATTTGTTAACAACTTTTGAAAATCTTTCATGTAGTTTTGACATGTGACCAAAATATGGCTTGTGATATTCGATACCAAATCCATAGAGACACTTTCCGTCTTCTATGAAGGTGGTCGGCTTTAAGAAAAATGTATCAGCATCAATAACTAAATATTTATCAAGAATATCAGGTATTGCTTTCCATGCAAACAGTTTCAATAATTGTTGAAAATACCAGCCATTTCTCTCGGTTTTTCCTTGAATTGCAATAACATCTTTCATTGTGTATGGAAATGAATTTTCATCAATAGTTATGCACCCATCGCAGGTAACATTTGGATCATAACACACTAAATATATGTTTCTGTATCCTATCACATTTAGTTTAATGAATGCTGTTTGCATTTTTACCAGGTTTACATCATTTGGTCCAATAGGGACAACTACATCAAATTGGTTTTCGTTCATTTTTATGAAAAAACCAGGGGATAATATATTATAATTTACTATGAAGTGTTTAATTTGCATTTATACATAATAGTTATTTCCCGGTGTTTAATGTATATGCATTTTACCTATCGGGGGCGGTTATCGAGCGATGCGATCGATGCGAGCAAGGCGGGTGCGGTGCCTGCGCGGCGGGTTCCGACGGCGCGGGGTCGGTCTGTGTGGGGTCCGCCGACGTGGCGGTTCCTGCACATGGCGGTTGAGCAGACGGGGGAGGCTGAGTGGGAGCGGGAGGGGGCGGTGATTGTGCGCATGCTGATGGGGCTGTGCTTCCACCTGCCGTGCGACATCTGCGCGGAGCACGCGCGCGCGTACGTGCGGGGCAGTCCTGTTCCGGTGGGTCGGGCGGCGGTGCGGGAGTGGCTGTGGCGGTTCCACAACGCGGTGCGGGCGCGCACGGGGTCTGTGGCGGCGCCGGAGGCGGTGCTGGGGGAGTACGCGCGGGGGAGCGTGCTGGACGCGTGTCGGCGGATGGCGGGGTCGTGGGCGATCGGCATGTTCGGGGCCGCGGGGCGGCGCGCGGTGCTGCGGGCGGCGCGGGAGTGGGCGGCGGGGCGCGCGGTGGTGGCTTAGATGTCGTCCACGCAGAGGGGCGCCTCGGGGGCGAGGTCGGGGGCGTCGACGAGGGCGTCCTCCTCGAAGAGGCGGGGCTCGAGGGGGCGGATGCGCTCCTCCTGGGCGTCGTCGTAGGTGCAGATGAGGTCGGCGTTCTTGGGCGGGTTCTCCCACTCGCGCAGGCCGACGAGGACGAGGGCGCCGGGGCGCACGACGTTGGCGTGCTTGTTGCGGCCGCGGTGCTTGGCGCGGATGTGGGCGACGAGGGTGTGCTCGGGGGTGCGGGCGTAGAACATGCCGTTGCCGAGCATCTTGTCGACGCGGGCGTACTGCTCGAGCGGGTCCTCGGAGAGGCGCAGCTTGTTGGCGGGGGCGTTGCGGGGCATTGTGTTTGCGGGGCCCGGCGGGGGCGCGCGGATCAATTTTGGGCGTTTCAAAACGTCACTCATTTCCGAGACTGTCACTCATTTCTGGATCATGTAAGGTTCTCCGTTAAATGATCTTGGTTCTGTTTCCTGGACGAAAAATAGTTTTGTGTTCGCGCAGTTGCGTGGTTGTCGGGTGCTCGGTTGCAGCCTACAGGTTGCCGATGAGGCGGCCGTTCTTGTAGACGCGGCAGCGGAAGGTGGACTTCTTGGGCGCGTCGCACTTGTCGGCGCCGGGCGCGGGGGCCAGGTACTGCAGGCCGGGGGCCGCGCGGCCCACCACCGCGGCCCAGGCGGCGCCGCCGGCGAGGCCGAGCCCCACCGCGGCCAGCGCGTGGGAGGCGCCGTAGCAGCCGTGGCGGGCGCTCCAGAGCAGGTCGGCCGCGATGAGCGCGGGGAAGAAGACGAGCGCGGGCACGTTGGTCATCAGGCGCTCGTGGCGCACCATGGGCAGCAGCAGGTAGCCGAGCGAGTAGGCGAGCACCACCAGGCCGAGCGGCGCGGAGGACAGCTCGCCCTCGCCCAGCTCGACCAGGCGGCACACGGGCGGCGCCTGCGGGGCGGACAGGCCCAGGCCGTTGGCGGCGGCGGCCGCGCCCAGGGCGGTCAGCAGCAGGCCGGCCAGGTACATGACGCCCTTGAGGTCCTGCGCGAACAGCGAGGCGATCGCGAAGAAGCAGACGACCACGAAGGGGGCCAGGCGGAAGAACAGGTAGGCGAAGGATACGAGATTGAGGCGCGCGGGGTTCATATTATACTATGCTGATATTTTTCAAGGACATAAACAGAGCGCGCCAGCTAAAGCAATGGGAATTCCCCGCTACTTCTCTTATCTCATCCGCAACTGCCCGGGGCTGCTGGACGGCGTGTCGGCCTTCGTCGCCGCGCGGCCGGACCTGCTCTGTCTGGACTCTAACTCACTCGTGTACGACTGCCACCGCGCGCTGCTGGAGGAGCGCCCGGGGCTGGCCCGCGACTGGCCCGCGCTGGAGGCCGCGCTGGTGGCGGGCACCCTGGAGGCGATTGAACGCGTGCTGCGCATGGCGCCCGCGCGCGAGGTGCTGGTGGCCTTCGACGGGGCCGCGCCGTTCCCCAAGGTGCAGCAGCAGGTGCGGCGGCGCAGCCGCGGGCTCTTCGAGAAGCAGGGCGCGGCGCAGGCGAGCGGCGACTGGCCGCTGACGCGCATCACCGCCGGCGAGCCCTTCATGGACCGGCTCTCGGCGGCCGTGTACGCGCGTTTCGCGGGGCGACCGGGCGTGCGGTGCGACTGCGCGGACCGGCCGGGGGAGGGCGAGCAGAAGATCTTCGCGCACCTGCGCGCGCACCCCGCGCCCGGGCGCGTGGCCCTGTACGGGCTGGACGCGGACCTGATCATGCTCTCCCTGCTGCACCTGCGCCGCTGCGCCAGCATCCACATCTTCCGCGAGGCGCCCGACTTCCTGCGCTCGCGCATCGAGGTGGCCGCGGGCATGGCCGGCGAGCCCGCCTACCGGCTGGACGTGGGCCGCCTCGCGGAGCGCATCCCGCGCGCCCTGGGCCGCCGCCCCAGCGGCCCTCAAGACCGCCACCGCGCCGTGGCCGACTACGTGGCCCTCTGCTTCCTCCTGGGCAACGACTTCCTGCCGCGGCTCATGGCCGCCAACATCCACGCCTCCGGGCTCGAGCGGCTCTTCGAGGCCTACCGCGCCGCGCGCGGCCACCTGCTCACCGCCGACGCGCGCCTGGACTGGGCCGTGTTCGGGCGCATCTTCCGCCGCCTGGCCGACCAGGAGCAGGACGCGCTGCGCGAGGAGCTGGCGCGCGACCGCCGCTTCCGCGCGCGGCCCCGAGAGGACGCCGACCCATACGAGCCCGCGCGCGCCGCGCTGCAGGAGTTCGTCGCGCCCGACCACCCCGGCTGGCGCGCCCGCTTCGCGGCCCTCATGGGCGACCGCCCCGGCTACAAGCGCCGCCTCCTCTGGGTGCTCGACTACTACGTGGGCCGCGACCCCGGCGGCCACTACCAGCCCATGAACGAGGCCGTGCTCGCCTCGCAGGTCCTGCGCGAGCCCGACCCGGACCCCCGCGTGCTGCCCCTCCTGCCGCGCGACGACGGCCCCCTCCGCCGGCTCCTCGACTCCGACCGCCCCGTGGCCCCCGTCAACGGCCTCGCCCCGCTCCCCTTGACTTCCGGCCCCCCGCTCGCCTTCCCCGTGCACCAGCCCCACCTCATCGACCCGTGATCCAGGCCCTTTGTAGGTCCTTCCGGGGGTAGCAATTAAAATACCTGTTTATGTCGCCCAATTTTTGCGGCACAGATGCTTTACGGTCGCCTTGTCGTAGAATAATTTGCGCAGCAGCTCCGCCCAGCCCACCGAGCGATGCTTCCCGTGGTTGCATATGAAGGCTATGTCGCCCGGGTTCTCCGACTCCACGTGTGTTAAGATGGTTTCGGCCAACTCCAAGAATTTCGGGTGCAACACGATGCTGTCTTGGATGACAGCGCTCAGGCCGGTCAGCTTGTGAACGTCGAGGTCCTTGTCTATTTTTGTTTGAAACTTCCGCAGATCGAATATCAGGTCGCAGTCGACCGCCTTCTTGTCCTTTTTCACTCCCCAGCTGTAGATGGTGAGCCGCTTGTCCTTATCGATCGCCCTCTCGTTTATTTTGGTCGGCAGCTGGCTCAGCACAGAGTCCACGCTCACCTCCGTTTCATGGTCCGCGTCATACACGATTCCGAGCTCGTTTTCATAAAAGTCGTACGCCAGTTTAATTACCTTGTTCTCGGGAGCCCCCTTCTTCATATACATCACCAAGGTCATGCGACTATATAACTTTCGGGCCCATATCAAGCCCCTTCTGGGGGGGTATATGCATTTAAATACTTATTTTGCTGCAAAAACAAGCATTTTAAAATGTCACTCATTTCTCAAACTGTCACTCATTTCTGGATCTGCTATTTTGGCTATTTTGGTCCAGGTTCTCTAATATAACTATAATTGTTCTGTTTTATAATTGCATAGTTTGTTTTTTCATTCATGGATTCTACTGTATTTGACATATCCCCCTCTTGTGTGTTTAATACAAAGGTCATACAAAAGGGCGTACAAAAGGGCGTACAAAAGGGCGTACGAGGGTCATGAGAGGGGTCGCCCCATGGAGGAGATAGAGATCGGTATGTACGGCAGCAGAACATAAAAATGTGGATAATGTATATACATGAGTGACATACCAGAAGTAATATTTAAGCCGCGGGTGATGGCGGCCCTGTTGGTAAACATTATGGCGCACGACGTCACGCATGACTATAACGGCGGGAGTTCGAGCACTAAGCGGCTGGTGAAGCTGAAGAACAAGATCGCGGAGCAGTTCCGGCTTCCGCAGGAGGAAGAACCACAGGAGGAAGAACCACAGGAGGAAGAACCACAGGCAACGCCGGTGCCGCGGCCTCGGGCACCAAAAGGTAAGCGCGGTAGGGACGACGAGGGTGCTTCTCGGGACAAGCGGATGCGCGTCGCTGCGTTTCCGGTCCCCGAAGAGGAACGGGCCCCCGGCTTTGGTCTCGTGATAGTACCTGAGGCGCAGGCTGTCCCGGTTATGGAGGTCGAAACTGTTAAGAACCTTACACCACTCATGGGGGAGAAGCGGGATTATCAGATGGATGTCGGCAGACCGATTACGCCTCTCATGGGAGAGAAGCGGGATTACCAGATGGATGAGAACCAGCTTACGCCTTTCGAGGGCGAGCAGCGGACCCCGTTCATGTTGGAACATCTGGACGAGTCTGAGGCGGCCGAACCGTCGAGTAACGTTGATCCTCTGGATAGGCCTCCGACTGAGGAGGACCGGGAAAATATGACCGACGTGGAGAGCCGGCACTCGGACGACTTCGAGAATAGCCTGAGCAACTGGCTGGGTCGCGTGGGTCGCAACCTCGGACGCGTGACGCGCGCTGCGTCTGTGGCGCTGGACAACCTGCGGCAGGAGCTGGAGGAGGCCACGGTGTACCTGTTGGGGGAGATGGCGCCCCGGCAGGGCGGAGGAGCAGACGTGATAGTCGACAGACCCCTTGTGGGTAATACCCTCGGTCAAGCGCAGCCAATCGGTCAAGCGCAGCATCCCTCTGGTCCTGTAAAGCGGTTGAGCAGAATGGAAAGTTACCTTAAGAAGCGCGCCCTTGATGAACAGTGGGAGAAGGAACAGGCGCAGCGGGAAGCGATGGATGAAGACACGGATGAAGACACGGATGAAGACCAAGGTAAGGTGGCCCCTGATGGCCCGTCGCCTTCGGTGTCAGGTGACGCGCCGGTGAAGAAGCAAGTGCCAGTTGAGTACCTGAATCAGTATAACTTCATAGCGGGTGCATTGGCGAGCCCCGTCCGAATATTTTTGGATCCAGAGGATCCAGAGGATCCAGAGGAACCTTCGATGGCCGAGGAGGCGCTGCAGATCCGCCAGATGATGGCCGACATCTTCCACAGCCTGTGTGAATCCAACCCGGGAATGCCCCCCATCGCGCTGTATACGTCACTGACCTACCGAACGCTGATCGCGTTTTCGTTGGTGACGGACGACTACAAGCGGCCTCATGAGGAGCAGGAGATCCGTGGGCTTTTTTCGAGCACCGGAGGTGCGGTCCGTGACCAAATGTCGCAGCAGCGGTCTATGGTCGCACAAGCGGAGCTGCATCGGCCTATGGCCGCGGGAGCAGGTCCCGCGGATGCGACCTATGTGGACTACATCAATGATGTTTCGAAGAAATTGGAGTCGAATGAGTATACGATCGAGAGCACAGTGGCGAAGACACGCGATAAGACGACAGGCGGTCCCATGGACAAGGCTGCGATAGAGAAGTACCTCAACGACATCATGAATGAGCTGTTGCCCTCGGACAAAAGCATGAAGCCGCCCACCTCGGCGCCCAACAAGGTGACGGCGGCGTCGTTCGCGCGCATGCTCGGCAGCAAGCGAGCGAACCCCGGAGACGCGCGTATGCAGATGGTGTATGACGAGTTTCTGGGCAAGTTTGCGACCAACGTGGCGGCACAGAAGGCGAACAATGACATCCAGTTGGATCGTTATGAGGCGGCGCTGGAACGCGTGCAGCTGGGCAAGGACCTCTCGCCGCAGGCCCGGGGGGTGGTGAACGGATTGTCGCGGGCGGTCATCGAGGGCGTGCTTAGGCAGTTGCCCCGCAAGACCCCTGGCAACGCGGCGACCCCCATGGAGCGCGGCTTCCACGACCTGCAGTATGGCATCATGGAGGGCGCGCGGGACACGGGGTCGACGAGCACGATCGACGAGAATCTGTATAACGGGTTCATCAATCTCCTGAAGAACGACCCCGCGCTCCTGACGAGGGAGGCGGCGCTCGATCTCGCAAAAAAGGCCCGCGAAAACAAAGAGTCAGACCCGCTATATAAGAGCTTCGATACGGTGAACAATGCGTCGGATCTGAGCCACTTGTACGAGAACGACCCCGCGGCGCTCCTCGGCAAGGACAAGGACGACTACACGGCCTGCACGGGGGCGTCGGTAGCGGACGCCATGTCCTACTGCAGTTTCACCAAGGCGAAGGACGACAAAAACCTCGTGTTGCACGACATGGTATTCCAGTTGGGCGCGAACAATACCGGGCTGAACTACACGGGGTACAGCACGCAGGCCATGAAGAAGGAC